CTATAGTTCGCGATGGTTTAAACATGAAATTATACATAGATGGAAAATTTGCTGATGAGAATACGAATACAACAACTAACTTAGCTTTAGCTTCTGGTGCTAAAGTTGCATTAGGAAACTACATAAACGTGGATGGTGATGTAACCATCATCAACACGAATGACTCTTACGATGGTTCCATCGCGAACTTCCGTCTCTACTCCAAGGCCCTGAACGCCGACCAAGTGAAGGAACTCTACGATTACCAAAAAGACTATTTCTTGGGGTCCAAGTCCAAAGTGACCCTGTACAAGGGACACTTGGGCGTGGGGGTCACCGAACCCTCGGGCCAACTCGAATTGGCGGGAGATGAAAGGCTCCAAGAGTATCCTCCGGGGCCTATGAATGATTATGATACTCATATACCGGGTCATGGTGTATTTACAGCAATTGCGAGTAGTAATTACACATATGTTAACGGTGCTTATAACGCCTTTGATAAACAGCACCCCACAGGAACGAATGGGTGGGCTTCTATGTTTGGGAGTGGTGCTACAAATGATACATATGACGGTGAAAGCCATGGTATTCGAACAGATGGTGCTTTACCCACAGGTAGAGATAAACTTGAGGGAATTAGTGGTTCTTGGATAGGATTGAAGATGCCTTATGATGTTAAGGTAACTAAAATATATTGGTATCCTCGGTTCAATAATGATGGTCTTAATAGAAGAAGAGAAACCATCCAAGATGGTATAATTTGGGGATCAAAAGATGGTACGAATTGGGTACAACTAAGACAATTGTCTGGAGTCACGTATCAGGAATATGCTTTAGGTGGTACATACTCGAACGACGATCCATTTGTTTTCGATATAAACAACAAAAACTATTATGATAGATACGTCATACAACTCACAAAGTTAGGTGAAAATACAAGTGGAGTCGGAGCTGAGTTTGCAACTTGTCAAGAGATCAAATTCTTCGGCACCCCCGGTCCCACGACCCTCGATAAGGGTTCGTTGACCCTAGGGAGATCCCTCGATGTGCCCCGCGTTTCGCGGTACGACGTGGATACGGAAACCCCGAGACCCGAGAAGATAGTGCTAGATTACGATACCACCGTGAACAGCTCAGCCACGGATATCTCGGGGAAGGGGAATCATGCGACGTTTAAAGGCAATTCTGATTACTCCCCGGCAGATAAGGCGTTTAAGTTTGATGGTCAAGGTGCAAGTTATATAAAAGGTTCAAGTCTTTCTGGATTGCCGACAGGAAATGCAATTTATAGCTTGGTTGGATGGATAAACGTCAAGCCATCCCTAAGTGTTACGGCTACTGTAATAGTTTATGGAAGTGCATGGGGAGTGTCTACTATAGCAAATTTATCTGTCAGCACTAGCTATCAGGTTCAGGGTGGCATTGGTGGTGATCATATAAAGAGTACCAATGCGGTTATCACACCGAATACATGGCACCACGTCGCAGCCGTGAAGAAAACGTCCACAGGAGCGTGTAACGTGGATACGATTGATTTATACGTAGATGGTGTTTTGATCACAGATAAAACATATGTGGGTATTTCACGAACACAGAATATTGGAAGCACTACTTACGTAGGAGTTGGTGGTGGATTTACTGGTGCAGCGTCTGATGCGTGTGATGGGCTTATATCTAACCCCAAAATTTACTCCGTCGCCCTCGAACCCTCGGAGGTCCGTAAACTCTACAACTTGGGCCGAACCGGGCGGTCCATGGTCATCAGCGACACGGCCGTCGGGATCGGGAAAGTCCCTGAAGCGCAGTTGGACGTGAGGGGGAACTTGAACGTTGACGGTGTGATCACAAATCAACAGAGACCGGCATTTTACGTGTGGAGAGATGATACAAGTGGTGCTACAGAAGAAACAAACACAACCGGTGTAATAACAAATTGGGATAGTAAAAGGGTAGATACAGCGGGTACGTTTGATTTAAGTAATGGTAGGTATTATATACCCGTTTCAGGACTTTATATGCTTATCGGAGCTGGATTGTATAGATACGGCGGGTCCGGAAATGCAATTTTAGAACTTTCGTTTTACGTTAACGGTTCAAATGTTAATGTGAGAGGTTTATCATATTCTAGAGGAAATACATCGGCCGAACACCATACGGTTACCATAAATTTTATGAGATATATGAATGCAGGTGATTATGTTCAAATGGGGGTACACACTGTTCAATCTGCGTGTGACCTGTATTACGGCGATGGTCTTGGATATTTTTCTGGATATTTATTAGGATAAGATGATACGCGATCCACCAATCGGGTTTATCGGTAACGTTGTTTACGAAACGATGGTTCGATTAGGCGTTTCTCCCCCCGAAATGAAATGGAATGAAACATGGGAATCTATCATATTACCAGACGGTTATACAAAACCAACGAAAGAGGTTTTTGAAGCGAAGTTCCAAGAAATTATACGAGAGTATTCGTTTAAGGAACTCCGCCAAGAACGTAACCAGCGCCTCACTGAGGTGGATTGGATCTTTTCAGAAGATTATGCGATCGATGACGAGTCGTACCAACAATGGCTCACGTACCGTAAAGCTTTACGCGACCTTCCCGCGGTGACCGAGGATCCATCGAACCCCGTGTGGCCTTCGAGACCACCATTACCTACGGGTACCACCGATAATAAAGAGCTGGTCATACGTAATATACGAATCGAAAACATGCAACTACACCAAAAACTTACTTTATGCCAAAACAAACTTACACATCTTAGCCAACTTTTAGCATCCGTGATCGGTCGCGTAGAAGTACTCGAAACAAGTGCTTAAACGTTACGTACGCGAGTATTATAAGTATGAATGTAATAGATGCATGTGGGTTAATGGGATCCATCGTCATAGTTCTCATGTTCATACCAGAAATACATCACGTGTACAAACATAAAGATGCAAAAGCTATTAATTACACCTTTTTACATTTAAATCTAACCGCGAGTACACTATCGCTCGTGTTCTCCATATATTATAACGTAATACCAATGACTATTACGAATATTGCTGCGGGTATATTTTCACTACTCATGTACTACTTCAAGTACTTATATGAGGTTAAAGAATTTAATCAAATTAATGATATATCCGCTCCTATAGTGTAGTTGGTCAACACTGTGGACTTTGAATCCACCGCCCCAAGTTCGAATCTTGGTGGGAGCTTATTCGGGTGGAGAGGGGGGTCGGTGTCCCTGACTTTTGGGACCAACTATTGAAATACGGGGCATCGGCAAAGGCCAACTCTAACTCAAAATTCGAATAACCGTGATTACCTGGCTGGCGAGTGCCTTTTTAGGACGTCCCACACTTCGTACCCAGTGATCACAAAACCGGATCATATGTGGGAGACTCTTAAGACTGTTCACCTTAAGGAGGCTCCCTGAACAAGCATATGTGATGGCCCTCACCCTCTCTTAGCTCAGTCGGTAGAGCTGTGGACTGTAGTTCCAATGGTCACCTGTTCGATTCAGGTAGAGAGGACCATTCCTTCTTAGCTCAGCTGGTAGAGCGACAGGCTGTTAACCTGTAGGTCGTCGGTTCGAACCCGGCAGAAGGAGAAACCAACACCTTTTACATGCGTGACCCGGATGTAAAAGATGTTTTAGAATAGTAGGGATGAAATATATCGCTCACCGAGGAATTTCGAGTAAATATGAGGATAATACCGTACCGGCGATAAAGGAAGCTTTGGATCGTGAATATTATGGGGTTGAGTTAGATGTGCAATTGTGTAAAACGGGAGAAATCGTCGTTTACCACGACGTGTATACACCCGAAGGGTTCGTAAATGAACTCACGTTTGACGAATTGAAGAAATTGGGTATCTATTCTTTACAGGAAATATACGATGCACTCCCAGGGATACGTGACGTGGTACTCATAGTCGACATCAAGGGTAACGACCCACTCGTCGCGTTCGCGTTACAAAGATTTTACCAAGATGAGGATACCAGTAAAGTTTACTTTTCTAGTTTTAACCGTAAACTCGTGAGACTGTTACCCTCAAATTTTAACATAGGTACGACCCTTGAAACGACTTTTGTGCCACAAGAATTCGACACGGTGACCAAGGGTGTCCAATGTGTAGTACTTCACTGGACATCTCTAGATTGTGAATTCATAGCGCATTGCAAAGCACGTGATATCCAGGTATTTACGTATACCCATAAAGAACCACAGGAACATGAGTACATGTTACGGTACGATGTAGATGCAATAATTACCAATGGATAAAGATGTTTACTAATTATAGATGAGTGAAACAAATCACCACGTCCTCACAGGAAAGGTGGATATCACCAGTAACTTATTGGTAGGATCTTCGCACTTGTTCGTTGATACACAGAATAATCGCGTAGGTTTGGTTACCACGGATCCTGATGCAGGTTTACACGTAAATAGTAATGCGTACGTGAACACAGATCTCCGTGTAGGAAGTGATGTCGTCATCAACGATAGTGCAAACCCCGGACGTATCACAGCGACCGAATTTGTAGGTGACGGATCGGGGTTACAGAATACACCACCCGGACCCGCGGCGACGATAGACGGTGTATCCGCGACGACTGGACCCGCGGGAACGAATGCATCTGCAACAAATTCGGGTACAAATTCTGCGGCCGTTTTTGACTTTGTAATTCCGAGAGGGGATACGGGAGCCACCGGTCCTCCGGGTCCTACAGGTTCTACGGGTCCTACAGGTCCCACAGGTCCCACAGGTCCAACTGGATTAACAGGTGCTCAAGGTCTGACCGGGGATACAGGTCCTCCAGGTCCAGCGGGTCCTCCAGGTTCAGCGGGGCCTCCAGGTTCAGCGGGGCCTCCGGGTCCAACGGGTCCTACAGGACCAACCGGACCAACCGGACCAACCGGACCGATTGGTCTTACTGGTACGACTGGAGCTCCAGGTCCACCCGGTTCCGATGGAACCAACTATTTCACATTAAGTGGATCGAATATTTATAGGTCTACGGGGCGCGTGGGAATCGGTACAACAAGTCCCGATACAAAGTTACATTTATATGCAACTGGTTCTGGAAACGTCTTGGATTTCAAAATGTCTGGATCGTGGAGTTCTGGAGTCTATTATAGAATTATCGGGTTCAATGAAGACAAACAAATACAGTTTAGTTACAACGATGGTATATGGTTAAGTGATAACAATTCCATTCGTTTCGGGTGTGGAGGTACAAAAGCGACGTCAGGTGTTTATTCGGAACGCATGCGTATTACTAACAGTGGAAATGTTGGGGTCGGGATGACGAATCCACAAGATAAGTTCCATACGGATATAATAAGAATAGGAGATTGGAATGGGGGTGGAAATGGATTTAGATTTTCGATGGACACGAACGCCTCTTTACGAATACAGTACATGAGTGGTTCTACGGTTCACAGTAATATAATGAGTTTAAAATATGATGGAAATGTTGGGGTCGGGGTGACGTCAGCTAATACTCAATTGGAAGTTGACGGAGATATACGTGTCAGTGGAGGAACGAATAATAGTTATGTTCAAATCAACGATGGTGGAAGTATATGGAGAAATTATAACGGTGCAGGTGCAGGTTTACACTTTACGGGTGGGGCCGTGATTCCCGCAGATCAAAATGGGGGTAATCACGGAGGTAACAACATAGATCTTGGACATACGTCGTATAAGTGGAAAAACTTATACGTTCATAGCCAAGTTAACGCTGCTGGATCTTTGTACACCGGTGGATCCACAGAATCAAGCTCGTATTACATAACAGGTGCGGGTACTCATTTATATAACGCGGGTGGGCTTTGGGGGATGAGATACAACAACCCGAGCTACTCATGGCATAGGTGGAATGGAGCTCATCATTTAGACGTATTTTCAAATTCCTCGTTCACCGCGGGGAGTGTACCTTTATATCTTAATTATTATTCCGGTGCTCAAGTGCGGCTAAATAATACACATTACGCGAGTGACGATAGAATCAAAACAAACGAACGTTACATAACGAATGCGACACAGACACTTCTTAAATTAAAACCACAGATATACGATAAGGCTGTAAATTTAGGATGTGAATCTAACGAAACAAGAGTTGAATCAGGGCTCATCGCACAAGATGTTTACTACGATACACCAGAGCTTAGGCATCTCATAGGGTATCATGATGATGCCGAAATACCCGACGAAAAACCATACGTAGATGACGATCCTCAGAAAGACCCCGATTATTCTATGTGGGGTAGTAAATCCGCTGCGGTTGATTACATAGGTCTCATAGCATACCTCGTCAAATCTAATCAGGAAATTTATGGAGAACTCCAAATTACAAAAGATAAAGCTCATAACGCCTTACAAACGGTAGCTGATATGGACACGCGTCTCAGAGATCATGAAAATAACGTTCAAGCGCTGACCACAATGTTAGAAGAGGAGCGACAGAAGTTTCAGGATTACGTGGCGAAATCTCCAGATGAGATGATCCAAACCTTGTACACGCGATTGGTTGAGCTCGAAAAGCGAATCGCTTAAAGATTGCGTTTGTATAAAAAGTACAATGTCCTGCATTGCTGCGCTCAAGCCTATCGTCGCTGTTAACACACCGTCTAAGATCAAGTCCAAGCCTAGGACGACTTCTTCTCGAGTTCCCCCTCTTAAGAAGGTTGAACGTCCTAATGATTTCCTCTCTGTTGCAGAGCGTGTAAACGGTCGTGCAGCTATGATTGGATTTACCGCCGCGGTGATTGATGAAGTTATGACCGGTAACTCTATCAGCACACAGTTCCACGATAACGTCGGACTCTCCGTCGCAGTCGCAGCTCTCGCATTCCTAGGTACAGCAGCCAACCCTAATGATGAGGGCTATATTCAGGGGTTTTGGAAGCCTGAGACGGAACTCGTGAACGGTAGACTCGCTATGATTGGAATAGTTTCACTACTTCTTACCGAGTCTCTTCATCCTCATGTCCCCCTATTCTAATGCTTAAAAAAATAAAACCGTAGTATAATATAAAACATGTCAGGTGGAATCGCACAACTCGTGGCAATCGGTGCTCAGGATGCCCATATCGTTGGAAAACCCGAGGTGTCATTTTTCCGTTCTACATACAAACGTCATACGAATTTTTCTCAGACCGTCGAGAAGCAGGTTATCCAGGGTAACCCCACCGCGAACGGTATGTCGACTGTCCGATTTGAGCGCAAGGGCGATCTTCTCGGGTACGTCTACATCGCGCCTCGCAGTGGAACTGCTTCGTATTCTCCCGCCGAGTGGATTGGTCGCATCGCCAAGGTCGAATGGTTAGTGGGTGGCCAGGTTATTGACACTCAAGAGAGTCACTTTTCTCAGTACATCGCGCCTACCGTTTTTGCGCAAAACACCTCCAAGTCCAAGGGTGGCTACGGCGAGGCCGCCAAGAGCCGATTTTATCCTCTCAGATTCTCGTTTTGCGAAAATGTGCAGTCTGCCCTGCCCCTCGTCAGTCTTCAATACCACGATGTCGAGCTTCGTATTACTTGGGGACCTGATCTTACAGGTACGTGGGAGTGCTTCGCGAATTTCATCTATCTCGATACCGACGAGCGCGGTGCCCTCGCGAACACTCCTCAGAACATGCTCATCACCCAGACTCAGAAGTCTATCGCTTCTGGCTCGACTGTTCAGGAAATCAATATGAACCATCCCGTGAAGTATTTAACTTCTTATCACCCTGCGGTATTAGGTGTCGCTAATGATAATTCTAAGATTAAGCTCCAGATTAACGGCACTGATGTTACCGACTTCAAGTACACCGATCCTCATTACACGGCGATCAGCGAGTATTACCACACGTCGTCTTCCAAGCCCTTGGAGATCGTCACTACCACGACGACTTCTTCCGCGGCTCCTGCTATCTCCGCGCTTGGTGAAGTTCAGGCTGCGATTGACGGTTTAACTTACACGTCTACCACGACCGTTGCCGCTGACGGTGCTTCCAAGAAACTTTTCATCTACCCCTTCTGCTTAGATACTGGCAAGCTTCAACCGACCGGCAGCTTAAATTTCAGCCGATTGGACAGCGCTCGCCTTTTAACTGAAGGTGGCCCTGGTTTCGATGCCGATGTGTACGGTGTAAATCTTAACATTTTACGCATAGAAAATGGTATGGGCGGTTTAATGTACAGCAACTAAATGAACACGTAGTATTTTCCCAACTAGTATTAAATGTGGGGATTCTTATTTCTCGTATTTTTCGTTTTTATGATCACCTACGATCCTAAATCCGGAACACTTAATAAATATATTCCAGTAGAGAATGCAAAATGCAAAGATGGCCATTACCAGGAAATACAATTTGGACAACAGGGATATCAGTGTCCAGCCACTGAAAGATCCAATATGGGTGTAATTGTATCTACTTAAAAACAAGATGACCGTAATAATTACAGCATGTTTGCATTTGATCGCGAGACCGCACTTCTCGTAGCCGTAGCCGTTTGTGTTGTTGCATCCGTTTATATGTACCGTGAACTCAGGCGTTCTAAGGATGATATCACCCAAATTAAGGATGTTCTCGATCGCGCAGCCGAGGAAGATGAGATGTATATGGAACAGGAAGAGAGCGGTGCACACGCGCCGGCGGCGAATCTAGATGACGCCGGTCAGGGTGCGACCCCCACTTTTGACCCGCAGAATCAACCCATGATGACCATGGGAGCTATGTCCATGCCTGAGAAACTTTCGCCTCAATAATCTTATCAGGGGATTGTAGAGGCTAATGAGCAATGAAAAAACATAAAGCTATAGCTATACCCGTAACGTTTGCTGGTGATACACCCCGTTTTCTCACGGTGCGAGACAAAAGATTCAAAGAGTGGATTTTTGTAACCGGGGGATGTAGACGTCGCGAGATCTTTTGTCCTATACGATGTGCATTACGTGAACTAGAGGAAGAGACTAGAGGTGTCGTCTCTTTGAAAAGCGGAGAATATACCAGTTATTCATTTACAGTAAAAGAAAGCCCCAGTGTCGAGCTAGAGTATACAGTATTTATATTTTTTGTTGATTATTCAAAAACTGAACAATTAGAGCTTATACGCAGGTTTAACGAAGAAAAGTATAAAATGCAGACTAAGAAAATACACATGAAAAGAACGTATGACGAGAATGATTTTATGAGCTTCGATACATTACATGAGTTCAATGTACGAAGATGTTGGGAACGAATTGTAAAAAATGTCGTGAACAACCCAGAATTTTACGCATGCGTGACTTCTCTTAACAGAAAAACATTTTCTATAAAATAATGAAGTCGAAGAACTATATCCTTCAGCAAATTAAAGAACTGTTAATCGATAGGAAGTCTTATAGCGAAGAGAGAGCGGATCAGTATATAGAAACCATTAAAACCAAAACAGTCTACGAACTTTTAGTAGAAAAAAAAGAACTTAGTACCCAAGAGGAAGAATACAGGGATGTGTCGTGCAGGACTTCTATATGGCACGAAGAAGAGTATTAAAAGAAAACCCCTATACAAATGTAAGTATGTTTAGATCTAGGTGCCTGAAAGGCGATTTCGTCTTTAAGGAAGGCTCCAATCTATCACATGTGCTCATGGACGGTGGATCTAATAGCCGTCTATCTGTTCCTTTTGATAGATTGAATGAATTTTACTCGATATATGTTGACTGTGTGAAATCCGGTGAACGTGTCTGTCTTGTTGAACAGAAAACGGATACGTTTAATTTTTTCGTTGATCTCGATTACAAAGATACAGAAGATATACCATTCGAGCGACTCGAAGAGTATACCCGTACAATTTGTGACCGCGTTACGCATTTTGGTGGAAAAGATGTTCTCATATCCGTGGCTGAACCAAAGACATGTGGTGAAGGTGTGATTAAGTATGGTATCCACATGAATTGGCCCGATTTTGTCGTCGATCATGGATCAGCCATGGCGCTGCATTCTCACATCGTATCGTCGTTGAATCTGATGTTTCCAGGTAAGTCGTGGAGTGATATAGTGGACACGGCCGTGTACGGGGGTGGGCGACGAACCTCTAAGGGTAGTGGTTTTCGGATGCCGTGGGCTCATAAGTATGTTAAGCGTGAATATCATGGAGCTTACAAACCGGTACTCATGTACACACATGCAAACGGGGGTCTTACTCGTATCCATGATAAGGGTCCGAATGTTGATACTATGCACATGTCTACGCTGCGTACACAAGTGACGAACCCCGTTATAATCGAAGGATCGAAACGTGAGGAAGGTGGCTTTTCTCTTCGGGAAACAAAGAATGTTTACACGGACGAAAAAATTATTTTTCAAATCGAATCTTTTATTCAAAAAAATTTGGAAGGACAAAATAATTCTAAAATTACAAAAGTGTTCCAAGATAAAAATAATTTTTTAGTGGGAACAAACTCTCGGTATTGTGAAAATCTTCGTCGAGAACACATGTCTAATCACGTGTGGTTTAGGATAGAAGGAAGAACTATTGCACAACGATGTTTTTGTACATGTCCCACCATGAAAGGTAGACGATACGGGTTTTGTAAAGATTTTTACGGACGAAAGCATGAATTACCCGACAAGATATTCCGTGAACTATACAAGGATGGGTATAAGGCACCGTTTATCGAAACGCCTAATAATATGTGCATGCCTTGCCCAGAAGTAAAAAAAGAAGATCCCCTCGAGAGTGTAAATCTATTGAAGAAGTTCATGATTAAAAACATCTTACCACCGGGTACAGATCTAGTTATTAAAAGTATAACCAAAAAATCTAAATTTAAAACCGTCGTTAACACCAATTATAAGTGCAACACGTGTAATAAAACAGATACACAGTTTAATATAGTAAAAAATCAAATTGGTCAGGATTGTTCATGTAAGAAGCGTGAACATATCCTTACAGATAAAATACTCAGAGTATTATAGGATGTTTGTTATTCTATTGATTGGTATATTTGCGTATATGATATCCAAGATCACGTTTATAGACACTGGTTTAGATATCGTACACGAACTAATCAAAGAAACACATAAGTATTCTGGTATAAACCAGTCACATTATAAGGCATTTTTAGCTAATATAGGCCTTGCAAAGGAGTACAAGGCGCACGTTGGTCAGTCACAAAAGTTTTTACATCAAGCTTTAATACACTTAAACGAAATTCCAATGTTTTTAGAGACACCAGAACAGGAATATGCAGATGATATTGCTAAAATCTCGAATAGGTTAGGAATAGAGTTTGAAAGAGTTTTAATGAGCGAGGCTATTCATCGTAAGCTCGAATTTGTACCTAAATACATTTAAAAGGAATACGAGTAATTGTATCAAATGACCGTAGACACGGGTTGCACTACTCACACACTCACACGTTCAGGGCGAATTTCTAAAAAACCCGATCGTTTAGAGCCTACAGAAGATGTTTTCGAAGATGATTATTCAGAAGGTGAGTACGATACAGAATACGACAATTCGGATGAAGATCTATGCGAAACTGAAACAGATACAGAAGATGAACTATCCGATAGCGATGAGGATGAGCATGGTAATTTAAAGGGGTTCGTAGTCGACGATGACGACGACAGTGATGAGGAATATGAAGCTTAAAAAAATGGAAAACTAATATACATATGGAAACTGATATTGGGAAGCCCATAGAGTATAATCCAACGGATATATTGGATGAGAAAGATGGGGAGATGGACCATGAACATGAACCCGAGCAGCAGGTGGATCAATACTATTACCCTCCACCATCTCAATATATTGTTCCTCCACCGGTAGCTGATCCCCCAAAACAAGACATTTTTGCATCTTTAGACAAGGTGGCTTATGTAGTAATATTTGTAGCCTTTATTTTAGGTTTTTTTATGGGAAAAACTCTCCAGCCAGTTATCCTTAGAACTGGATGAAAACGGAATGAAATCTTGTATTGGTTTTTTCTTATTTTTCAAAATGGCGTCCGACCTGTCGGTAATTACTGGTCTTACTAGATTATCAGTAATTACTGCCGAAGCCAAACCTTCTTTTTCGTATAAAGCGTCTATATCCGTTAACATAAAATTAGAAGATGTACTTCTATTCGTATCTAGAAAATTTACATCCACGTTCTTACTTTTTGACTCCTTTTCAGCCTGTCTCCTCAAAGCTAGTTTAACACGTTCTACATTATCGACTGGTAATATCTCGCGAGACATCGTACTATTAAAAGTGTACATTTTTTTAATAGTACGAGAGATGGATTGAATATTTTTTAATAAATTATTGGGAAGTTACCTCCTCGCCATCCTCTACAGTATCATCTCCACCCTTGACGTCCGCATCGACCGACTCATCACCTTCGGGAATGGCTGCATCCGCTTCCCTCTTCTTACGGCGCTCCTCGATCTCGGTGGCTACAATCTCATCAGCCTCCTTGACGAGTTCTTCCATGGGTGCATCGGGTTTCTGACTCTTCAGGCGTTCAAGTACTTCCGATGGATGACTGATAGGAGCTTCATCGGGCTTATTATAGAACTTGGAATTCTCGTCGCCGGGCTTGAAATAGTTATTATCCTTATTTGCCTGAAGATCGGCCTTGCGTTCATTAAACATCCTTGCAGCCTGAGCCTGATTTTCCTTGTACCCAGTCATCAACTCTTCGAGCTTATCGTTAGTATAGTGAGAATCTTCAATCTTCGTGACGTCGGGAGGAATAAGAAGCCACTGGTACATATCTACCACGTAAATATCAAAAGTGCTATCTTCCTTTTGAAGGCGTTTAGCATACGTCGCGGCTTCCTCGCGCGAGTTAAATGCACCCCTGATTTTTATACCAAACTTATCATTTTTTTGAGGGGCTTCCGGTCCTACGACCGATAGAAGTGCGAAAAGCTGACCAGGGACAGTCGTGTAATCACGTTCGAGCGACATTATATCAAGATATTGTATCTAAACTTTAAGCTTCATTTATGCGACTTAAGTTGAATTGGTTAAAGTTTTAATTGTATACACAAACATGGAAGAGTTGCGTCGTTTACATAACGATGCGAAACGGACCCTCATCGAACGTGTTGCAAAGAATGGACACAGTATTTTAGATGTTGGGTGTGGTTTTGGTGGGGATCTTCAAAAATGGGCTAGGATGAAAGTCAATATTAACATGTGTGAACCAAGTGAAGAAGCCTTAGAAGAGGCGAAGCGTCGCGCTAAAAATATGAAGATTCGAGTTAATTTCTACCATGGAGATATACATGCATGTCCATACAGGAAGCATGATATCATATGCTACAACTTTGCTCTCCACTATATATTCCAAACACGGGACATATTTACGTCAACTTTACGAGAAATACGTAAGAGATTGAAACCTGGGGGTTTGTTTATTGGAATAATTCCGGATTCAGAAAAGATAATTTTTAAGACGCCGTATACGGATGACCGAGGCAATTTTTTTAAAATGGAAAAAACGAGCAACGGTGATTTCGGCGAAAAATTATTCGTGCATCTCGTTGATACACCGTATTATGCATCGGGGCCAAAATCTGAACCCATTGCACATAAAGATATGTTGATAACGCAACTAGAAAATACTGGGTTTACGATGAATTCTTGGGAAGGTTTATCAGGAAATCCGATTTCGGAGCTATACAGTAAATTTATATTTACATATAGTAAGCATGGTGATACTATTAGTCCTACTCATAGCTAATATTTACATATACACCATAACAAAAGTTGATCCAGTTTTATTAGAGGTGAAGGAGAAGTATAAACGTCTCAGGGAAGAATTGAAGTCTACGGGTGATAAAAAGTTCGCCATGTTACACAAAGAAATACCTATAGTTGCTTATCGACAGAGGAATGCAAACTTGTTAGGAGTTGGGTACAATTCGAATAAAGGAATGGAGATAGGGATATGTTTAGATGGTACAGCCAATGAGGTGTTCCATGTTCTGTTACATGAACTAGCTCATTGCACGGTAAAAGTTTATAAACATAACAAAGACTTCTGGGATAACTACAATGCGCTGAAAAATATGTCCATATCAATTGGTATATATGAGGCTATACCCAGAAGAACACCATTCTGTGGTAGGAAAATTTCGGATTCGTAATAATAATATCAACCTATATAAATGTCGGATACAGGTTTAAGACAGCCAGACTTTTTACCAGGAATAAACCCATTACGTTGGACACATACAGTCGGAGGTTCCCTTCTTTTATGGATAGGTCTGATGATTGGAGCTTTCATGACTCGTCATCCTAAGCTCTCTCATGAGCTTAACATATTTATTACCACCGCCGTATTACCCTTCATGATATATCTACTCGCAAATAAGACAATAGTCGTAAGCGGAAAGGCGTGGGTAGTCTTTTTAGCACTTTCAGTTTCCGCCGGCGTTGTGTATGCTCTCAGTGAATTACCAATGTTCAAGAAACTGAAGCGGGCTTTTAAGGAAGATAAGATGGAAATAAAGAAGGCATGGCCAGCACTGTTAGCGATGTGCTTGTCATGGATCCTAGTGTTTGGAATTTTCCATAAGGGTGTAGGATTAATAGATTTCAGTCTTCCTTACGAGACTATTTAAAAGTATTTTCGGGCGATAAAAAATGTAATACCGGCGACTGCACCTGTAGACGCTAAGCCTACGAGACTACGATTACCCTGAGCATTTAAAAACCTGGGAACCGTAGTCGCGAGCTTTTCTTGAACCGGTTTGCTGACGGCTAACCCCGTGGCAAAAACAACGATGAGTGCGTTAAGCTGTTCATCGGTAAGATCGAATGGATTTTTCTTCTTCTTTTGCTCGGGTTCCTTCTTAGGGACGAGACCCTGCTGCTGGGAAGGCATGGGCATCATGACCTGCTGCTGAGCCATTTGCACTGCACGGGGGTCAACACCCATGAGAGGGGGTTCGAAAGAAGTTTCTTGGGGCTGACCAATAACATCGGAAATAGGAGTGGAGTCCATATCGTCTTTATAGTTGTGTACATTTTTTTCAGTCTCTTCAGGCACAAACGTGGTAGACCGGGTGTGCATATCCAACGGAACCATTCCGTCATTCGAGTCTGAAAGATTGAGAGTTGGTATATCAATGCTCATATATAGTAACTTCGTTTTTTACAATCTCCTTTTTTATGCACGTACTGGTGAATAAAAAAGGAAATACCATGTTCCAAATGGGGCTCGAACCCATGACCTTCGCGTTATAAGCACGACGCTCTAACCAACTGAGCTATAAGAACTGTGCAATTTGATTATTTTACTAATCATTGGTATAACGGTGGGAGGCTTCCCACATACTACTTACGCGTTCAATCTTTAAGTGTATAAAGAAGTGTTGAGTAATATATTAAAATGACTACTCAGTATGCATCAGCGTTAAATGAGGGCTCTGAAGATTATTATGAAGATATATACGATAGACAAATACATGATACCGATACATTCCGTATGGATGTGAACAACATGGTTAATGAAATTTATAACACACTGGGATCTGGTCATAGCGAAAGAGTGTATCATAATGCTATGGAAGTCAGTCTTCGAGAGTTGAACATCCCATACGAGTCCGAGCGTCACGTCCCCATTTACTATAAGGAGCACGTAGTCGGGATGGCCCGTGCAGATATCATCGTTCGCAAAACTACTGTTCTAGAATTTAAGACTGTAAAATCTCTCAATGATGCAATGATATCTCAAGCCAAAAAGTACCTTACACAGTTAAAGTTACAAGTAGCGTATTTGATTAACTTTCCTCCCGGAGAAAATCAAGTAGCTGAAATTGTTGAAGTTAAACGGTCGGTATGAATTCCCACCTATTTACAGCACATATCTTACGCCAAATACAATCCTGTTGATGAAGCTTTTCCTTACTTTTTAGGAGTGGGAAGTACTGGAGATAAGAATCCTCGGATAGTAATTCACAAAATTTGTACAGTACAAAGCTATAACTTAAAAAATTTTTTCGATCGGCTGGGCAGTTGTCGTCAAACGGTTTCTGTATATCACGAAACATCATACGTAACTGTTCTTCTAACTCTTGCGACATTCTGGGTGCTTGGATCCCACTTAAAATGTTAGTGATAAACGGTACGTGTTCGTAAAACTTGTTTAACTTAAGTTTTTTGAGTAACGAGCGAACTTTTGCATGCGTAATTTCGTTCACTGATTTAATCTTGATTTTCTTAAACTCATTTCGCAATTGATCTATAACTTCGGGTGGAATGGTAGTCATTTCCTGTGCTTGAAATTGTGAGAGCCATTCATTAAAGTGGTTATCACGTTTATATGAGTAATTAATCACCTTTTCAGAAGTTTCTTGTTCCTCTTTGTATGTGAGCTCTTCGCTTATTAGATGATCTAATACCATCCCACACGAATCACATACCAGGTCGCTCGAGTCATGAAAGTGAAATATGTTACTATCTGGACAGTTTGGGCATACATCTCTTGTTTTCTTCTCGATTGGTCTATCTAGCGTTTTCTTTTCAACGTCTATGAGATAATCCGTGTATATGTCCTTTTTCTGCATTCCGGACGTCTCTTTACAGTTGAATATATTATCAGTCGTAACTTCTCCCATCGTTTCATCCGTGTATTGGCGAACATACGGAATACACCTCGATATATATTCCGCCATTTCGCTCTCGTAAATACCCTTATTTTCGGGATCATTCTCTATTTTACTCATCCATTCTTCTACCCGATTATTATATCTGCTTAAAAAATTACCTTCCATTTAATTTAATGAAACTTATACACAAGTTTTTAATTAACGTAATTTACGGTATAAAGAAAGTGATGCACTTTGTTTTCGCTAAACGTGATTACACAATCAATGATGTATATATCGAATATTTCGTCGATCATTCTAAAGATTTTTCGATTGAAACGATGGAAACTTCCGATCACCACCCCCTTTGGATAAACCAAAGTTACGAAATTCACCCAAGTACAACGTCGTACGTAATAGATGAAACGGATCTCGCGCGCGCCAATATTGATATTGGTGACCCCATCCCTACACCACCAGAAGCGGTGACGAAGATCATCATTCGAATTAGTTATTGGTACGAAAATCGTATGTACAAATACCTGACGTATAATCACAATTACACCTGGCCTCCTAAGAAGGCAACTACCATGTCGTTCAATATACCGTTATCAAGCGCACAATTACTGGATTGTGATGACAAGCCAGTAAAGGACGTCCTCGAAAAGATTCGACGATACGCGGGTCCGAATTCGGACTTTTATGGTGAAAAGGTTCTGGTTAAGGATATGCTATTTTATAATGAAGATAGACTGAAAAACGAACTTCCTCGTATTAAACTGAAAAACTGTTTCGGAATGATGAAAACGGTTGATACGCTTACCGGGTTTATGTCTGATCTTCGTTTACCTTAGTGGCGAGGTAAAATTTCAGATCCCCCAAATTCGCGACGTTGTATTTAAGAATCAAAAATCGGTTTTGTTCTTCTTGCATTATTTGGACAGTAGAACACATACTCGTCGCCTTGGTGAAGATGTTCATGTATTTCAGTGAATACGTTCCAGATAAACTAGGAGATTCATCTACACACTGAATTTCAGTTTCCTGGTTCGCAAAATCACCCTTACACACAAGTTTCAACGATTTTCCACCGCGATATATCTCCAATTCGTCCCCAATGTTGGACATATCCCTGCATATTCTTTGAAAATCTACCGAGGGTATGGGGGTGATAACCGTCATTTCAGTTTCCGGTACTTCTATTTGATTTTCGTTAATATCCAAGAGTTTTAACTCAAATTTAGTAGACGTTTTCTTTTGTTCACTGTGGATTTCTATGTTCATAAACTCTTTAGAATTTATGGAAATGATGAGTACATCGTTTACAGTGATAGTTTTTAGTAGCTTATACATGTTTGTCATGTTGACGCCGCAGTCGATATTTCCGTTGCATGTGTATTCTTCGAAGTTATCGGAAGGTAAGAACATATCGATAAGCGATGTCCTAGCTGTATCCAGTGTTACGATAAACACTCCTTCCGGTTTAAAATATATATTGACATCGTTCAAAATATCCTTTAAAACCTCGAATGTAGATTTTATAGCCGCAGCTTGTACGGTGACTAATTTCATACTAAAATTTTCACGTATTATTTCTTTATATCCGTATATGCCTGATCTTCAACCTTACGACTTATTTTTGCCTGAAGTTCTGGAGTCATCGCTGGCTGTAATGACTGTCCGTAACTATCCAGTGAGAACATATCTTTAGAGGATTCACCGTCCAGTGTTGTCGACACTATTTCCCCAAAACCACACGTTTCTAATTCCTTAACCGGTAGTAAAGACTCAAGCCAGTTATGAATCTCGCGACCCACGAGAAGCTTACCATTCTTTGATAGAAGTGTGGGAACTTTTGTGATCTGATTCTTGTACTGATGAGGGATCCCACTTTCCGTGACGTTGTGATAATGAATAAGATGTTTTAACTGTTCATGACTTTGGATAAATTTTATGACTTCAACGCTATGTTTACACTTCGGACTGTATAAAAGTAGCGACATTATCTACATTCATTTTTCAAAAAAAATCACAAAAGATAACACACTTTTTTCGTGTGATATATTAAATGCTCACGCTGTTGTTTTTTATACTCGTGTTGTTACTTGTTACCAGTACGGGTCCTAAGCGAGAGACGTTTGTAAAGAAATCTAATAATGAAATCGTGCTAAACGATCCATTACCCAACATGATCGAATATGCAAAGGTTTCCAAAGTTCGTGCAAACCACGATGTTATGGAGAAGATAGTATTAGCAACGAACCGATACATTCTGGAAAAAACTGGTATAGACAACTACATCATAGAAACGACCGCACTTAAACAGTTTCGTCACAAGCAAAAGAACCATGATATGTATAGATGCATGTTTATGGTTGTAAAAAAGAAGGGATTTGCTCATGGAGCCTCTGTAACCGCTGATATAATGGTAGTGAACAATCAAACTATAGGGGGTGCAGGAACGGGTGGGGTACGTGTATTGAGTGCTCGATCGCAACCTATGGATATTAAACCCCCAGCTGATAGCACACCCTTTGAGAGTAAAACAAAGGGTTCAGAATTTATTCCATATGAAGAAATACGAAATTCTCAAGATGAAATGCTTAAAGCACTCCAAAACCCCAACGTCGTATTGAACAAAACCGTAATAAACGGATTTGAAGCTGGACCTCCACCCACAGTAAACTATGAAGGACTTGAAAACCGTATATATTTTCCTCCTAAAAAAAGATGAGACATAATTAAATGATCAGTGTGGAAGAGATCACTCGGATTACGAACAACAGGAATCGTATGAAGAAGGAAACGTATGTAGAATTATACAAACAAATATCTCGAAAAATCAGACGCGGAGTTGAATCTCATAAGAAGAAGATAAACTTCGTCGTTCCATCTTTCGTGGTAGGGTATCCCACGTATGATAGACTGAAGGCTGTTGCCTATTTGAAGAGGCAGCTCGAATTGGGTGGTTTTATAGTGTATATTACAGGAAACTATGAATTTACTATCACATGGCGGGTAAAAAAAGAATCGTCGAAATCTATGGATAACTTCGAAGATTTTCCAACGCTTGTAAATCTTAAAAAGGCGGCGAACAGGTACAGGCGAGATGCGCAAAACGATTAATAAAAAAAGACCTGTTAATCATAAATGGATAATTTGAATATTTTAGTCGAGGCAAAGCGAGAATACCTTGAACAACTTTCTATTCTTGTATGCCCAGTTATGATCGATGTTTTTGAGTCGATGTTTGAAGAGGCTAACAAGTTATCTAAGGGTCGAAAGGTTCTCCAAATGTTTCAAAAGCTGTTAAAAGATGTACCCGAATGGAGTGAAACCATGGCTAAGAGTCACACGGATAACATAGCAGATCGTTGTGCGTGGTTCAAGGATTTGGTTGCCGCTGTATTCGTAAGTTCAGTGAAGATCTTGTCCGCCGTGCGTCTCAGCAAAGATTCTAAGAAAATGTCGGTTAAACTTCCAACAAATGAAGTTTTCATCCATACGTGTTACAAAAATGCAGCCAAGGACTTATATCGTGATCCCTACGTTTTTACCGATAACCAGTCTGAACACGCTAGAAACGACAAACTTTACGATCGTTTCGCTACATGCGTAGAAACTACGGTAAAAGAGTTAATCCCCGTTCAACAAATTCTTCAAACGTACATGAGTGCGACTGGAGATGAAGATATCCTCGATTCGCATGACCCCAACATGGAAGACGACGACATAGATGAATATGATGAAAGTGCAGCTCCCGAGCACATGGGTGATTCCGAAATGACCGAACAAATGGAAGGCGGTGAGTATCCTCAAGAAGAGGGCGACCTTCCTATGGGAGATGTCGCGGATGAGCCAGGTGAAGGTATGGAGGGTATACCTCAGGAAGACCATATGCAGGAAGAACCGCAACAGTCAAGTGATCCGTTTCAAAACGAATTCAGAACTATCAAAAGTGCACCTCAGCAGCAGGGTCAACGTGAATCGCAGGACCTGTTTGCAGATGCAGCAGAAACCCGAACTAAAAAACTCGGTTATTAAATATGGACGAGTACTTCCGTGATCCGGGTTCGGCGGCTATTATTGCAGCTGGTATAACCGCACTTTACATTCATGGTAAAGCACGACTTAATGACGAAGGCACTTTATCTACAAGTGCATACGCTAAACCGGCTGCCCTAGTAGCTATTTTAGTGTATTTTATAGTATCTAATGGTTTAGGTAAACGTGAGACCATTTCCACGGAACCATTCTGAGTAACTTAAAGATTTCCCACACGTAATGTATATATCCTCATGACTTCTATCTCAGCCTTCAACGATATGATGGGCCAATTCCTTATGGAGCTCCACAAGACCTTCCCAGAGGAAAAGGGACTCAAAAAGTACATCGCTGCTTTTGAACTTATGAGAACCACTAACCCCAAGCTTCTCGTTGACGGCTTCATGGAAAATGTTGGCCCGCACGTCGACAAAATTAATTCTCGCGATGAAAGTTTCTTTCTCGAACATGCAGGTAATATTGAATTTCTCAAGGAGATTAACCTAAAGGACTGCTGGCCAAAGGCTTCTGCCGGGACTCGCGACGCTATCTGGCAGTATCTCCAAACCCTTTACATGCTCGGCACGACTATTACATCTATTCCTCCGGAGACGCTTAGTATGATTGAGACTGTAGCTAAGCAATGTGCCGATAAGATGCAAAATGAAGAGGGGGAGGTTGAATTTGACGAAGGTAAGCTCATGCAGTCCATGCAAGGTCTGCTCAGCGGTATGTTGAAAAAATAAACTCATATTATATAAATGGTATCACTCTTCGACGATCCCAAACAAATTATCAGGGCTGATAAGGTGGCCGAATTTTGGCCTACAAAAGATCAAACATCAGCACAGAGAGTAAACGCGACTGCTCGTTTCGTTGTTTATGCGACGTGCATTTTATATCTTATCAGGCGTGACATACGTGTCTTTATATTAGGAGCGACAGTGTTAGGTGTATTATTTGTAATGGAAAAATCACATATGATCAAGGGATCTGCGGCTAAAAAGCATGCTGCTACAGTCTCGGAAAAGTATATGGGTGCATGCCAAGGTCCCACCCTCGACAATCCCATGGGGAATGTTCTGATATCCGATTATGATGGTCGACCAGATCGTCCATCTGCGTGTAGGTATGATACGGTAAGAGGTGAAGTAAATCAGATGTTATCAGGGCGTATACCATATGGACCCCAAAAATCGAGGTCCCCTTTACCCGATGCCCAGCGTAACGCTTTCGACAGGCAATTTGTAACAGGTCCCGTGACTACCATTCCCGGTGATCAAACCGCTTTTGCCGAATGGCTTTATGGTAGCAAGGGTGCTCCGATTTGTAAAACGGATACTCGTTTATGCAACGCGGATGCTAGGGGTGTTCAACTCGAAGCTTTCGGTGGATTGGATGCGAATGGAGACAAGCGAAGTGGTATGATTAGGGGAGCTTCGTATCCTTGATGACTAGATAATATTCTCATGTTATAGTAAATGGCGTATCAGCTTCAACCTGGAATGAACATAGTAGAGAATCCCGCTCGTCCACCCGTGTGTGCGACTGAGGAAGTTTTTGCTTATCCCCAGCCCAGTACACCTATGAACAGGGCGTCTAGCCGCCCCAATACCATGTTATACGGAACCGCTCCTTACATGGCTGGAAAGGGTGCACCAGCCGCATACATCGATACAAGCGACGAACTTCGTCCTCAATCCACTACACGTTTCAACAAGATACTTGCTAGGACGTACGAACAGAACCTCTTCCCTCTCCAAGATATGAAGTGCAAGCTTCCCCTTAGAACCATGACTTACGAGCCCGAAAGTACTCGCGCCGATGTTCAGAATGCTATGTTCTCGGCTAGGTATTCTAAGGGCAAATAAACTCAATAAAAATATTTACTAAAAATAAGAATGGCGGATCCCCTTTCGCTAGTAGCTATTGCAGGTTTAGCTTATGCCGGCAAAAAATTGAGTGAATCGAGGTCCGAGAGTTATCAGGGTCCCGAAATACAGGTTCAGCAGCGCATGGTTCAGGAGGAAGTACCGAGTGTATCTCTACCCAGACCCACCGTTGTTAGTAATGTCCCGGATCGCAAGATAGAGCTTAATAATTTTAGTGATATCGTCCCACAAACGCGATCTAGCGGTGGCGAAGTGTTAGAAATGCGCAATCGCATGTTTGATGGGGGTAGGATGAACAATCTCTCTCCCATTGAAAAACAACTGGTCGGACCGGGTATTGCAGTAGGACCAGACGTTCCCGCAGCCGGTGGTTTTCATCAGCTTGTACGCGTCAATCCCGAAAATGTAGGCGCACACCGTCTTACTACTCTCCCAGGTAGAAGTGGTCCTGCCTTCGATATTTATGGCGGTCGTCGCGGAAAGATGGGTGAGATGGGTCACAACCGCCCCGAAAAAACGGCTTATCTCCCTACTCGATTACCTCCCGGCGGTGGTCGATCTCAGGGTTTCGGTGGACATATTCCGCGTGGAGAGCACGTATCTGGAAAACGCATCACGAACCGTGCACAAGATGGTCTCCGCGATGACGCTCTAGGGTTCGGGGGTGCTAAGCGTATTGTCTCGGCTGTTACGCATACTCCTCTTCCTACGCGTAACAAGAAGGATGGAAACATTGAGCAATATGGTTATAACAACCAGGTTGCTCCCAATATAAGTCACTTCAGGCACGGTTATGAAATGTCTCCGGGTGTTAAGATTGGTGAGAAGCGTACATATGGTACACCTCACACCGTACAGGAGTTGATGAAATATGGTTTCCGCCCCGATGATCGTCGTGGAAAGGCGAATAGAGCTGGTAATGCCGGTCGTATGAATGTTCGTGCAGGTCCTCTTAACCAGGGTGGTTTAGCTACGAACATGCGCAGCGATACTACCCGGGTAGATGGTCGCACGGGTCCTATCGATGGCGCTTGGACTCAGCAATATAAGAATGATCAGTTACATAACTTTAACAGTTTCAAGGGTAATGTGAACCCTTACGCCACAGACTTCAGCCTTGGAATGGCGAAGAAACAGCTTCAGAACAACCCCATTGCACAGAAAATCATGTAAGTTCCTTATTTTTTTGCAAAAACACACTGATTAAAATATATCCCCTTATTTTAATGAGCGTACACACGTTAGACATAGACAGTGGAGAACGCGATCCGATAGCGTATCCCAATCCAGGAGATTATGTCGTCGAATTAAAGAATCCAATTTATAACGTCTCTAAGATATCGCTGGTATCGGCTCGTATTCATGCGAGTCAGCTGCTTATAAACGATAGAAACAATACATTCTCCGTGAATGGTACCACGGTCACGTTACCAAATGAAAATTATAACGGAAATGAAATAGCGAGTGAACTATTTACTCAGTTTCAATCTAGCTCTTTACCTATTACAAGCGTGACTTATGATAAGAGCAAAAATGATATAATTTTTGGAGGCACCGCCCCGTTTACGTTTGAATTTTATGGTGGAGTTAACGGATTTGCAAATATTTCAGAAGGATTGACGACTCCACATGATATTTTAGGTCTTCCCGCGAGCAATGTATCGTCGGTAAATAATACTATCACGACTGGAAGTATAAATTTACAAGGCCCGGATGCACTCATACTGAAGATAAGCAGCGGTGCAGAAGAGTTGAACAAAACGGTGTATTCGGACACCCCTTTTTATACTGGACGAATCCTCATGTGTGGTGACGTAATCAATTATTCTGGTATAGATGATACCGTAGAACATAACTTCGAAACAGGTTCACAAAATATATCAAAACTACGTATTCAGTTCTTTTACAGTAGTAACAACCGTTTGATTCCATATGATTTTAGAAACGCGAATCACGTGTTAAAATTATCAATAAACGGCACTATAGACAAGTTGTCGAGAGTGCCGGCGGTAAAAAAGGACTTTTCACTTCCGCCACCTATGCGCGTCCCTGAAATAGAGGATCCGAATAGATGGAATGCGTTGTTATACATATTCCTGATAGTTGCTACTGGTATTATGTTTATGTTATTTACTAGACCTAAAGCCCCAAAAATTAGCGGGTAACCGCGTAGACGGGAGCACCGGGCTTCTTGACCTTCTTGGAGATACGAGAGATCACCATGTAGACGACTACCGAAAGGAGAGTGGTGAAGAGCGCGGTGAGCGCGTAGTTCATACCACCGTTCTTCTGAACCTTGACGACCTGGTGAATAGTCCAGCGAACGAGGTCCATCCAAGAGAGAGCCGCGGCGAAAGAAAAGCCGGCGACGACGGAGTTGAGAGACTGAGTTTCGAGCTCACGAGAGATGGCAACGAGAGTATCGGTGGCGATATCAGCAGACATTGTATAATATATGAAGAGATTTTATTCTGGTAACAGTTCTTCTTCGACCAATATTTTCTGATATTTTTCCTTTTTATATCCCCTGATGTTACTCTTTTCTGAGTCGGTATCACTTTCATCTTCGCTGTCAGAGTCCGAATCTTGGTCGTCGGACTTAAAAGTTTTGTAATTAGAAGTCGTCCATCCCTCCGGCGGAGTGTTCTCCATTACTATCAATTGCATTTTTAATCATCTCTTCTGACGGATTGGTGGGTTTCCAACTCTCCCATGCGTCATATGCATCGTTGATTTTCATATAAAGTTCTTCTGTTCCTGAATATGGCTCAAAATCGGGCGCATCTTCATCAGCAACTGTCTCGATTTCTTCTTCATCCGATTCTTCTTCATCATATACATCGGGGAACCATGACCCGATGCGTTCCCCGACTTTGTTCATAGCACAGTATTTCAAACAATATTCCATGTCCTTAGCCAAAATCGTATTTCTACCACACGCCTTCGCGTACTGACCGGATAAAACAACAGCTTGTTCCATTACTGGAGTAATAATATCAATCGCCGATTGAACCATTTTGAAAGATAAGTCGTGCTCCTCCATTCTGGATTCTTAATATGTTATAACTTAGTGCATAAACTCTAAGCTCTCTTTCCTCTGAAGTGTTATTATTTAAGGTGGCGGTGATATGTTGCTCTTTAACTGCGCTAAAATTTCTCTGCCCTGTCGGGAACCATCGTTCAGGTTCGAGTGCAAAACTATATGAATAAAATCTTCTAAACAGCTGTGTTCTGGTGTGATGAATACCACTCTGAACTGCTCGTAGATTTATGATACTACCAGAAACCTTGTCCAAAATAACCTCCTTATCCAGTTCCATTTCTAAACTGACGAGATTTTCATAGTTTGTGTATGTACCTGTATTTGGAGGGTAAATTAAACCCTCGTGATCATAATCAAAAACACTGTATTTAAGCGCTTTCCTAGCGACGATAAAAAACATTTCTTTGATCGGGTTTATAAACTCCATTTTGAATTTATGTTCCCCTGTACCATCCGCGGAATCTATCGGTACCCGAAAGGTGTTACGTTGCGTTTGAGTGATAACGAAATCAATATCACGTTTTTCGTATTTTTTACGTTCCGGGGGGTTGAGTTGAACTAACTCGGTGTATAAGGAAACGTCTTTAATAGTCGCCTTTGACGGGTCAAAGTATGGTTCTATGATGTTTATTGTACCACCCATCCCCGAGTGATTATTACAGAAATAGTATATCGTATCGGGAGCATTATTTGGAACCGCGTACACGAGAAGATCCTCTGAATTTTGTGTAACCCCATCGTCGGCATTTAATGTAGAGTTGGCATCAACGACTGGAGGTCTTCCTCCATCGGCTTTGGTAGACAATCTAAAAGGGTGTGCCCCGTCGGCCGTTGGATAACTAAAGGTATACGTGTTACCTCTCACTAAGGTTAATGTAGGTTGAATGTCGCCATCTAATGCATATTTGTTGGGACCTTCTGAATTATCGACGGTTACGATGAACGTTTTTCCGTCGGGGCTACCAGAATTATCCGTGATTTCAACCCACTTGTGTAAACAACGGTCTTTTTCACTTAGTTTAATCTCAATTTCAATCTCTTGGACCTTTAATGCGCATAACGGAATTGCGAGTTGTGGGTTATTATGAAAGAAAAATGGAATATCCACTATAAAAGTCCGTGGGGTAGTAGCGTTATCCAGATATCCGTCTACATCCGTAGAGACAGGGGACCCGGACACTTCATTTGGGCATTTACCGATGAGTTTATCGAGATTCTTCTGTTTTGTCTGTGTTATATACTGTTCAGAGTATATCTGTAACCAATCGCGGTGTACACGCTGAATACGCTGACCACCTATGAATATGTCTACGTATTCTATGATAGCATGACCTATAGATTCTGTATATTTCCTGTACGTACCGTTATGTAAAAGTTCGGAAAGTTCTATGTGCAATCGTACACCTTTAAGTAAATCTCCCGAATCGTTATCTAACGTACATCGTAAGGTCTTACCATAGTCTATCTCACCTTCCAATTTGGCTTTTACGTCATACATAAAAAAGTTTGTATGCTTTTTAAAGCTATCAATAAAGTGCGTATACTCAGGATTCACCGTAAAGTATTCATCCTGACTACCCGTTGTGGCTAGCTGTACTCTACCAGCCATTTCTATTATAACATGTTAAAATTTTAAACCCGCTAATCCTCCCTGAATACGGAGGATGTTAAAACTTAAAGCGTAAACTCTTACCTTGATATCCTTAGTCGTGGATACTTCGTCTAATTCCACATCTAACTTCTTGTGTATAATACGGCTCATGTTTACCTGTCCAGTCGGATAATATTTTTCTGGATCAAGTGCAAATGAGTATGTATAAAATTCATATGCAGGATCTGGGCAACCTGTATGATATTTCAAAGACTGACCATACGCTAAGTATGTACCCGAGTAATCGAATATATTTTTACCGTTAAAATCTAAACGTACATTTTTTATTAACCTGTGATCGGAACGTTTCAATTGGTTACCCGTACCAATTATCGCAGTCGAAAATGACTGGTCACTTTTCAGTGTAGTTAATAACGTGTCTTGTGTACCCACATCTTCCTTTGCTACAAAGAATAGCTCCTTTACGGGGTTCACAAATTTTAATAAAGCAGATTTCTTAGATTCATTTGGTTTAAATGGTATTGTAGACACTTGTAACTGTGTGATCAAATAATCCATTGGTCGTGTAAGTAAATAATTACGTTCATCTTCGGTAACAAAGAAAAAGTCTATCAAGACGGATGCGTTCAAAATCCTCCCGTCCTCGGTGATATCTCGGGTAACGGACCCATTTTCTTGAAGAGTGTATTTGAACGTAACGCCGTCATCTATATCTTTAAACACTAATTCTACTTCTATCATCTGTTTTTTGAGTGCACACACGGGTATAGCCAAACTTGGGTTCCTGAAAAAATAAAAGGGAAGATTTACGTAAAACGTATCATACGACCCAGATACAGTTAAATGATTCCCCTGACCATTTAAAAAGTAAAGTGTCTGATTGACGTCATCTTTATTACTATGCAATTGATCGTACATGGTTATGTATTCTCCTGTGAGTCGCTCAATAGTTTGACCACCCATCTTAAGATCCACGTACTTTAGCAAACTTTTCGCTGTCGGAACATTGTAATAGTATTTTTCGGTGGACGTGTGCGTGGGTAGGGTCCCTAATTGAAGTTTAAGAGTCATCGATCTAACCAGATCACCGACATTATTAGGTATTATGGATCGTAGATTACTTCCAAGTTTGAAATCGCCTGTGAAAGGTATCTCGACGGTTTCGGTAGAAAAGCGGGTATGTCTTTTGAATACCGTGACGAAATACGAGTAACTGGGATCTCCAGAAAGCCATTGATCCTGGATTCCTGTGACTGCGATTCTAGCTCGACCAGCCATTCTTACTAGATGTGAGTAAAATTTTGTGAAATAAAACGGGGCACTAATATAGATGGATTTACGTTTGAGAAAATTTAAACCAGGGAGTATGGCCGATGATAAAGTATGTGTATTCATTGGTAAGAGAAATACAGGTAAATCTACACTTGTTACCGATATATTGTGGCATAAGAAGCATTTACCAGCTGGAATAGTATTGTCTGCTACAGAAGAAGGTAATCATTATTATCAACAGTTCGTACCAGACCTGTTCATCTACGGTGACTATGATAGGGAGGCTATTGAACGTGTGATGGATCGTCAAAGAAAGTTGGTTGGAGCGGGAAAGAAAAATTGCGGAGCCTTTCTCCTATTGGATGATTGTATGTACGACAATAAGTTCATGCGCGACACCTGTATCAGACAGTGCTTCATGAACGGGCGGCACTGGAAACTGTTTTTTATGCTGACTATGCAATATTGCATGGACTTACCTCCCGCACTTCGTGCGAACGTTGATTATGTATTTGTTCTCAGGGAAAATATAATCCAAAATCGAGAGAAGTTGTATAAGTCGTTCTTTGGAATTTTTCCGACGTTCGATATGTTCAACAAGGTTATGGACAGTTGCACCGAGAATTATGAATGTTTAGTTCTAGATAATACAAGCAAAAGTAATCGTATAGAAGATTGTGTATTTTGGTACAAAGCAAATTTACACAAGAATTTCAAGGTGGGGGCTCCAGAATATTGGCAAGCACACAAAAAGATGTTCAATCCTAAGGGAGGTAGTATAAATCGTCTAGATCCTAAGAAGGTGAAAAGTAGATCTACGGCGCTTAAGGTTACTAAGACGAAATAATTTTATATATTTACAGTAAGATGCCCACACCTAGATCGGGTAACACCCCCATGAACATAAATCAGGGAAACAGAAATACGGAAAACTATCTATTTAGAAGAAATGTAATGAACGTGAATACGGTAGGGACGGGTATGCTCGGCAAACGAAGGCGGGTTCCGTCGAACTACACGCCCGTAGCTAATAGCGCCAAACGAAAGGATTTGGAGATGGTAGCGAAAGTTATTCGCGTGTCGAATACTAGAGCGATCATACAACTTCCCAAGCGCGTCATAAAAGATCTACGTGCGATAAACAATCTTTCCACCCTTAAACGATGGGAGTATGGAGGAAAAATAGATTTCGTATCTAATGGAAATACGGTTAAGTTTAATGTTCCAACGAGGTTTACGTCACAACAAAGAACGCAAGTGAACGGGCATATTGTAGGGATATTTAGAAATGCATATATTTCGTATCATACACATCCCGGTATATCGACCGCTAAAGGTGATTCGCCATTACCGTCGAGTACTCGAAACGTTTACGTCACGCTTCCGAGTGGAGCGGATTTTGAAGCGTATATAAAGGGGTACCCCGGGATGCAAGCAAATATCATCTCGGATAGACATGGGTACTATGTTATTGATATAATTGAGTCCGCGGAAAGGGGGCAGCGACCCGTTCCTGCAACGGTGAATAGACACATGGAATGGGTTCGTGCGCAGCCATTTTTTCGATCCAGGGTATTCGGTGAAGATGGAGTAGAATACTTTGAGACTACGTTAAGAGACTGGAAGGGGGCTATTAACGGAGAATTAAATGCGCATATGAAACGTATATTCGGTATTTCTATAAAATATTACACATATAGCGAAGAGCCCGCTACAGTTACTGTGAGTCGTGTCGATGATACCAGCGGGCGATAGAATCTTCTAATTCGTCAACTTCATACCAAGCGAAATGACATTCTTTGGAATTTTTATCAGTTGAACATATCTCTTCGGCTTCCTCTATAGCTTCTTTGAAGCGTAGATGAAGACGTAAATTATCCGACTGCAACTTTTTTGGTTGCGTTTTGATGGCTTCCTTTTCGTATAAATTATTCAGGACATTTTTTCGGGTTTTCGCTAGTCTGTATTTATATGAGTCGTTTGAAGAGTACGCAAAACATACCATACTATTATATCAGAAATTATGTTTATATATATTAAGAATGGCCGGAAATTGGCTACTCAATGTCGAAGTGATAGTTCGAATGGCGATGATATTCGGAACGATATTTATACAGCTTATATGGGCAAAAAAGAGTATCCCAGGTTGGGATGAATATGCTATCTCTGGGGCAGCTATAATATCTATATTGTTTCATTGGTTTTTAGTCATATTTAAACCCGGGGTCATAAAGAACCTTATAAAAATGACGAGATAATCGTGTTCAAATCTAAAATTTACACTTAAGTTAAATTTATATATGCGTTTAATTTAAGTATAAACATGTCCAACTATACGATTTCCGCTTCTTGGGACGAGCTCGAACGCCAATCGTTCAACTCGATTGCGTATTATACTGATCGCGCGACTGAGTATGTCGAAAAAAATTTTCCTAATTATCCAAACACTCTTAAAGTCCAACTCATCACGATGATGGTTAATAATTCGAATGGTCAATGGACTACATCGACAAATTATATCGCTGCACAAGAGCATTTGACTAGAAAACAAGATGATTAAAGAGTAGACACCATTTTTAATAAAATGTCCTATAATTCGCCTGAGTGCAATTTCAAATACCGCGTCTCTTCTCTAGAAAAAATCGTCGATGGAGATACCATTGACGTCTGTATAGATTTAGGTTTCGACGTGTGCACGAAACAACGAGTTCGTCTTCTAGGCATCGATACACCCGAGTCTCGAACCTCTGATAAGGTTGAGAAGGTCTTCGGACTCATGTCTAAGAAGCATCTCAAAGAATGGTGTATGAAGGCTGTTGCCTCGGAGAAGGATGATATCGAGATCGAACTTCGCTGTCCCGAACGCGACTCTCGAGGTAAGTTTGGACGCATTCTCGCCGAAGTGTGGGTATGTGAAGATGGTCAATGGACCAATGTAAATAAGTGGATGTGTGACGAAGGCTTTGCAGTCCCCTACGTAGGACAAAACAAGGCAGACGTTGAGAAGTTGCACCTCACGAATCGCAAGCGGCTCATGGACCGTGTAAAAGATAACGCGTTATACCCAGAGATTCTGAATTCCGTAATCGGACCAGTTGACTAAATATAACGTGCAATATTAAAAAAATCACCATTCGCCCCTGTAGCTTAGTTGGTAGAGCGTCGGCTTTGTAAGCCGAAGGTCGCGAGTTCGAGTCTCGTCGGGGGCAGGGCTTGTAGTGAAATGGATATCACTCTGGACTTCTAATCCAGCATTCCGGGTTCGATCCCCGGCAAGTCTGATTATTCGTTATTAGCGGTTAGACGAAGAAGATTAATAATATCCAAAAAGTAATCCAAAGATGCGTTTACGAAATTGCCCCCATAGTTTCTCTGCAATATCATATTCGTATCATAGACAACGAAAAGTACAAATATTAATGTAAGAATCTTAGTGTAAGCTTTATTATTACGAGCGCGGTTTACAGAGGGTGTCCGGAATGCGTTAATGATCCGAGCGATCAATACCGCTAAAAGAGAGAAGAATAGCACGTTACCAAGGATGTTAAGCTTGAATCCCAGTTGCACTGTAATTACTCCCACGATAAACATAAGAATGAATATACCGATCACCTCGAGTAAAGCTTCTTGTAAGTTTGGTATGTTATGAAGGCTCATACCTCCGAGGAAAGATATGATGCTGAAAACAGCCACCTTTACGGGTATAGGTAAAGGTACTAAAGACATAAAAACGATTAAAATGAGCGAAGTTAATCCTAAGAATAATCTATTGGACTCTGCAACAGATTTCAAATTCATATTCCGGGTGGTCGCCTCGGCGGCTCTGTATGCGACAAATATTTGAAAAATAAGGTGTCCGAACACCGCCGCCATAAAAGGTACCTTCTTCTGTAAGTTACTCATTTATATTACATTACAAATTATTTTGGTCTACAGGTGGGACATCTATATCGCAAGGTTCGATGTTTGCAGAATTGACCCTCTACACAACAATAACACATCTCTTGAATTTCACCATGAATACATATAGGTCCTTTATTACACGTACTACATTGAAGGTATGTATTTCCATGGGGACACCATGGAATTATTTTATACATGAAAATTTTACAGTTTAAACCTTTATACCCTGCATGAAGGATGGTGTACCCGTTTTATAGCGCGCGAATGAAGCCTTATCGTTGATGTAATACTTGCGGTATGCGTCGATCACGTCTGGGCAATGATACGCCGCGGGCATACATTCCGGGATACCCTGAACAGAGTAGTAAGCTGTATCACTAATATGCTCATCAAAATGAGGGGGTACATTATCCTTGAGCCAACGCAAGTGTTCTTCACACGTGTGAATTTTACCATATCGCTTCGTGTATTCTTTTGAAAGAGCCAATCCAATATCACATGCGAACATGTAATTACGAAGACTGGAAGAGATCCACATCGTCATGGGGTGTTTCTTGTGTGCGGGTTTGTATCCACGTTGAGACCCATTTTTCGTATACGGCGCGTGTTCGCGAACGTAGGGTTCTTGATTGGCGTAGTACCATGCGGTATATAACATCTGAGCGATCTCTAACTGAATCTTGATAACATGTTGATCACAGGAAAGTTCTGCGATCTCCTCCGGAATCAACGAAAGGAAGAAAATATTCATCTCGCATTTTGTTAAATATCATCTCGACTTAAGTACACTTAAAAAATCTGAACGTAGTTATATTAATGCAGGCATTCGCAACTCTTCTGCTCACCCCAGCTAGCGCCTTACGTAAGCGTTTCAGGGGAAATAAAGCATCATTTCTCGCAGAACCACCCCCACCCCCTGATACGATCAAACCGTGGGAGTTTGGTGCATATTCCGTTAAAGCGACCGTCGAAGCTCGAGACGATGATGGTGTGATTGACAAGACCTTTATCGGGTATTCGCAACATATGAATATTACCGAACGCACGGCTAATGCATGCGATCGGTACAAAACGAGTGGAACGACATGTGGTGAACCTATAATGGTGATTAAAGGAGGCGAATGCGATGAAGTTATTTTCATGAAACTAAAAAATAGTGTGAATCTCATACGTTTACTCTCCCCCTGATTCGCTTTCAATGATGACCGGTGGCGCATTTAACCATTCGACCGGTTCTAAAAACTCTGACACAAATGCGTTATCTTTCACTTCTTTTACATGTATAATTCTACAGTCCTGAGGGGTGATGATTGGTTTCTTGGGAGGTTCGATTACGACAACTGGTTTACAGAATAAAGCAAGCATCTCTTATTTATTATGAAAATAATATACACATATATAAATGGCTATAGCCAATACGGTCATTGGTGTTGGTAATGTCGCAGGCCGCTGGTTAGCATTTTGGAATTTTTTGAAATCGCTATTTATTGGACTGATATTTTTCATAATAGGTATATTCCTTGTGCGTAAAAAGAACAAGTATTCCAAAAAGGTTACTGGTATAATAAAAAAAGCATCATGTTCCAGAATCAAGGAACGTAATAAACAAAAATGGGATTGCGAGTTTGAATATGAATATAAAGTAGACGGAAACTTGTATAGTGGTACTAAGACAAACAGGGGTAGTAAAAAATTTGTCGTAGGAGATACAGTTACCGTTTCATATAATCCACTGGATCCCGAAGATCATGATATAAATGTAGTGTCTGCATTTATGATAGGGGCGGTATTAGTGACGGTTGGAGTTCTCATCCCAGGTGTATCGGGTCTGATATGGATGTTTACTAGATCAACTAAAGGTGCGGGTACAGCATTTTTAGGAACCCAGGTAATTGGATCTATCCAGCCTAGACTACAGGCTAATAAATAATTATCACTAAATAGTATGGGGAAAAAGGGTCGTCGCGAAAAATTATCACCATGTTCATTTGAATCTGAGCTGTACGAGGAGTACGAACTTGAAATAAATATTCCGAGTACGGTTCCGAAAAATGATCATCAAAGAGATTATAACAGGGTTTTATATGGTATGAAACCAATGGTGTTTGCAGTTGGGCCAGCTGGTACAGGTAAGACTATGTTAGCATGTTATGCGGCTATACAGGGACTGAATGATGACTCATTTAAGAGAATTATATTGACGCGCCCCGCAGTTTCTGTAGAGGAAGATATCGGATATTTACCCGGAACACTTGAAGAGAAGATGGACCCATGGACTCGACCCATCATGGATATATTTGCAGAGTTTTATAGTCAAACACAAATTGCATCTATGATCAAAGAGAAGGTAATAGAAATATGTCCGTTAGCGTATATGCGTGGACGCACGTTCAAGAACTCTTTTATTATAGCTGACGAGATGCAGAATTCAACACCTAACCAAATGAAGATGTTACTCACACGTATAGGGGATGATAGCAAAATGGTAATAACGGGGGATCTTATGCAACATGATAGAAAATACGACGAAAATGGACTCAAAGATATTTACGAACGGATTAAGGATCGTGCACACAAACGAATAGAATGTATTACTTTCGAGCATAAAGATATTGAACGAAGTCCCATCGTGAAAGATATTTTAGATATTTATGGTGATTTAAAAAAATAATTAACAATATAGGTAATGTTATATGGCATAGGAATTTCAAAGGGTCTCGAAATGGAGAAGGTTTGTATCAGCGGAAAAAATCGCGTACTTTTCCGCGGCACTTCTGGTAAGGTTTCTATGCTGGATGCTAAGTGCCCGCATAGGGGAGCTAACTTATGCAACGGTCGCGTGAAAGGAGATCGGGTGCAATGCCCGTACCATGGCTGGGAATACGACACGAATGGAAAACTTGTCAAAGTACCATCCGCGCATAATATACCTACAGGTGGAAATATTGATTCGTATCCCGTGATTGAAGATGGAGGATTTATTTGGACCGCTAATAAAAATCAACCTCTTCCAACTCGATATTGTAAAGAACTAACCGATCCTAGTTGGGTTCAAGTGTATGGTTCAAAAGATTTAAAAGGTAACATTTACGATTGGATCTTGAACGCGACTGATATTTCACATATAAACTATGTTCATAATTTCGCCGATGAGGATAATGGAATTGTCACGAATCTTAAGGTCGAAACGATCGACGACTACGTAGACTGTTTCGCGGTCGTTCAATCCAAGGCTTCGTCTAAGTTTACGGAGCATATGCAACCTAAAAGCGGCGCACCTGTCCACAATAGATTCGTAAGTCCGGCAACATCTATCGTACGTATTAAATTGGCTGGTAAGTATGAGATTATCACGTTTAGTACTCTCGCTCCTATAGACGATGTGCATACTAAAATGTCGTGGTGCATGATGTACCCAAAAACACCTCTCATGAACAACCCGATAGTAAATAAACGTTTCCATGATAAAATGTATGAAACGGTCGCTCAAGATGAAGCTATAATTAAGGAGATTGAATGGGTTCCGATGTTTGTAAATGCTCCTTGTGATAAGTTTCAACTCGAGGCATTAAGACTACTCGAAAAGTAATCTGGCTATAGTATATATGAACGTTGTACAAGAATCATTTCTCAGGGGCTTGGGTATTTTTATTGGGACATTTTTTACGACTGGGTGGGCTATAAAAAGTAAATTGGGCAATGACGAACTTTACATGATTCTTGCTATAGTTGCGGGTGTAGTCGCTGCGCATTTCAAGTACAAGTGAAATGAGAAGCGAATATTGCTTACCTACTTCATGTGATAACACTTCACATGAATTAAAGAGCAGAACACGAACCACCTGTTTCTCTTTTTATGTGCTCTTCAGCTTCTTCCTCGTCATCTTTTAAACTATAAGCGTGTCTATGTATCCATAAATTACATATCCATTTTTCACCCGATTTAACGGGCATACCTGCGTGAAGTGCTTTATCGGTATGTAACCCCCAATCATTTAATGTATTAAATAATAATACGTCACCTTGATTCAATTTATAGACCCGGTTGAGAGTGGGAAACCCCGTACCTCCTCCAGTATAGTCATCATTAAGGGCAATGATAGCCGTGAATACTCGTGGGTTCTTTTCGTATTCAAATGCGTCATGATGAACCGAGTAAAACCCCCCTGGCTTGTATTTAAGAACCTGTAAATGTTCGGAATTTCTGAAGGGTCTATCAGTCATAGATATACATTTCTGCATAACATCTCTTACGAGTGGTGATTTATGTGGACTTAACCATGCAGTTTCACTTTTACGAATAGTGCGATCTACTTCCATATCCCACGAAACGGAAGATGGTTCTAAACGTTTAGACGCCATCTGTATTATCTTTTCGCATTGGTCACGTGTAAATACACCCTTTATAACCCTGGGTTCCTTGTACCTCGGTCTGAGAAATATGACCAATAGGACAACCGCTACGAGAATAAAGGCGATCATTTAATTATACTCAACATTATATTATGGGGAGTTCTGCATACATACCGCTTTCGAATTCGTTCAAGAACACCGTTTGTATATATAGTGAGTTCTTGTATTTCTGTTAGAATGTTGCTTTCTTCGTCCTTGTTTATGACATATTGTCGAAGTAGGTCCCCTACAGTGTCTATGTACATCTGTAATATATCCCTGATGTCGTGCAACTTTGCATTTGATTTATCTCGTCTCTGAAGCTCTTGTTTTAGTTTTTCTTCCGATATATCTTTTAATAAATAACGCATACGAAGGTGTCGATTATCTTCATAAATATACGCGTATCTGTATATTAACAGGTACTCTAAATGTATAACTTCCAATGAAACAAGTAAGATATTGGAGGACGCCTTTATATTTTTCAATTCATTGTGTGTAGGTCTACCACCGCATGGAATATCACCATGTTCTCTTGACCGCTTTTTGAACTCAAAATAATGAGGGTTGTGTATTCTACCCGTTTCTAACCTTCCAGTTCTCCAATCAAATGCTACATGACATTGTGTACACCACATTTGGCTACATCCCTCTATTTTGTAAATAGGCACATTACATTTTGGGCATGGTTTTGTATCCCGTTTAAGTAACTTGATGGTCTTCACGGTATCTTTGTTACATTTATGGTTTGGTTCTAATAGGCAATGACATTTTTCGCAAAATGTCTGCTTGCATATTCCACACTTCCAATCTTCGGAGAGAAACCCTCTACAATCCTCGGATGGACATTTTTGCGCTAATTTATGGTATGCATCTCCTTCTAAAGTGGGTTCGTTGGTTGTTAGCACGCGCAATGTTTCGTACACATGTATGATGTTTTCTCGTAATATTTCATCTAGATACGGTATAGCAGTTGATGGTATAGTGTTCGGGATTTTACGCATGTGAGTCAATATGTACACTAAGTACAGATACGATATTCGAAGACTACGTTTTTCGAGCTCTCGTTCTACGTAAGGTTGTGTTTCCGGCATGCGAGCTAATTCTCTTTGAAAAAGTATATTCTCTCTGTGTCGTCTATAATCTCTATTTCTAAAAATAGCAGAACAAAAACTGTCGACAAATTCTCTATTATACTCATGTTTACATTTCATGCAATGGGGTTCTTCCGTGGTATCGAGTAAATATCTTTGGTTACATGCACGACATGATGTTAAATCACAAAAAGGGCATTCAACCTTTTTGTGATTTGAGTTGTTTAATTTTTCACAACACACCTCACAACATTCCATTATATAAAGAGCAAGTATTTTCTTTAATACTTCTTTTTACTGGTCATACTTTTCATAAAGGACTTAATCCATGATTTACTCACGCGATTTTTCTTAGTAGCCGGCTTTTTCGATCTACTTTTACTGGCGGGTTTTGACGATTTGGTCATACCAGGCGTGGTCGCGGGTTTTGTAAGAAGTGGTTTTTTGTTATTATTACCATTACTGGGTTTGGGGGGAGATGGAGGCTTCGGGGGAGGGGGGAGTTTGGGGGGAAGAGGGGGTTTGCGGGTAATACCCGGTCTGATAGTGGTTTTGGTCATCTGCTTACCACCCTGTAAGACTTTTTTCGCGCGATTGATTGCGGCTTTTCTCTGACTGGCGGTAGTTTGGTTATTTCTAGGAGGGGTTCTTCGCGTGACCACTACGGGGGTACTGGCCGTTCTAGCCGCGGGTAGTTCTATACGCGGTGCCTTAATTCCAGTAAGGAATGGGTGCTTCAGTACCTTTTCGAAGGTTGGTAAATCCTTGTTTCTTGAATTATTCATTGCACCCCGTAACCTGAAATTTTTGATCTTATTCGACCTAAACCCAAGATAATCTTTTGTAAACAGGTTTCCGATGAAAACCTTCATACCGATACGAGGTCCATGGTCGGGCAACATCGGGGTTAGCCGAGCCGTTGAAGAGAGTTCGTTGTGTATACTGTTAAGAAAGAAGTGCAGGTCGTAATACTTATTAGAATTCCTGTGAATACCTATGTTAATGTATTGTTTCTTGTTCACGAGCGGATTGGGTATATTCGGAAAAGAAGAAAAACCGAAATCTATCATCACCAATTCTACACCACCGTTATCGATCGTGTACTTGAGATCACCGATTTCTATGGACAGGTTCTTCTTTGTGACGGGTCGAATAAGAACGTTATCCGTGTGTAAATCATGGTGACGGAAACTAGGAAACTTCTTATGTATCTTGTACAGGTTGTAACACACTTGCACGATGATCGACTTTAACTGAACGAGTGTAAGATCTCGACGAGTTCGTATATATTCTCGTAACGAAATACCATTTACATACTCGAAATACAGTATATCTTTCCGGACGTTCGGACCATTACCTTCTATGGGACACTTGATATACTTGTACACCTTTGGAATATCAAAATCCTTAAGCTTTCGGGCAATATTATATTCCATTTCAGCAAGTTCACCGATCTCGGGGTCATTTTTAGGGACTTTCATCTCTTTCAACGCGATAAACTTTCTAGACTTGCCCGTCAATTTAGCGCGACGTACATTACCGTACGCTCCAGACCGTTTCCACGTCTGATTAACGGCTATATGATTCATAGGTGAACATCCCTTGTTCCCCTCGAGAATTGTATCGATCCTCTTCTGAATACTAGTCATACTTTATGTATAGAAATAAAAATCTATTTTATAGATATACAATGCTGGCTATTGTAGCGCTCATACTGATTAACATACTCGTATTTAGGTCTATGACTTTTAAGAAACCTCAGAAGAAGGGGAAGGAAAAGTTTGAAGGTGCGCCTATAGGAGGTCAATGGACTGTTTATGGGTCTATGGGTTGTGGATGGACTCGTAAACAGCTCGACTATATGAAGAGCAAAGGTAAACCTTATACTTTTGTCGATTGCGACAAGAAGGGTTGCGACGACATAGATGGTTATCCGACGTTAATCCATTCTGATGGTCGTAAAATAGTTGGTTTCAACCAAGTTTAAATACCACCAAGAATCCTGAAAGAGATGGAGAGGAAAAGTGCGTCAAAGAACGAGTTAATCGGCTTAAGCACAGTTATGTGCTTGCTCAGCGAATTGTTCCAAGTGAATCGCAAAATAAACGTACTGATGAGAACAACAAGTACGAAGACGAGGATCTCGACAATAGCTTCACGCTCGGTCTTGGCTTTCATAACTTCTTTAATCATTTTATTATGTAAGGATATTTTTTTCTCACATAATGTAATGACAAAATCACCCCCAACGAGTGGTTCTGAGCATACCTTTACCATGAAAAGGTGGGGTGGTAAACGTGGTAAAGGTAATAATAACTGTTATGCATATGCTGTGCATGATTATCAGAGATATCGTGGGTGGAAGAGTCAGCCTGGTGAACGGGCTAATCTTAAGGCGAGTGGTAAATATGTATCATGTGGAAAACTCCCAAAATTAGTTGTCGCGGATAATCCTAAAAAGGTATATATCGTGAAGGGTGGAACGCGTTGTAAACCCGATTACTACAAGGTTATGATGTTTATTTCGACATGTAAAAAGAATAACTATTTATGCCAGGGTGACTTCCATTTTTATAAACAGCATAGTAAGACCGAATATAAAATAAAGAAGGGGGATACACATGAAAGTATTGCTAAATTCTTTAGGGTACCCGTGTCCCGAGTTAAAAAGGCTGCTGTAATACTGAAACCTGGTAGAGTCATAACTTTTAAAGCTGAATTCTTTAGTCATAAACGTGGGTGGGCTACCGGTCCGCTTGTTGTTGGTGCTAGAGGAAAATTGATCACGGATCCTAGACGAATTTCTAGAGACTATCCGGGTTTAAATTATGATAAGTATTGTAGCTCATTCTGTGTTAAGAACAAGGGGATCAAGGTTGGACATACTCACCCCAAAATCCGTAAGTAAACTTTCCAGCTCAGCCGTGTCTTCTATATCAAAAAATGCGTCAAGTGTATCGAAAATGAACTGATCTTCTTCGATGTCTTGAACAACCGTCGAATCGTTTATCATGTTTCTGATGGTTATAGTAACTTGAAAATTACTACCGTCAAAAATTTTCCTGCATACGGGACATGTTTGTTTTCCACGTGCTTTCCAATCCTCTATACAGTGTTGGTGAAACAAGTGACCACATCTAAGTGGGACATTTTGCCTTGTTGCCCTCACTGGATTGAGACAAATTGCACATGTTTGTGAAGAATCTGTTTCGGCCATATAATGGTTATGAGTTTATTTTTATCATTTTAACTCAGTTGATATTAGAAAGGTTGAGAGAAGAGTCGGACATACCACAAGGGGTGCCGTCATCTTGGGGAGGGATATCCTTATGAAGAGCGGGTCCCTTCTCTTGAAGGAGTTTGCGGAACGAGTAGTTATCTTCAAACTTTATACCGTTCTGGGTCTTGATAAAGTTATCATATAGCTTGGATGAGTTGTTGATAGTGAAAGACCTGCCGTCAGCCATGCCAAGTCTCTGCGACATTGTTTATATTACAATCAGAAATTAATTTGTCTATTCGTGATAGTGTTCGTCCATGAGTCGAACCCCAGTGATTTAATTTTTTCTATCGACTCTTCTACATTGTATCCAAAGTACTCGTTGAATTCGTCTGGTACAGGAATTTTTGATACCCTGATAGACGGACAGTCGTTGATGTGTTGGTTGATGATGTTGTATGCGAAAGCGATTTCTTTGAGCGTCTCAGCTCCTGTAATAATGATCTTCCCCGTCCCAAAGATACTGGTGGTGATTTCCTTCATATCTTCCGCTGGCTTAAATTTCACTTTCACAGCTGAATACCTATCAGGTTCAAAAGAAACTTTGAATACATCCGAGTACTTCTCAAAGTGTTCGGTTGTTTTCATGAGGTTAATGTTGTAATTGAGAGAGAAGTTGCTGTTGATCATGACGACTCTGAATGTATCGGCTGGTGGTACAATATCCTCGTCAAAGCATTGTAGAATATACACCAGGCACGAAATAATGTACTTGCAGTTGAAAATATCTTCACAGCCAGCGACTTGAATACTTCCATTGGGGAATATCTTGATCGACTTGATACTGTGACCATCGTCATATGTGAGCGTAATTTGATTGTAAAATGTAGTTGGTTTTAGAGACCAAACAACCGCTTGATTATCTTCCTTCTCTCGATGCAATCGAACTTCACCCAACTCTTCAAACATTGTTCTAATCTCGTCAACCTTAATAGGCTTCGAAAAAGATGATATCATGGTGATGGTAGTGAGCTTAATTCGAGATGGACGAATATGCTCTGGGCATTTCTGTCTGAACTCATCCTGTGTGAGTAAGTATGAAAATGTCGTGTTCGCAATTGATGAGAACATTTTACTTAAAAAGTGTTTTAAGTTGATACGACTTAAGTTAAAAATAAAATCCATGACAAATAAAATGCCGTGTCAGTTTTGTAAAAAGAAGTGCGGTGTTCCGATGCAATGCAAATACTGTGAGGGTGAGTTCTGTATTAAATGTTTTAGATTAGAAGCACACAATTGCATCGGTATTGAAATAAAAAAGAAAGAGCAGTTAAAGGATTTAGAGAAGAAACTAGATTTTAAGCCAGAGTGTAAATATGCCTTTTTACGTTAAAGAGGCGCGCGCTTTTATAAGCGACGCTACAAACATTCCTCGTGTGGAGGTTAAATATTCTCGATACAGAGAAGGGGAAGGATATATAAACGAAGCGACCTGTTTTGATACCATACCCATAGGAAGTTGGAAAGAAATACAGTTTGCGCATGGTTCTACTTCTTTCCAAGAATTTTTAGAAACGATGGTAGTGAATACGATTGACGTAGTTAGATATGCTGCATTAATCGTATTGGAAGATTCTATGTGTGAAAATGAAAACGTTCATTCCATAATCCGTATTGTAAACTCGATCAAAATAATAGATCCAACGTTTACGCCTCCACGTATAAATAAGAGATGTGTATGGCAGATAAACTACCTTAAAACTTTTTGCGAAGTGACGTTTCCATTAGTAATACGTACGTGTGAAAACCGTATACGCGTCGAAAAACTTTTTAACGTTTTAAAGACGATATCAGAAGAATTATAGCTATCGCCCCTAACATGGTAACCGTATTTAATCTCTTAATCCCATTCTTAACTTTTTGTACCGTATTTTCTGGTTTAGGAGATGGGTCCACACCCAGATCGATATTTCTTCCTGGAAGAAGTGGTCGGCCTATATCATCGCACCCTAACGACCTATTAGGCCTGCACATATCAATGGTCTTATCACCAGATGTTATCCCATAATCGCATATAACCCTTTCCTCATCAGTCTTAAACTCACCTTCATCGGGAGTTTCAAATTTTTGAAAAGGGTAAGGTCGTCTGCTAACACCAGGTAAAGAAAAGTCTCTCTGGACAAATGGATTGATATCGTCGATAGTATCTTGGTCACTGAGACGAAACTTGCTCATTTCTATTACTATCAGGAGATATATTTTTTATGAGTCATCTTTTTACCGTGTTCGAGCCACATCTTGTCCAGATCTACATCTAACATGTGGGCGAGCTGGAACAAATACGAAAACACGTCACCCATCTCCATCATGATGTCTACACCCTTATCCTTTTTCATATTCGATTTTTTAAAGGTCTTCTTAGATTGACGAATGGCAGAAGCAAGTTCTCCGAATTCTTCGGACAACAAGAGCCAAACAGTATTTATTTCAGCTCTATCCCAGCCTTTCGATTTGCATATCTTTTCGGTTTCAGATTTATAGTAATTTAACGACATTTTTACTTACTCATACGACGTTTCAATCCTTTATACGCCTATTTTGTCACTCTTGTCCATTTTCATTCCGTAAGTGCTGGTATTGGCGGGGGGTTCGGGAGGTACTACCAGCGTGTCTATATCACGTATGTAGCCAAGATATTGAGATACCCCTGACCGAACCTGACCCACGGCTGTTTTAATTACCAGGGCGTTCATGAACTTAACTTGTTCGTTTACATTTGTAGCATGATTACCTGCGTTGTTGATGAATACTACGCGCATGATTGCGTAGAGGTCGTTAGCATTTTGGTAATCGATAGACATGCCCGTATTGTTTTTGAACGTCTGTCGTATGGCTCTCTGGAGTAAATTTGTGTTAAACTCCGAGAAGAAGAGTGTGTTCAAGGGAGTCTGAGTCTGTTTTATGGAGTTCAGGTTAAGGTTATCCATTTAATATAGTCCAGGAAAAAAAGTATATGTAAATTATAAATGATAGCTGCTGCTGATTTTGACGAAGCTTACAACACCAAACCCCCCAACCCAGAGAAGCCTCCTTGCAAATCCCCCGAATGTTTCGTCGCATCTTACCCCCCGGTATCTAAGCTGGGCGAAGCTGGTCCTTTTTTTGTAAATTCCAATTACCTTCAACCGAATCGCCGTGCTGAAACAGCCGGTCCCGTCCCTGTTCGTAGCAAAGATTTCAAAGGTAATTAAAAAATAGGCATGTATTATTAATATCATGCGAGTCATTAAACGGTCCGGTCATGTTGAAGACGTCAAGTTTGATAAGGTCACCAACAGGATCTCCAAATTGCGATACGGATTGTCTGATAAAGTAGATGCTTCACTCATCGCGAAGCAAGTTTTTTCGTCAATGTACGACAACATTACCACACACGAGATAGATACACTATCCGCTGAGATATGCATCGGTATGGTGACGAGTGACCCAGATTATGAAGTACTTGCTACCCGTATCGTGGCGAGTAATATCCAGAAGACGGCCCCAAAGACGTTCCACGATGCTATGTCTGAACTGCATTTTGCTAACATCGTGACGAAGGAAGTTATGGACGTAGCCGCGGATGTACAAAGATTCATTTCTCCAGAACGTGATTTTGACTTTGGGTACTTTGGTATCAAAACCCTAGAAAAGGGATATCTTCAGAGAGTCAACGGTAAAATCGTAGAAACGCCGCAGTATTTGCTTATGCGCGTGTCTATAGGTATTCACGGCGATGATATTGATTCGGTTGTAAAAACCTACGAGTCCATGTCTTGTGGTCACTTCATTCATGCAACCCCGACTCTTTTCAATGCCGGAACGCATAGACCACAGATGTCTTCATGCTTTCTCACCGCTAACAAGGCTGATTCCATCGACGGTATTTACGACACTCTCAAGGAGTGTGCCCAAATCTCGAAATGGGCCGGTGGGATAGGGCTCCATGTTCACAATGTGAGGGCTAATAACTCGGTCATCAGGGGAACGAATGGAAAGTCTGATGGTATTATTCCCATGCTTCGCGTGTTCAACGCGACTGCCCGATATGTCAATCAAGCGGGTCGTAGAAAGGGGTCTTTCGCCATGTACATCGAGCCGTGGCACGCAGACATCCTTGATTTTCTGGATATTCGGTTGAACCAGGGTGACGAGGAGGCTCGTTGTCGAGACCTGTTTAGTGCTTTGTGGATTCCCGATCTATTCATGAAGCGAGTCGAAGAAGGTGGGAACTGGTCTCTGTTCTGCCCCGACAAGGCTCGGGGTCTGTCTGATGTGTATGGCGATGAGTTCGAAAAGCTATACACAAAATACGAAGAAGAAGGTCTCGCGAACGAGGTTATTCCAGCCTCCGATATCTGGAAGGCGATCATCAAGTCGCAGAGTGAGACTGGAACGCCTTATATGCTTTACAAGGATGCATGTAACAAGAAGAGCAATCAAAAGAACCTCGGCACGATTAAGTCTTCTAACCTTTGTAGTGAAATTATCGAATATTCGGACAAAGACGAAACCGCCGTGTGTAACCTAGCATCTATCTCACTCCCTTCATGTGTGAAGAAAGATGGAACGTTTGATTACGAAAAGCTACACACTATTTCCAAGACGCTCACGTATAACCTCAATAGGGTCATTGACCGTAATTTTTATCCTACGGAAAACACGAAACGTTCCAATTTTAGGCATCGACCGATCGGTATTGGTGTTCAGGGATTGGCAGACGCCTTCATTCTTTGTGGATATGCATTCGGAGATGAAGAATCTCGTAAGATGAATGCGTATATTTTTGAGACTATGTATCACGGTGCACTCGAAGCGAGCTGCGAAGTTGCAGAAAAGCGGGGTGCTTACGAGTCTTTCGAGGGAAGTCCCATCAGTAAGGGTATTTTGCAGTTTGATATGTGGAACCGTGAACCTATTCACAGCGGACTATATGATTGGGACGCCATGCGCGAGCGTGTGAAGAAGGGAGTCGCCAACAGTCTACTCCTCGCTCCCATGCCGACGGCGAGTACTTCCCAGATTTTGGGCAATAACGAGTGTTTCGAACCTTACACCACAAACATTTATCTCCGTCGCACACTCGCCGGTGAATTCGTGGTCGTAAATAAGCACCTCGTAAAAGCTCTTCAAAAGGTAGGCCTGTGGTCGAAAGAAATGAAGGACCTCATGATCAAGGCGGGTGGATCTATTCAGAACATTACTGATATTCCCGACGATATCAAGCGTCTTTACAAGACTGTATGGGAAATTAGTCAGAAGGTTATTATTGATATGGCGGCTGATAGAGGTGTATATGTTGATCAGAGTCAGAGTATGAACCTATTTGTTGAGAACCCCACCCTGTCCAAACTATCCTCTATGCATATGTACGCATGGAAAAGTGAGTTGAAGACCGGGATGTACTACTTACGAAGTAAAGCAAAGGCTCGACCAATCCAGTTTAGTCTCGAAGCTGAATGTACAGCTTGTTCAGCTTAAAGTTTTAGACGTATAATCAAGTATTATGGCAAAATTTCATACCCTCATCGATAATTTGGATATCCTTGAATATGATGGGCGGAAGATCTCTTTCAGTACGAAAGATGGTAAACCTGTCCGTATTCAAATTCCCAGGATGTATATGCCTTTCGGTATTTCCGGTTTTACACCACCCGTGGGTAACACCAAATGGAATGTCGACTTTTCTATGAAAGGATACGATGAAGAGGGTAACTACGTGAAAGCGTTTTATGATATACTACAAAAGGCTGAACAGCTAATCATAGAGGAGGTGAGTAAACAGAGTGAAAAAATATTTCACAAACACATGCCCGTCGAGGTTTTGAAACCTATGTTCAATTCAAATTTGAAACATTCACCGGATAGGGAACCCAAGTTTAGAATCAAGGTTGATACGACGACTGACGGTATGATCAAACCAGGTATTTTTAACAGCGATCGTGAGCATATGAAAGATGCCCCAACTGATAAATTATATGCGCGAAATTCGGGGGTGGCGATCGTAGAGATGTGCAGTGTATACTTTTTGAACCGACAATTCGGGGTCACCTGGAAGTTGCATCAACTTGTTGTGCATGAGCCACAACAACTTAAGGGTTTCCAATTCGTTTTAGACTAATTACTTACTCTCTAAGAGTAAACTATATATGAACTGAGCTTCTTTCAATAATTTTCCTTTTAAAACGCTATACTTATTTGGGTCAAGCTTGAGCTTGATTTTTGCTACACGGACAGCTTCATCCCATTTAGCAAGAGTCATCCTTTACTATTTACTTCATTTTTTTTATGAGCGTCTTGTACTTCTTGGTACCCTTCTTGGGGGCAAGCTTGAAGTCACCCTTCTTCGCGGGCTTGAAAACCTTGACCATGGCGGAAGCACCCTCCTTCTTCATGCGCTTCTTGGCGGCAGCGACGGCAGCCTTGCTCTTGATGTTACCATACTTATCCTGAACGAGATCCTTCTTCACAAGACCGCCGGGCGTGTGCTTGGCGGTACCGTGGAAAACTTCGGCGCGAGAACCTTCGGCAGTAGCGTACATTATTATATACTATATCACTGGAAAATTTTCCTGATGGCGTCGATGGATTTTTCATATTTTACCGGAATCTGGTATCCAATTCGTTCATCGTTAAGAACTTCTGCACACACCTGAGCTTTGTGACCTTGGAGCGCCATCATAGCGAGATCGACACTTCGCACCGTGGGCGTGTCGCTGTAGAGGTATTTCTTCACGAAGACTTCTCGAGTTTGGCCTGTTCGGTGACATCTCCCAATGGCTTGAAGTTCCGTAGCAGGGTTCCAAGACGGCGCCATGATGTATACACGACTCGCGCATTGGATGTTGAGTCCTACACCGCCGCACTTGATCTGCACGATGAGAACACTTCCATCCGGAGCCGCCTTGAACTGTTCGAGACGAGCATGACGCTCATCTTTCTCGACCAATCCATCGATCCTGAAAACGCGGTCCCTGAATACATGCTCGAGGTGATCCATTTCACCGCGGAATTGGCAAAAGATCACAGCCTTTTCCTCTGGATGTTGAGAGATATCATCTTTCAGAGTATCGATCTTCTTCGTACTGTGTTGCCATATGATTCGTTCGACACCCTGTTTCTTGGTCATTCCATCGAGGTAGAGCTGAGGCCACGTCATAGTCTGACGCACACGGAGAAGGCACTCCAGAATCTGCATAGTCCTTGAACTGATGGAGATGGCCACATTTTTGAGTTCACTGATGAATTCCTGTGACTCGAAGAATGCCTGTTCATAGATGCGGCGCTCTTCATCATACATCTGGAGTTCCACGTTCTCAAAGTGACAGTGTGGAAGCTTTCCAACACTATCAGCTTTGGTGCGTCGAAGGATATAGATATCCTTGATCTCGTCGTACATAGCCTGCACGAGATCCTGAGAAAATCCCAAGAACATACAAAGCGACACGAAATCCTCCATCGAGTTAAATACTGGAGTGCCCGTAGCGAGCCAGCGAATATCCGCGTCGAGTTTGTAGATGGCTTTAAAAGTCTCAGACTTGCGATTGCGAATCTCGTGGGCTTCGTCAAGAACGACGCGATCCCATTTGACCGCGTGGAGAATAGTCTTCTTGTTGTAGACAAGACTGTAAGGACACAGTACAATGTCTACCTTCTTGAGATCTTCGACGTTTGTCGTGCGATTGGGTCCGTCGTAAACGTGAGTAGAGAGACCTGGTGCAAATTTGGAAATCTCTGTACTCCATTGGGTGACGATTGTTTTGGGCACCACGATCAGTGTGCGGGGCTTGGGGTTCTTGAGCATGGTCGCGATGATCTGGATCGTCTTACCGACCCCCATCTCGTCGCACAAGAATCCACCTTTGGGACCGGAGGTCTGGTGTTCCATATCATGCATCCACTTGACGCCGTCCACCTGGTAGGGAGCGTGAAGCGTGCCGTTGAGAGTGTACTTGTTCATGCTTGTTGGTTGTTTGTTTGATATAAATGCAGTTATTCATCCTCTGACTTAGGTGTCTTATACGATTGTAACGAAAAAACAGCCATAAGAATGTAAAACACCGTGAGAGCTACCTCGGTTTCGACAAACACTTCAAGCAATGATTTCACATACTCAATAGATGGATCTGTGTTATTATAATAATCTACTACGTAGGGTACTACACGAGTTATTCTCGTTTGTCTATTTGTTTTAATGAGGCGTGTAGTTCGCCTGCCTATGACCGTGCTCACGCGAACTAAACGCCCCACTCCACTCCGACTTTTTAACATACTTATTAATCACTGTGATAATCGTCGTCTGGATCAGACGCTACTTCACAAACATGTACTTTCTCTTTTAATACACGTTTCTTCTTCTCTTTTGGTTTCGGAAGTTCGTCGATGTGTTGTCGATAATAGACTACTTTATCCCAAAATTCCTTCATCACGGGGAAATAGGTCGCCCACCATTCACGATCTCTCTTGACGTTGACCACATCAAACTCCTCTGGTTTTGGCCAATTAGTAGCCGCAGGTTTGTACTGGATAAAATCCGCCTCCTCGAGATCTAAAATCTCCATACACATTTGGAGCTGAGGCATATAATGACCCGGAACTTCACCCGGAATAATAGCTCTTTGTGGAGGACACTTAATTTCAACGAGTTTACCCGACTCACTCACACCATCAGGGCTTCCACCTAAAAATTTATGTACCGGATGAGGACATAAACCTATCTCATGAACAACTTCATTGTGACGCTGTTCGTATAGGATACGGGCTTCATCTTCATACAATTCTCCGTGGCGTGTAGCTGCATTCCCCGTGAACTTTTCCCCTAATCCACACTTTTTCAAAAGTAGATCATCGGGTGTAGAATATGGACACTTTCCAATAGCTGTCGCTGCATCACTTGCCGTGAGCATGTTTCCTCTTAAACTTAGCCACTCCTCGGACTTCTGGGGTGCATACTCCCTCTCGATCAACGCTTTCACTGTCGGATGCATTAGTTAATTTACCCTCCAAATGTTTAAGTACCGTACGAATATGTCTCTGAGAATATACTTCTCTTTTTTGCTTTTTATCGTTCTTGGTAACTCGCTTTTTCGGAGTAAAGTCCTCCCCCTTCATTGTTGAATGTATCCGTTGTTTTGATGGTTTGACTTAGGTGGATAAAAGAATGCGCGAGCAGCATTTTGTTCCGCCTGCTTTTTACTCTTTGCAAAGCCATATCCCATGCATACACCATCTACAAAAACAGCTATGTGGAATATTCCATTTTCATGAGAGGCTATATTATACACGGGAAGACTGAGCCCATTTGATTGACAGTATCTCATCAGATGATCCTTAAAATTATCGTCAACCATGATCGACTGGAGATTCACGTAAGTAGGGTCATTGTAAATGCGCAAGATGAATTCTTTTGCGTGCAGTAAACCTAGATCCATGTAGATGGCGCCAATAAGAGCCTCGAATACATCTTCGAGAATCTTAGGATTATGTATCCATTGATTACGCATACCCTTTTCGTCCATCCGGATCCATTTATACAGTTCAAGCGTGGATGCAATTCTAGCGAGTGTTTCACCGCGCACGAGTTTTGTTCGTGCTTTTGTTAAAAAGCCTTCCTGTCTATTTTCGTATTTATCATATAAGAATTTAGTGATCACAAAACCGAGTACGGAGTCACCAATAAATTCCAAAGTTTCAAAAGAACCATTTAACGTTTCGTCCTCTTTTAGGGCGCTTTTATGTGTAAATGCTTTTTGGTACAAATCTATGTTAGATATTTTTGTACCAACAAGGTTTTCAACTGAGACCTTATCGATCATGTTTTATATGTTATGTGTTTATTTTTTTAAGTAGATGATTTAGGCCTCGACCTTGGTGTAATGAGGGCTGAGGTACTTCTGAAGGTTGAGGAAAGTGACCTGAACGTCGGCGGGGGGCTTGAGAAGATCACGAAGCTTCTGGTCGAGGACGAGAACGCGACCGTTGTCGGGGTGCTTAAGACCGTTGGCCTTAACGTACTCGTTGATAGACTTAGTTACAGTGCTGCGAGAGACGAGCTGACCCTCGGGAAGACCCAGGAAAGTACGGAGCTCCTCGGAGATCTTCTGCTCGCGGTTAAAACCGTTGTTCTTGGCGCGCTTAGCAGACTTCTCGCCGTTGGGATCGTCGAGCTTAGCCTTAATCTTTCTGACGATTTTGGTGAGCGACTTAAGTTCATTACGGAGAGCGGTAATCTCAGCGAGGCATTCGTTACGGTTGCACGCGGTATCAGTAGACATTATGTATTAGATAAGCCGTTCGTCTTTAAGTGTGTTGATATCATCAGCAAACGATTGTTTGATGTATAAAAATATTGATCTATATTAATGGACGTAAAATTATACTCTAAACAAACGATCGATCGTTTCAGGAGTGAAAATTTATTTTTCAGGGATGCGAAATTGAAAAAATATTTCGACAGGAATGAGGCGAGGGATTTGGGTAAATTTAGGAAGAGGATGCGCGATACATATGGATCTAAATCCTTTGAAAAGTTCGTGTACGTGTTCGTGACGGATGCATGCCGTGACATAATTTTGAATACGATAGGAGAAATCAGCGAATATATGAAAACGATGGGGGATCTTATCGTAAGTGGTGGAGAAGCGTTTAATATGTACATGCCTTACAATGAACGAATTATCACGAGTGATATAGATGCTAAATTTGTACCCAGAATTGCATACGATGCAAAATATTTCGGTAAACTCCAAGCCGTTAAACTGATTTTATGGGATAAATTGGGGGAGGTTGCTCAAAAGTTAAATCAGAGAGTAAAGACGCGAATAATGTCCATGGATAAGAAAATCATTAAATTTTTGGGTATAGGATTTAAACAGAAGGGTGCATTTGTTACCAGACGATATACTCTCATAAAAAAGAAAAAGACGCGAGCCAATAACAAACCCGGGAAAGGTGATATTTTTATAGATGTGGAGTTATTTGCATTAGATTTAAATCTACGATTCTTTTCACCAGAAAAGGGGAGGATTGAAGACGTCACACTGGGTGGATTTTTGGACATACCTTTTATGCGTCCTCGTGAATTTGGATACGATGTTATACGAACTCTCCGTAAAGGTATCACATACAGGAACGTTGCAACCAATAAGATGATAGTAAATAAAAAGGTATTTGCTGCAAGTAAAGAATTTTTGATAGACGATATCTATCTCATGCACACTTTGAAACTCCGTCCAGAGAAGAAAGAAAAGGATAGACAAAGACTTATACGATTGGCGAGGTTATTCGATAAAAGAATTAAGTTATCAGACACGATTGAATCGGTTGTTAAGCGTCTTCGACCTAAATTAAAAAGAAATCGTCCTACCAGGGCGCCTGTACACAGGAAAGTGTCTATTTCCAAAGCCATGAAAGTTGATCCATATAAATACAAGAAGTTTACAACTCAGCCAGCCGCCGATCGCCTTTCTAAAAAGATTGTTCATGGATTAAACCCAGTAACCAAGAATAACATAGTAGAAGGATACGAGCGTTCAAATGGTAACCAACGGTTTAATTTACAAAATTTAAAGTGGAAAAGGGCTAATAACAATGCATACGTTAAAAATGAATTTGCATTAAGACCCGTTAACGCTAAACCTATCCCAAAGAATCTAAACGTTCAGCAGACATTATATGGGTTTAAACCTAGACGAGATGGTTGGGTGCCCAAACCATTATTACAACGTTCAGCAGCAATACCATTTATAGGTTTAAAGAAATGATACGTATATCATGTATAAAATGATTTACGATACCCCTACCAAGGGAGAAGATGGCCTTTATCACGTCCGTGCTTTTACCGATGAGCGTAAGCGTGTATTTGTTCAGCTCAACGATGTACGCATCGTAGAGACCGCTGAACAGGATCTCACGTTTGAACCCGCTGACTTCTCTAAGATTGATGATATTCACGCGGTTAATGTTCAGAACGCCATTGAAAATGGTGAGACTTGGTTTGGTCGTAAGCTAGCTGATAAGACTATTAAGTCTGCTTACATCAGGGATGATACTCTCTCAGCCGAACTTATTCCTAATACTAAGGTATTTAGTTATGACAAGGAGCCGGTAGAATTTGGGGCAGTTGAGGCTGGATCTCAATGTTCCATCATCGTAGAATTTTCCGGTCTTTGGTTTGCTAAGAAGGCATTCGGTCCAGCATGGAATATTGTTCAGGTCAGGCTAGCTAAGCCTGACGATCCCGATCAGGAGACTTTCGATGAAACTTATCCAGACGACTATATGTTCGAGGATGACCAATAAAAAAATTTATATACAGTATATAACAAACGATGTTACGTAAGTTGTCTAAGTCGCCTTACTTCCGCATGTTCCTTCTCTTAGCTTTCGCCGTGGCTTTCGCCGTTCTCGCGGAAAGATTAAGCCGTCCGGAAAAATACACGTCCAGCTACGCGACCATCGAAACTCCCCCCGTCGGTCCTTCCCCCAAGGGTGGTTCCGCGATGAAGGCGGGTACAGGTCTCGCTTCTTCTCTTCTCCCCCGTGAGGTAGCTTCCCAGGAGGAATTTGGTGAGTTCGCGCCCGAGGATATCCTCGCTGGTCAGAACTTCCTCGAACCTCGCCAACAGATTGGTATTCCTGAGACTACCGGTGGCGCTTTACGCAACGCCAACCAGAACATACGTGCCGAGCCCCCCAATCCCAAGGAGGCTTTTACGTGGAATAATTCTACCATTGCGCCTGACTCCATGCAGCGCCCCCTTGTCTAAAATAACTTAAAGGTTAATACAATACTTAAAGTATAATATGTCTAACATCCCAGCCGACGATCTTACAAACAGCGTCTCTAAACTGGTTGAATTGAATCAGCAGATTAAAGAAGCTCGATCTGATATTAAAGTCCTTTCTCAAGCAGAAAAGGCACTTAAGTTGCACATCAAAAAACTGATGGTAGATAACGGTCTCGACGTCATCAATACCAAGACTGGTAAAATCACGGTTAAGAAGAGTGTACGCAAAGTTGGTCTTAATAAAGACACTATCAGGGAAGGACTTAGTGTCTTTTTCGAAGGAAACGAAGAACAAGCAGAAACTGCCTTAAAGGTAATCGTCGAGAGTTTACCAACAAAAGAAACATCAACTATTTCCGTCACCGGATCTAAGAAAAAGACTACATCTGAATAATGGTTTGGAATCAGTACGTGTTCGAGGCGACTACAGGCAATGATGCCGAATATGAAAGTGAAAATGATATGTTCGAAAATGAACACGAATACACGATCGAAGATTGGGAAATTGAATATTCAGAAGAACTTCATCACATGTGGAATACCGTAAATACACTGTTTTATGATGCACATATTGAGCATACGGGAAGATTTTGTGATTTTGTTGAGTTTTGCTATACCGAGCATGACTATACAGGGCGCGTTACGTGGGAATGGGAGGAACAGACTTCGTGGTATGAATCTCGATTGACTCATGTTTGGAAAAATATTAAAAGGATTGTCCAGGAAAATGGATTGAACACTTATATGTTACGTGGTGCTTCGTTTGATAACTTCGTCCACTATGCTAAAAATATTATGTGTATATATTAAATGTTTCCTCTTATTACCTCTCAGAAGGTAGCTATTCCCGCTATTCTTTTCCTTGCGCTCAGCCCGGGCATGATCCTTAAGACAGATGGTACCAAGATTTCTTTCAAGAACATGAGCACCGATCGTCTTTCCGTGTTTTTCCACGGTCTTGTCTTCTTCCTTGTGTATTCCTTGATCGCTAAGGCTATGGGTATCGTTCTTACTCAGAACGATCTCCTCGTGACCACCGCCCTCTTCATGGCTCTCAGCCCTGGTATGCTTCTTACCATCCCTCCCGGTAAGATCATGTCTGGTAAGACTTCCCAGTCTGCTGTCGTTGTGCACGCGGTCGTTTTCGCGGTAGTGTTCGCTCTTTTACGCAAGCAATTTCCTAAGTTCTATTAAGTGACTCAACATGGAATATCTCGCCATAGGTCCAGCCTCTATGGGGCTTTTTACTTTCTTAGGACGTTTAAAACGGTTTGAAACCGAACTAAAAAATATAAAAGAGATCTCTGGCGCATCAGCTGGTGCTTTGTTGGGTACGTTTTTGGCCTTGGAAATCCCACTTGATGATGCATTCGACAAGCTCATGACATTAGATATAGCGGGATTGGCCAAATACAAGTTACGATCGTTTATAAGAAACTTTGGGTTTATAGACTGCGAGAGTGTAAGAAATGCCCTTATAGATATGTATGAATGTAATCCAACGTTCAGTGAATTGAAAAAGAAGTTATATATAGCCGCATATAATTTAAACAGGGGTAAAACAGAATATTTTTCAGTGGATACGCATCCGGACATGCACGTCGTTGATGCTATTTGTATGAGCATATCGATACCTTTTATCGCATCTACGAAACCTTACAAAGGAATGATATATTTAGATGGCGGTACGAAGGAGATAACTCCTATAGAACCATTTATAGGAAAGCCAGCGCATAAAGTTGTTTCATTTACGTTACGAAATGAACAAAAATATATAGAGAAAATAAACAATTTATTCGAATATGTGAGCGTGTTTTTAAACCGTATCTTAGATTTTAGAGTAGAGTCATATGAGAAGCTAAACATAAAAGAAATACCCGTTACCACAGGTGATTTTAACCTCTTTAAATTTAACATGTCCCATGATGATAAATTACGTATGTATTTACATGGTTTTAACCAATGACTTCCCACTTGCTATATTATTTTGTGTGATTATAACAAGATGGACGTTTGTGATCCTGATGCAAAGACCGAAAATATCAGGAAACTGATCAAGCTTCACACAGGACGTACAGTCGACGTATCGAGAGACAGGATATGCGACATTATGAAAGATGTGAAACAAGGTAATTTACCGCTCCCACCTCTCGCGCTTACACGGGATAAGAAGTATCTTCTCGACTCCAAATCCCCGCTTACACAAAAGGATTACGAGACTTTATATAAGTCTAACCTTTCGTCAAAGGATGCGAAGCGTATAGCTAAGAAGGCTGGTCTTCTTAACGTAGACAAAACTATAGCTGAACTTAAGGATGCTATCGGCAGAAAGTTGTCGAGCGTGAGCGTGCGTGAACCTATTTTATTACCCGGCTCGCGTGTAAAAAAAGAGAAGATTGTAAACAACGAGTTTAATACTATTCGGAATAACGAAAATATTCGTAACAATAACGAAAATAGGAACCGCAATAACGAAAATAGGAACGAGAATCGTAACGAAAATCGTAACAACGAAAATCGTAATAATGAGAAGAATCAAAATAGACCGAATATCAACAGCGCTAGAAGGGTGACTAACATGTCTAGTACTATACGTTCTCGTCACGAGGATCGACTCAAGAGATTTGGTAGCGCGCGTCAAAACAGGAATAGAAACAGGGTCGACAATATGGGTCGACGGTTAGAAAGAAATAACCGTAGAAACGAAGAAAGACCTAAACGACGCGGATTCTTCGGGCGACTTTTTGGGGGTAGCACCAACACTTCGACAAACAAACTTAATACACAAATGAAAATTGCACAGATTAAGCGTAATACACAAAGACAGATTTCTCATCAGAGAGCTGTGCAGGCTCGATTACGTCTGAGAGAAGCTAAGTTAGCGAAGAATGCTATTTCTGAGGCTGAACGTGAAAAGAGGAAGGCGACCAACGAAGTGACCAAGATACAAAACAATAAGCATCTCCTCGAAGTTGAACTTAATAAACGTGCGACCAATTCGCGTAAAAAAGCTAATGAGGCGGCTCAGGCTCGTCGAGAACTCGCTAAAGAAAAGTTACACGCGGGTGAAATGAATATGCGCACCGCCAATTTGCGAAGACGGTTACGTACACGCGTCACATCATTGAACAATGCCGTCAGAAACCGTGATAAGCTGAAGAAGGAACTTAACGAGATGAAAGCTGGTGGTGACCCCGCTAAGATTAAGGAAATTCAGAGAAAGATTAGCGCGGTTGATGGAAAGATTAAGGCTCAAGAAAAGATCAAAGCCGCTGCACAGAAATCTATAGCCACCATGGCAAAGAAGATTCGAAACGATGCCCAGCGTAATGTAGATTCTCTCGGGAAGAAGATACAGACTAAGGAGTTGTCTAAAGCATCCCGTGAAAAGGCGGGATTGAACTTCCCGGATCAGGCTTTATTGAATAAACTGATAAAGGATAAAAATACATTCAATCAAAAGTTGAATAAAATAAAAGGTCTTACAAACGATAGAGATTTACTTAATAATGCTAACGTCGGTTCCCCGGAATTCCGTAAAAAGAAGGATGCGGAAATTGCAAACGCGGAATCTTCTATAAAGAGTTTACAAGATGAACGTAAAGAGTTGGAGAACGAACTCGCGGCCGTGAAGACTGCATTTAGTAACCAGTTTTCGAACGGTAATCGTAAGAATTTACAAAACCGTATAAATGCCGCGAACAAAAAGATCAAGGAACTCGAAGAAGAACTTCGTAAGAAACCTTCTACAGTTGTAGTTCCCGGACCTAGCCCTGCACCCGCGCCTGCACCCGCGCCTGCACCCGCGCCTAGCCCTGCACCTAGCCCCGCACCTAAACCTACACCTAGCCCTGCGCCTGCGAACAACAATAGACTTCGGAAACTTGAGAATCTTATGAAAGCACGGTCGAATTTACATGTCCAAGTAGCTCGCGCTAGATTAAATAACACGGATGAAAATAGATTCAAGAATAGGATTAACAAAATGAATATTGGACAGAAGGGAAATATTGAAAGAGATATTAGAGCGGCCGCCGGTGCCGCAAAAACGACACGCAACACTAAACGCGCAAGTGCAATCCAACGTACTAAAAATGAAGCGGCAAAAGCTGCAAAAGAAGCTGCTGAGCTCAAGGCCAAGGGGAATATTGCGAAGGCAAGAACTGAGGCAGCGAAGGAGGCAGCGGCGGCGGCACAAAAGAATAGAAATGAGAAACGCAAGCAAAAGTTTGATAACCTTTTAAGACAATTCAATAAGGATATTAACCTTACTCAGAAAAGTGCATTCCAACGGAGGTTTACGAATGCCCAAAAAGCTCGCGAAACCCCCAATGCGAATCGTACTAATAATCAGAAGGGTATTATTATTCGGGGTGGATTAGCGCAAATAGCTTCAGAATTACGTAAGATAAAGGCTAATAAAAACGAAGCAGCCCACAAGGCGGCAATAACTAGGGCGAAAGCGGCTGGGAGTGCGGCCGAGGTGGCGAAGCAGAAGACAGCATACTTACAGAAAAGACAAGCTTCGTTTAATAAGATGATACAAAATGCTAAAAATCGGCATCCGGAGGGAACGAATCAACGTGGAAGGATGGAAACGCTGATTACCAATCTAACCACAAAATTTAACAATGGACAAAAACAACGCACAATAAATGGGCAACAGAACCAAACTATCATTAATGCGGGTAAGATTCCCGAACTCGCGAAAGCGATACGTGAACTCGAAAAAGAATTTAACCAGAATCAAAGAAGTAAAAATGCGCAAAATGTCAAAAACGCGCAAGCGGCGGCTAAGAAGGCTGAAACCAATAGAAATCAGGCACAAATACAATCTAAAAAATACAAAGAACAATCTGAAAAATACAAAAAAAGAAAGAATGCCCTTGTACAGAATATAAAGAAAGTTGTCGAAACGAGAAATGCGGCGAAACAGGAACTGGAACAGGCGAAAAAGAATCTTGCTAACGCATCGACACAATCAGAGGAGGCACAAAAACAAGCCAAAGCAAAACTCGAGGCGGCACAGCAGGCGGCGACGGCGGCACGAAACGAACTTGCAAAATCGAAAAATGCGAGTAAATTAGCCAACAAGAAGAGGGAACTCACAAATTTAGCGAGGGAGCAAAGGGTGTTACAAAATCTCGAACTTAACAACCTCCCACCCGGTGCTGTCGGTCCTAGACGACCTAGACGAGCTTTCTCAACCATCATAAATGGATTAACCGTGAACGATTTAGCAAACGGTGGATTGGCCGGGAAACTACCGAATCAAATAAAAGCGGCGGGAACGGCCAAAAAGGCGAACCAAAATGCAAAGAAAAAAGCCGAGATGGAAGCTGCTGAAAAGAAGCGTCAAGAGAAACAAGAGACAAAAAGGAAACAGAGAGAGGCAGCTGCCGCGAAAGCTAAGGCGAATAAAGAGAAACGAGAGCAACAGAAGGGTAGTGTAATAAAAAGCATAAAAAATGCACAGAACGCGTCCAAGGCGAAGGCGCGGTTGCGAGAGAGGCTTAACAAGATGAAGACGATCATCACAGAGAAGAGGAAAGCCAATGAAGCGGCGAAGGCGAAAGAAAACAGAATAAAAAAACAATGTGAGTCTAATCCATACCTCGAACAATGCGAGGGCGCCCTTGCTGCACGCAAGAAGGCGGCTGAAAAGAAACAGAGGAAAAAGGAGATAACAAACCTACTGAACAGCTACAATAATAGATTAGGAAGCAAAAAATGGCCAGAAACGAAAGGGACCATTCTCAATAAATACATGAAAAGTACTAAAAATCTTAAACAGGATAAGGCTAGCTTAGAAGCTAGCTTAGAAGCCCTATTGAAACTCAAGGCGCAAGGTAAGGCGTCGAAGAAAGCTGCTAAAAATCTTGCAGCCAAAAAAGTCGCTAACAATCTTGCAACCAAAAGTGCTGCGGCGACTAAAATTCAAGCGAAAGTAAGGGGTAGGCTCATAAAGGTTAAATTTGCAGAATATAAACCATTAAAAACTAAACTGGAAAGCAATTCGAAGCTACCTAGAAATGAAAAGCAGAGATTGATGAACATGTTAGTCAGATCATATACAAACCAGGACCGTGACAAATTTAGGGAGGTGAGAAAAGCGATAGAAAATAAAAACAAACAGGTCGTATCAAATTTAGTAACGGGGGCTATAAAAAAGGCAGCGAATAATGAACTCATTAACGCGCGCATCGCTTATAGACAAAAGGTGGCGATGGCGGAACGTGCCGGTCTGTTTCCGACGCGACAAGAAGTTAACTATTGGAACAAACCAGGTAAAAATATTTCGTTTGATGCTAGAACGGTTAATGGCGTGCAAGGGGCGTTGCGGAAGCTTCAAAGTCACGATAAGATGTTAAATAAGCGTTTAAACGAATTGAAACGCGAGAAGAATGCTAAAAATAAGAAGCCGATCTACAATGCTTCGAATTCACCACCTATTAGAGGGGACCCTCGGAAGGGTGCGAACCCAAGCGGTAACGGTGTGAGCACAAATCCCCTAGCACTTGAGAAGAAGACAATTGTAACCAATCCAACATTTGCGGCGAATAATTGGAACCATAAGGCATATAAACGTAGATTGAAAGAACACATTTCGGGTAAAAACGCATTGGCCGCTAAGAATATTCCCAAATTCAATGGTCAACGCGTCTCACACCCGGGTTATAGAGAAAGATGGATACAGCGTGTGGAGGAGGAAGGTGATACGGCTGTAAGGCGTCATGCATTAAGAAAGATGTTCAATGCTAAATTCGAACTCAAAAAGAAACTGTTCACTAACGAAAGTTCTAACGTTAGAAGGGAGTATAAAATTGGTGGTTTACAGGCTCTGAAAAGCCAGGTCATGCGTCCGTTTTACAGGCAAACTCAGTCTACTAAGGGTACTAACCAAAATGCCGCGATATTGAACGCTGCGAGAATAGAGAAGCAAATAAAAGAGGCTAGAGACAGATACAAGTCTAAGAAGGCTCCTGTCGGCGCTGCGAATAACAAGAAGCCTAATAAGGTGAAAGTTAAACCTCAGTTTAGTATGGTACCTTTAGGTGAAGGTGGTAACAAGGCTATTAACGGTAGTAACGTGAAAATCACGTTGAAAAAGGCGAAACCTTCTCTCAAGAACATCACACAGAATAAGATAATTCGACCTGCGCGTATGGCTTCTCAGATGAAACCTAAACCTGCACAGGGTCCAACGGTAATGAAGCTGGGTGTGCAAGCTGCTGCTGCTAAAAATAAACTCGGTAAACCAATGACTAATGTAGAACGGCGCGTCGCTGCTCGTAAGGCTGCCGGAGCGACTGGAAGACTGGGAGCTAGAGTAAATGCTGCAGCTGTAAGAAAATCCGCTGAGGGAGCGGCCGAGGCGGCTAAGCTAGCACTCCGTAAAAAATCGGCGGTGAATTATGTCAAAACTACACTAGGGGGTCGATCATGGAAGAACGAGAGGAGATTTATAAAAGACATAGAAGCTGCGGGTACCAACACAAAAATCCAAGAGGTATTGAAAGAGGTAAATGCGAAGGCTAAAAAGATTCGAAAGATATAATCAAACCTAAGTTAACGTGAATAAAGTAAAATGTAAGTAAAATGGAAATGACCGAAGAAGTTATGGAATTTATTGAGCGGGGGCTCCATCGTGACATGACCGATCGAGATATTATCGAGTGGTGTGACGACAATACCCCTGACCTAGCTGATATATACGACAAGTATCGTGATACACACTTGTCGTATAGGATGGCTGAGATGACGATGTTTTTTACGCAATCCGTGTACGGATGCGACGATGATTACGACAAGATCAGGAAGTTCGTTGATCGCCTGTGAAGAGATGAGAGTGTAATAAATTAGTAAGATTCCAAATTTGTAATTTATGTAAAGGGTTTTTTATACATTCTATGTTATTTGCATACTCTAAAATGCGCTCATTATCATCTGGCTCAGAAATAACACGTGGATCCTCGTGATTACGAATGTAATCAGCTACTATGTAAATGATAGCATCCAATAACTCCTCACGTGCCATTTCTATCCACGAATTAGTTGGAGTACCCCACTCCGTCGTATCTGAATCTACCCGAACACCATGACCGTATCGATGTTTACCAATAGCGAGGCGTTCGAGTAGCTGGGTATGCACGGTCATGTTTTTATATATTTTTTAACCTTTAAATCACTCATCGACTTCGCAAACGTCGTCATCCACATCATCACCATCATCCTCACTAGAACCTCCCTGGGTGTCTACTCCCTGGAATGCAAAAGATGGGAGCTTTTGGGAACGCTCGCAAAGAATCTGCGAAAGGCGCACACTCACTCCAAACTTGTTGTCGATGAACCAGATCTGATTGAAGTCAACAATACACATGCATCGCTGCCCCTTCTCGATACTGTCCATATCGACAGGCTTTTGCGACATATCATACGCTTGAGCGAGAAACTCACCCGTAGGTTTAGTAGCAACCTTGAGCTTGAGTGTGGAAGGGTAATCGTCCTTTCCGGGTCGAACGAGAGGCTTATACAGCGCCTCGCGGATAACATCGATGTTGTACGCCTTGCCGAGCCACTCCTTAGAGTTCTTGGCTACGGTATCGAGAATGATCTGATCGAGTTGGGTAAGCTTCTCCATGAGAACGTTACCTTCCTCATTATCGCGATCGAAGGAAAGGTCCAATGAGTATGAAGTCTTGTTAGTGGCCTCATCGGTAAAGGCGCTCAGGCCAAAAGGAGACCTCATAAAAGGAAGTTGCAGATAGAGTTTCTTATTATTTCCGCCTTGCGCGTTAATGTATACAGACTTACCACCGTTCTTACCCTTCTTCATGGAAGAGAGGATAACAGTGGAAGGATCGAAATTTTCATAACGCTGAATCATAGTAGAAGACATTTTGGTTGCTTGTATTTGATATACGTGACCAAACTTTAAGTAAGTTTTTTTTCTCAGAATATATTAATATTACGATGGGTCTCTTTAAGGATTGTGGGTGTGGTTGTGACGGAAAAAAGCAGGAGCAGAAGCTCATGATTTCTTTCATGGCTGCTCTCATATTTTTTATCATAGCCAGCCCAGATGCATTTCGCCTTATGCGCAGACTATTTGGTAAGTGGGTAGCGGGTCCTACCGGCTGCCCCACTTCCAGTGGTCTACTTTTCCATACCATCGTGTTCATGTTCGTGACATGGGGTATGATGAATATAAAGAAATCTGAAAAGTTTACTGACGATGTTCCTAGGGAGGAGGATGTCGAGGATCTACTTCCAGAAGAAGATGAAATGGACGATGAGGACGATGAGGACGACGAGGACTTTGACGAGGACGAGGACGAGGAGGACTTTGACGAGGACGAGGACGACGAGGAGGACTTTGACGAGGACGACGAAACCGACGACGAAGGAGTTGAGGATTACGAGGAGGAGGATGAAGATTATCTCACTGACGAGGAGTTAGATGAGGTAGTTGATTCTAATGTCGAAGGGTACATGGTTGGTCCGTCGCCTAAGAAGACTCAGGGAAAGAAGAGGATTGGTCCCGCCCCAGAGGACGTTTCGATGGCCCCAGTTCGCATGTCGGACGCGCCGTCTCCTTTGCCTAAGATGAAGGAAGCTCCCATTGGTATGTATGATTCCGGTATGGTTTTCTCTCCTATGGATGTTAACTTCGGGATGGATAAGCCCGCGCCTGCACTTAAGAAGACAAAGCTCAAGGGTGATGTTCCTAAGAAGACCACTTTTTCGGTCTCCGGTATGGCTCCCTGCCTTTAAAATTCTTCATCAAATGAAATAGACGTAGTTTCGTCTATTTTACCATAGTCACCGACACGTTTTTCAAAAAAATTCGTTTTTCCATCCAGGGATATATTTTCCATAAAATCGAAGGGATTTTGAGTACCCCAGATTTTATTGAACCCCGCTTGCTTTAACATTCTATCGGAAACGTATTCGATATATTCGGACATCTTATCGGAATTCATGCCTATGAGACTACATGGTAGAGCTTCCAAAATGAAACCCTTTTCTATTTGTACGGCTTCGCGAACAATTTCGTGAATAACCGCTTCAGAAGGTTTATTCTTTAGCATTTTGAATAGTTCAATAGCGAAGTCGAGATGAAGGCCTTCATCGCGACTGATAAGCTCATTGCTAAAGCACAGTCCGGGCATGAGCCCACGCTTCTTGAGCCAGAAGATGGCACAGAAGCTACCTGAGAAGAATATACCTTCGACACACGCGAACGCCAATAAGCGCTCGGCGAAGGGGCGTGAATTGTCAAACCATTTCATAGCCCACTCTGCTTTCTTTTTTATAGGATCAATAGTGGTGATAGCTTCGAATAGTTTCTTTTTCTCCGCGCTATCCCGAATATACTTATCGATGAGTTTACTGTATGTTTCCCCATGAACCATTTCATTATGCACCTGATACGCGTAAAATGATCGCGCTTCGGTAAGTTGTACCTCATCTGCAAAATTGTTGTTGATATTTTCAAAAACGATACCGTCTGAACCAGCGAAAAATGCAAGGATGTATTTGATAAAATGTTTCTCGTTATCAGTAAGAGACTTCCAGTCTTCCATGTCGGCACTCACGTCAACTTCTTCAGCTGTCCAGTTGGACATCTGAGCCTTTTTGTAAAGAGCCCAAAGATTCTCGTGTTCAATAGGGAACACCGTGAACCTGTTCATGGTAGGTAGGAGCATAGGCTCAGCTTCCTCCAGGTACTCTTGAAAAGCAAAATAGTCTCCAATATGTTCACCGTTAATCTTAATCTGAGGATACGTGACAGCACGGGCGCCGCATTGTTCTTTGAGTTCATCTTTGTTGACGAGTAACTTCTTGTATTCGAGATTCATATCCTTGCACATATCTTCCGCGTAGGTACAGTATTTACAGTCCGCCTTTGAAAATATTTCCACCCCCATGTCGTGTGTTATAAGCGTATAATATTTTTGTCTGAAATCTTTAAACAAGATGTTCGATTTTTCGGAAATACAGCCTGGAGATTTAATAAAAGTTTTGGTTAATATCGACGATGTGGAAGATGAACAATACGCCATAGTTGAAGAACATTGTACAGACTACCTAATAGTTAAATATTACACAGAGAGATCTTTATCTTTTAAGGGTGCACCCGTTTACACTTTAGATGACGAGACAAATTTACTACGCGAGGAAAGTGTATCAGAGCATTTTGAAAATGGTGATACTGTATTTAGATGTATAAACGATGTAGATAGAATGTATATAATAGAAAGTGAACAACAGAGTGACGCGGAAAGTGTATTATATGACGAATCAGATGAGAGTGGTTCAGATGCGGATAGTTTCATAGTATCCGACAGCGAGATAGAGCGCATAGAACTCCCCCCAGACCACGCTCGAATAGATAGGGAGTGGAATGAATGGAAGCCTCATAGCCCAGGATCTACCCGTTTTAAACAAATGGTAGATAATATAGAATTCCGGGCCAGGATGCAAATGGATGAAATAAATTTTTGACCTAAGTGCGACAAACTTTGACACAAAAAAACAAAACTATCATAATGGATTCAGAAACATTGGCTACTATATGGTCCGAATTGGACCGTTACAGAAACAAACCCACACTAAAGCCAATGGATAGTAGATTTTGCACAGAATGCTCTGTTTATAAGACGCTCACACGGGAAGGGATGGTGTGTACAGAATGTGGACGAGTTGATAATATTTATATCGACGAGTCGGCGGAATGGACAAGTGGACTCACAGACGATGGACGCGTTTCAGATCCAGCGAGGTGTGCAGTTCCCGCATCAAACCAAGATTTATTCTCAGAGGCTTGGGGTAAAAATACGATAATTTCTACTAAAAATGCGTCAAATTACGAAACAAAACGAATGGCTAAAATTAGTTTTCACAACTCTATGAATCATCGGGATAGGTCATTGTTTCATGCTTACAAAGACATAGACGAAGCGTGTATCGATTTACCTGAAAGTATTTTACGAGATGCGAAAACGCTATACAAAAAATTTAACGAAAATAAACTGACAAGAGGAGCGGTGAGATCTGGTATAAAAGCAAACTGTGTGCTATACGCGTGCAGAATTGCAAATGTTCCTCGAACAACGAAAGATATTGCAGACATGTTCGGGATTCAATGTAAGGACATTAGCCGAACAACCGGAATGTTTACGGAGACAATAGATGATAAAAAGACTGAGAAGAATTACGTGACCAAACCATTCAACGTGATGTCCCGTCTTCTTAATGCATTTGATGTCTCACGTGAAGAGAGATTAAAGTGTAACAAGATGTGCTCGGAATTGGAAAATTGTGTAGAACTCATGAGTAAATCGCCTAACAGTGTAGCAACTGCCGTAATTTACATGGTTCTCAACGAACGAGTATCTAAAACTGAGATATGCGAAAAATGTTCAGTGTCGGTTCCTACCCTTAATAAAATTGTTACCATAACAAAACGTCACTTAGAGGTTTAGTTTTTAATATAAAGTAGTGATGCCTAAATTATTTCTTAGTACTCCGTGCTATGGAGGTCTGTGTCTAGAAAAGTATATGAAAAGTATTATTCAACTCCAAATGCTTTTGATGCGCGAAGGTGTTCAGCTTATGCTTGATACCACTGAAAATGAGAGTCTAGTGCACCGTGCTAGAAACGTATCTATAGGAAGATTTATGCAAAAGACGGATGCCGATTTTTTTATGTTTATCGATGCCGATGTCGAGTTTGATGCGCAGTCAGTACTTCGTTTACTTAACTCTGGACATGATGTATCATGTGCCGTGTATCCTAAAAAGGTGGTCATGTGGGATCAAGCCCGTGAGGCCGTGGAAAATGGCGATGAACGTAACATGGCTCTCCTTTCTTCGAGTCTCGTGGCAAATATTGGAGCCACGAAACGTTCGGTCGTTAATGGATTCGTCGAGGTTTTAGATGGACCGACGGGTTTTATGATGATTTCACGTGAAGCTCTGAACAAGATGCACGAACATTATAAGGATCTGAACTGTAAAAATGATCATCAAAACAGGGATTTTGATGAATATTGTGCAATCTTTGATTGTATGATTGATCCCGATAGTAAAAGATACCTGTCCGAGGATTATGCATTTTGTCGCAGATGGCAACAGATAGGAGGTAAAATATACGCGGATTGTAATACTACATTGGGACACGTGGGCAATTTACCGTTTCACGGCTGTCTAAAAGATAGGCTTAAGGCTTAGGGTATTAATACACATATGAAGCTTACGACGATTCTGGTTACTCGAAGTGGTTCGTGTCATGTTAAAACGTTACACACTGTACTACGAAGTAATATTCAAAGTGTCCAGAGAAGTGATGTACAGAGTCAAATTGTTTTTGTGAACGATGACCCGTACGAAAAAGCCCTATCGATCGAAAATTACATGAAGACATCTGATAGAATATTGTTTATCGATTTTGGTATTCATTTGGATGACGGTTCGATATCTATGGTGTATAACCCTAACGAAAGTCACAATGTGATCGTTTTTCCGGGTGTAAAGGAGGGTATAGATTGGTCCATGTTTAAACAGAAAATCCTGGACGGATCAACTGAACCGACACATCAAATGGGATTAACATTCGACACAGAAGTTGGTGCATGTGTTAACGGTGATCTTTACAAAGTAGAATCAAGTTCTGCACGTGCATGGATGATGGTATGTAAACCGGTGATGAAAAGTATGCGATGTAAACGGACAGGTAAGTTGAAAATTAGTCCTAAGTCGGAAACAATGTTTGAAAAATTTAAAGAAAACGGAGTCAAGGTTATTGCTTATACAGCCGCGAGTCCTACATTCACATATCCACACGAGTGCGTCGGCAACATTGTCAACTCAGCCGGTGTTAAAGCTAATTAAAGATTAGACTAAAAAGTTACGTATAATGCAACGTCTATCTGTAAATAGAGACGATCCTCTTTACAAATATGCGCTTGAGTTCATGGAGCATTATTGGGGGACTAAAGGGAAAGGTATATTTCCGGGTAGTCAACCGGTATCAATTGAATATAAACACTTTGATACATTGCGAGCAAAACCATACCTTGTTTGTGAGAAGACGGATGGTATACGGTTTATGATGCTCGCATTTATGTTTGACCACAAGAAGAAATGTGTATTTGTGAATCGTGCACTTGAGATGTTTGATTGTCCTTTGAACTTCCGAAAGGCTGTTTATGACGGTACCATTGTTGAGGGTGAAATGTACGGGGATACGTTTATGTTGTATGATATTCTCATGCATTCTGGAACTGTTGTGGGTGATAAAGATTTCTTGACTCGTCTCGATTACATCGAAAAATTTAAAAAAATGCTCATGAGTTTGAAATACGATCCCGTCAAATTAAAAATGAAAACGTTTCATTTATTGGACGATTTCGAAGATTTTATGAACACGTATCTACCCTCAGTAGAGCAAGAGATTGATGGTCTTATCTTTACTCCTATTGAGCAGCCTGTGAAAACTGGAACACATGAAACCATGTTTAAATGGAAGCCTCGAGACAAAAATACAATCGACTTCCAAGTAAAAAGGCGTGGGACTACTTGGAAATTGTATGTACAAGAAAGGGGAAAGCTTATGTACGAATCGGAAATTGATGATACGTGGGTACCGTATGAAGCGCGCGATTGGATGGAAGAAGATGCTATTATCGAATGTCAGTACATGTTCAACGATTCACCTATGTGGTGGAAACCTGTTATGAGGCGTTATGATAAAACGTTTCCTAACAGTCGTAGAACTTTCTACCGAACGCTAGTAAACATCAAGGAAGATATAGCTATGGAGGATTTTTTGCAGTGTAGATCATGAAGTAATAGCTACCACGGTCGGGAGGCGTCTTTTCAGAAACGTGCTCGTCGTTCATATAAAACCATTTATGTTTGTGACGAGCAAAGCTCACATAGTGACCGTCGTGTTGGTTTCCAACGTGCATTGCACAAGAGGATAGATAATATGTTTGGTTATCTATAGATATTTCGTGGATAATTTTAATATGACTTTTAACATCAAATGATAGCATGAAAATCGGGGGTATTTTAGAAAACATCATACGGGTCGTTGCTATATTATGTTTTTTACCATCGGTGTCCTCAAAATTATCTAACGTATTCCAATCCGTACTCTCTTTTAGCATCTTTCCAATATCGTCACTCTTGTAAGTCATTAAATGAACGCTAAAGATCTCTTCATTTAACGATTTACCCGTTGGCCATATCGTTTCTTGAGTCTTTTTACCATAAACCCATTCCTTAATGATTGGCTCCGCTCGTTCTAGTATATCTATTATACAAAGAATGGCTTCTTGAACATCGTGTTGCTCGTCAGTTTTAAAACGTGGAAATTCTCGTTGAAAAGCTAACATGAGCGGTGCGAGATCTAGAGGTTTTTTATCGAAAGACCAGTACTTTTGGGTAAGCGCTTGGTAAAAAGTGGTGAACATGCACTTACCGGTGTACGGCTTTCTTAGGAAGTGGTTCGAAAGTATCGGTGTGTTAAATAAGCATTGTATAGCGGTATTAAAATAGCACGTAGTTCCCTCATTGACGAAACCTCTCATTTGGTTTATTTCGTAATAAAACTTTAATTAGAGATTTAGATCTATTAATAACTACAAATGTCTAAAGCTATTGGTATTGATCTCGGAACTACATATTCGTGCGTCGGTGTTTGGCAAAACGATAGAGTTGAAATTATTGCAAATGACCAGGGAAATAGAACGACCCCATCATACGTAGCGTTCACCGATTCTGAACGCCTTATCGGGGATGCCGCAAAAAATCAAACAGCTATGAACCCTAAAAATACAGTCTTTGATGCAAAGCGACTCATCGGTCGTAAGTTTTCAGAGTCGAAGGTTCAAGAAGATATTAAGAGTTGGCCTTTCAAGGTAGTTTCGGGAACGGCCGACAAGCCTTCTATAGAGGTTGAGTTCAAAGGAGAAACGAAACGATTTGAACCTGAAGAGATTTCCTCTATGGTACTTATCAAGATGAAGGAGATTGCCGAGATGTATATCGGAACGGGTGTAAAGGATGCGGTGGTCACTGTTCCCGCTTATTTTAACGATTCTCAGCGACAGGCTACGAAGGATGCCGCGGCTATTGCGGGTTTGAATTGCCTTCGTATTATTAACGAACCTACTGCCGCTGCTATTGCATATGGTCTAGATAAAAACAAGGACGAGGATAAGAATGTATTGATCTTTGATCTCGGTGGTGGTACGTTCGACGTCTCCCTTCTTAACATTGAAGGAGGTATTTTCGAAGTGAAGGCCACGGCGGGTGATACTCACCTAGGCGGCGAAGATTTCGACGCACGTCTACTTCAACACCTGGCGCAAGAGTTCAAACGTAAACACAAAAAGGATATCTCTGATAACCCAAGGGCCTTGCGACGATTGAGAACTGCCTGTGAACGCGCCAAGCGAACCCTATCCTCTACGACCCAATCAGCGATTGAGATTGATTCACTGTATGAGGGTATCGACTTTTACACGTCCATCACACGTGCACGGTTTGAGGAACTGAATGCAGATCTGTTTAGAAAGTGTATGGAGCCCGTAGAGCGAGTAATCAAGGATGCGAAGATGGATAAGTCGATGGTCCAAGAAATCGTTCTTGTCGGTGGATCCACTCGTATTCCTAGGATTCAACAGATGCTATCTGAATATTTTAACGGTAAAGAACTGAATAAATCTATTAACCCGGATGAAGCAGTTGCGTACGGTGCAGCTGTCCAAGCCGCTATTCTTTCGGGGGTAACTGATAGCACTGTGCAAGATCTGCTACTTCTTGACGTGACTCCAGTATCTATGGGTATCGAAACCGCTGGGGGAGTGATGACTAATCTCGTCGACAGGAATACTACCATTCCAACTAAGAAGGAGCAGGTGTTTTCTACGTATTCCGATAATCAGCCCTCGGTTCATGTTCAGGTATACGAAGGTGAACGTGCACGCGCGGTTGATAACCATCTCCTAGGAAAGTTTGATTTGAATGGTATCACCCCTGCACCTCGAGGCGTTCCACAAATTACCGTGACGTTCGATATTGACGCGAACGGAATTCTTAACGTGAGCGCGGAGGATAAGGCATCTGGAAAGTCCGAAAAGATCGTGATTACTAATGATAAGGGGCGGCTCTCGAAGGATGACATAGAGCGTATGGTAAATGATGCCGAAAAATATAAGGAAGAAGATGATAAGTATCGCAGTAAGGTTGAAGCTATTAATTCGTTTGAAGCGAACGTATTCGGTGTAAAGGGTATGACTGAACAACTGAGCGAAGACGACAAAAAGCTTGTAGAAGATAAAGTAACGGAAACTATCTCGTGGATAGATAATAACAGGTCCGCAGAAATCGATGAAATTGAACACATGCAAAAGGAGTTCAGAGAATTTGTCGATCCCATTTTTTCAAAGTCAAAGACTGAACCCACACCAAAAGCACCCGATGGTCCTGAAATTGAAGAGCTTGATTAATCACACCTAAGTGATTTAAAGATTTTACACAAAGTAAGTCTGATAAACATGAATATTCACTCAATCACCGATATTCTCTTTCCCATGATTCAAAAAATTGATTTAGCATCGTTGCGGGGCTCCGATTCACATATTGAAGCGGAGTTTCGTCTTGGAAAATTTAACGGAAACATGTTCGACACGAATGTAGGCAAGACCACCCACGATTATATTATGCAAGGCCTGTCTAAATATAATGGCTGGGACAGAATCGTTTCTTCGGAAGAGGAAGTATTCTACCGCGATAGCGATGGAGTTCGTATCTCCATCGATTCGACTACCGGCGATGAGACTACTATCCAAAAGGACAGGATCATGAAACATGATCTTAAGCATATCGGTAACACCCCGTTTGATATCAGGCTCGGTGTTTCATCCGAGACTCCCGTGACTGATGAAATTGAAGGTGATATGGATAAGAAAAAGACTAAAAAACGTGTATCCTTTTTTCGCAAGAACCTATCAATCGATATGACTATTGTATCCGGTGATTCGCATGATATGGATTCCGAGGATCCAATGTCTTACCAGGTAGAGTTTGAAATCTTGGATCTCGAAAGGGTGAAGACGAAAGACGATCTTTTCAAAATTTTGCACAAGATTAACGACGTTTTTATTATGTTGGGTACTAATAAATGATCCCGTTGTTAGCTCTGGTCATTTTGTTTATAATATTACATAACGCGAGTAGGAATCAGGGGGAAGAAGTAAGTATACTGGGATTTAAGACTAGGTATTTTCATGTTTCCAACGGAGCGTCCAAACGCGTGTTCGAAAATATGAAAAGTGATAAAATGCCACCGGAATCACTTAAAGAATTTTTAATGATGGAGGATTTGTTTTTGAGGACGGAACACCTTGCCGTATGTTCAGGTGTTTCGCATAGAAACGATGGGTATACTTTATCCGATAAAATAAAGGAAACTTTCGTTGGTTATGATTTTAGATATCACGTGGCTCACTTGAAACAAATTTCAGAACCACATAAGCTTATAAATCGAAATATAAAATGTTAAGTAAATAGAGTAGTGCACGTCTATGTGTTCCCGGAGTCATTCTAGGAACATTATCAAAGATGTAAACAATCAACCATAAATCGTCCGTCTCCCTATTTTCTTCTATCCACTTTTTTTCGTCTTCCGCCTCGATAAAATCATCGGAACATAGGTATTCTCTCTCAAGTTTACCCATCTTCCAGTCTTTATCCGTGTCTCGTTCATGTCTTATGTATGCACAAATAGTTCGGAATATAGCCTCTAAAACAGATTTGTGTATACTGTTTTTCCATTCAGATGGTTCTTCATCTACACAAAACTTTTTTCGAGGGTATATTCGGAGATATTCTAAGAAACATTCTCTAGAATCGTCCATTACTTATCGTACGAACGTTTTCTTTATAATTGTTCAACCTTCGTTCCTTTAGGGAAGCGTGCAAGCCCCTTGGGCGACTTCTTTGGTGAGGGTGTGGCCACGTTCATAGAATTTTCGAGTTCCTTACTGAAATTATTGTTTAATTTATTGAGTGCGTTATCTAATTTCTTTTTTCGCTCAAATTTCCATGTTCGTACGGAGTCCTTCTTTAACTTATTAACGTTAGCCTTGAATGGGATACCGGACTTCTTATTCTTTTTAAGATTTAACGCGTTAATACGTTTTTTGATCTCAGCTACATCCGCGTTAATAGACGGCATAACATTCTTATATTTTTTTAGCCAGCGTTTACCATACTCTTTTTCCAAGTCTTCCTTTATAGCTTTATTTGTGAGACGCCTTTTTTCCATCTTCTTAGCCACGTTTGCATTTTGTGTGACTTTATTTACGGTCTTCGGCTTCCGCCCACGCCTCTTGGGTTCAGTTGGTCTAGGTAACTTCAGTTTTTTGCATAACGTATCAACCGTATCACTGTCGGTAACTGGTACACCTCTCGCAACCGCTATAGGTGTTAGCTGTTCTTTGGTATAAGCGAGGCATGGTTTGTTATTTACCATATATGTACCAAATACGCGGTTTTTGATTTTATTACATATTTGCGGTTTAGTGGTTTTACCTGTAATATCGACTACACCCAATTTCTCTGCTACAGCTACAAGTTTAGGTCTAGCTACTGTGAGACACTTTCTCACTCCCACTCTCACACCGTTTTTACCGTTTTTAGAATTCTTTTTATTGTAGTATGTTATTTTAGAGTTCGCGTTAGATACATTTACGGTCTTATTTTTGCGTATGGCTACAGGTTTACTGGAAGGACCGTTAATGTTCTTAAACCCTGTAAGTAATCCCATAACACGCAGATGCTTAACAAGTTCTATACCATGGGGGTTGTAAGCGGTAGTCAAACCATTCATAGTTTTAGAGCCCATAATCTGTATCTTACCAGATGTAAACAATCGATACGTATATCCTTGGAACGTCATCTTCAAAGCCGGACTAAGTTCTGGTTCGTATTCGATATTACCAGACTTCTTAAATGCTTTCGCCACAGACGTCAAGTTTATGCGACCGTTGGCTTCAAAAGTTCCCACGAGGGTTACATATTTCATGGGGTTATACAAGAACTTGTAACGGGGTGCATACTTGTCTATGATATACTTTCGGATCATCTCGGGGTGTCTCGAGTTATTGTTTAAAATACCACCCGCGATTTGCATTTTTCCATTTGTATAAATCTTAACTAGTAGCTTATGCTTCTTTCCACCTTCAAACGTAAAGCCATCAATTTGAGCTACGAAATAACGATGACGATTTTTCGCGTTTGCATTGGGAGTAACCGTGAACGTGTGTTTAGCCCCTATCTGCATACGCCCATATAACAGCTTAATCGCATTTACTTCAATTTCAAGCGAAGATCCAGGTGCTATAGGGCGTCTTTTGATGGGCTTCTTGTAGAGAATCTCGGTAACGTTTACATTATAGTTACCCGGATTGGACTCAAGATTTACCATAGCGTTAAAGACCGATGTTCGCAATGGAGATATCTTCATCCTCGATAAATCTGCGCGGGCTATTTTCTTATTGATAACATTACTGATCCTCTTTGATACGTTATTGTAAGGTAATCGTCTAGCATTTAACGCTAGACGATTACGTTCATTATTCGATAGATATGGTGCATGTTTAACTAGATTTTGGGTGGTGAATGGCTTGTTATTTTTTTCAAATTCATTAAACATACCCATGTTATAATATAGATAGAAATTTTTTATTAGATCTCCCCTGTGTTTGTGCAAGAATCACTATATGTAGATACCTTTTCATCACCTACATCGGTTTCCGTTTCTACGTCTACAGGCGTCGTATCTACGATATCCAATCCCAATACCCATGAAATGTTCTTACTTTCAGTCTTTTCTTTAGGGTCTGGATATCCCGGACCGAAGCGTGTATACTTCGTAGGAGGCAAGACTTCAACCGTAATATTTCTTTCACCGAATGGTCCTGCCCAGATATCAGCATTAATCGCACGCGACTTACCCTCCTTCATACAATAAGCGCTAAATACTTCTTTGAAAAATGGAAGTGGACACTTCTTCTTAGGATCTATCTCCACCTGTGCAGAGTTCAAGAAGCTGAGTAGGGGACTGCACGCGGATTCAATCTGCTGTTTTACGCGTTCGAAGTACGGTGGAACAATGCTCCAAATTGTTTCATCCCTGTACTTTTGAGCTACTTCGAGATACGCTCGCACACACTTTTGTAGGATGATAGGCAGTTCCTTTTCCAACTTCTGATCAAGTGTGGGGTCCGCCTCTTTCACCTTCTTTGTAAAGTCGAGTGTAAGTACACGTCGGAGAATACTACCAGAGTTGTCTCGCCATCCGGGTACTTCGTTGCCTCCTAGGATACCGGGCGTTTTCCATTCAATAGATTTAGCCTTCTCGTGCTTTACTGCAATAGACACGTCTTCACCGCTGACGATAGACTGGAACTCAGCTTGCTCGAGAGCTAGATCACCCTTGATCTCGGGTGCAATGAACAAGAATGCATCGTAAATAGAAGAGAGACCAAACTTACGTTCAACGTTATTCGAGAGAGTGCGGACATCTTCCGTGTTATAAAATTTTCGGAAAACCTTTGTAATAAGTGTCGATTTTCCCGATTGGGCCACACCCTTCAAAAATGGAATACATTGCCATTTGTCGATCTCGTTAACATCGAAACACAAACGTCCTCCTAGAACGCATACCCATTCTCGTACATCTTTATCAAAGCCTTGATAAGTTAGCACGGAATCAAAATGGGGTGTCGGAATATCACGCCAGTCGACAGCACTGTAATCGGGAAAGTCTTGTTCAAAGTATTTGCAACTCACCACGGTTTGATCAAGTGCCTTAAATTCGGGGGAATCATATGTATAAAATGAAGCCCTGTACATGGTATTTTCTTCGTCGGAATGTTCGGGGTCAAACTCCTTACCGATAAAAATACCATTAGTAAACGACCAGACATGACGATCCTTTTTAATATCTTGAAACTGCATATCTTTCGTGTTAGTGAGATGACGAATAACGTCGTTATGGGTAGAAGGGCGCATAGTAAGATTCTTCCATAGTTCGAACATACGTTCCTTTTTGCCTACACCATACACGTAGTCCTGGATCGTTTCCACAACCTTCCATGCACGGGTAGATGCACCTTCTTTCGTCATGATCTGTTTGCAGCAGTGGCCTTTGTATCTCTTAAGCTCACGTTCATAGAGATCCTTGAGTACAGTGAGACAGGCTTGTTGATAGGGGATAAGTTCTTCGACATTCTTCATCGTAGAAGTCCTGAAAATAGAAGGGTCGGATTCGGGGTTTATTGGAACATATGTAGGGTTGTTTACCCTATCGCTGATGCGAGCATTACGGAATACAATCTGCCAGGCATCTTCAACTTGATCGATTAGACGGTTAATACGAACAGATGTTTTCATATCGTCATCGTCTTCTAGATCCATGATACCCAGTGTGTCCGCTCGGTGATATAGTTCACACAAACGGTCGTGCATTCTCATGTGTTTAGCCGAAATCTTCTCCAAGTCTATGGAGATGGGTAGGCCGTCATCACTTAGCTCGTCTTTCGTAAAAAAATTCAAATAACCGACATGATAAGACATATATTTATCGTTTTTTTCGGTGAGTTTCCACATATGTTCTAATTGTAGGAGCATGTCCATGACCTGATCCGGGGAAAATTTTTGAATGTGGTTGGACCACAGGGCACTATTAGCGTCGTCGTAGTTAGCCGCCTCACCGATGAAGTGAATTGGCTCCGACATTTATTTATTTATATAGTAAGGCCCCATTTTTCTAAGCCTCATTTTTCTTCTGAAGAGAATTGAGAAGTTTGATTAAAATTTTGTTTTGTATTTCCATCTGGCGAGCCATCTGAACTAGAGCCGAACACACGGTATCACCCTCGGGGGTCGTCAGCGTGGAGGCTAACAGTCCTTCGAGTGCGGATAAGTCGTCGGAATAATCAGACGCTTGGGATTCGTCGTCGAAGTCGTCGAGATCGATATCCTCGACCTCATCGCCCTGAGACTGGGGGTCTACGACGGCTTCATCGGTAGATTCGGAACGGGGTGTAGGAGAACGACCACGAGAGGACATTGTAATTTATGTTCAGGAAAAATGATGTGTGAAATTTCGCACTTTACCCAAAATTATTTTCTTTGTATATAGTACAACTACTCTCAAAATGGCTGGCGGTCTTATGCAACTCGTGGCATACGGTGCCCAAGATGTCTATCTCACTGGTAACCCCAAGGTAACTTTCTTCCAGGCGGTCTATCGCCGTCACACTAACTTCGCTATGGAGACTATCGAGCAGACTGTTAACGGTACCCCCGCTAACTCTGGCCGCGTCTCCGTCACCGTTGCCCGCAACGGTGATCTCGTTGGCGACATGTTCGTCGAGCTCAAGGCTAAGGCGTCCGTTGTCCCCACTTCCGCCGTCGCGGCTGGCGACGTCGACGATGATAACTGGGCCGCTGAGCGTGCGATCAAGGACGTAGAATTGTCAATCGGAGGACAGAGAATTGACAAGCACTACCAGCGCTGGTGGCGCCTCTACTCCGAGCTTTACCTCGACGAGTCGAAGAAGCTCACTTGGGGTAAGATGACCACCCCCTCTGCTAACGGTGGTAAGATGTACCTCCCTCTCATTTTCTTCTTTAACAGGAACCATGGTCTCGCTCTTCCTTTAATCAGCCTTCAGTACCACGAGTGCAGGCTTGATTTTGACCTGTCGTCTGAATTCTCCAAGTACTCCGATGGCTCCACCTTCAAGGTCTGGGCCAACTACATCTACCTCGACACTGAGGAGCGTAGGCGATTCGCCCAGAAGGGTCACGAGTACCTCATTGAGCAGGTTCAGCACACTGGCTCCGATGCCCTCGCTGCCGTCGGCTCCACCAAGCAGATCCGCCTCTCCTACAACCACCCCGTCAAGGAGCTTGTCTTCTGCGCTGACCGTGGTTCCGTCGCTCGTTCCAACCTTTGGAACTTCACCGCCGCGGTCGACACTGTTGTGTCTTCCAATGGCGCTGCCGGCCTCCAGTCCGGTGCTACCACCCTCGTCACGCCCTCCACCTGTGGTGCCCCTCTCCTCAAGCTCGGTTCCGACGCTGCCGACGGTTCTGATGTCTGGACTGAGGAGGGTCACGGCCCCGTCGATACCTTCAAGCTTGTCCTCAACGGTCAGGATCGCATGAAGGAGCAGGACGGTAAGTACTTCAACCAGGTGCAGCCCTTCCAGCACCACACTGGTTCCCCCGTGCCCGGTGTGTATGCTTACTCTTTTGCCCTTAAGCCCGAGGAGCATCAACCGACCGGTACCTGCAACTTTTCTCGCATCGATAACGCTCAGGTCGCTATCAAGACTGCGGACCGCGGTGCTACCACCCCCACCAACCTCAACATGTTCGCCGTTAACTACAACGTCCTCCGCATCCAATCCGGTATGGGTGGCCTTGCCTTCTCTAACTAAGCATACAAATCAAATTTGTATTTGCTATTAAAATTAATTAATTATTCAATTTTAAAAGTTGTTCGTACACACTTTTTAAAAATGAAGGTTCTTTACTTTTGACTCCCCCTTGTTTTTGTAACGCTTTTTTTTGGTCTTATTTTTACAAGGTGTCCGACCGGTCGGACACCTCAATCGAACGTACACGAAACATTTTCATCATCCCACTTGTCTACACTGTTACACGAAATTTCACCCCCAAACAGTTCATACACCCATGACCCATCTACAAGTTCATCTTCAATAAGCTTATTTTTCAATTGTTTAAGTTCAAGCATGTTAATAGACAGGAGTTCTTTCGAGCGCTTGTAACACTCATCCACGAGATCGTTAATCTCTTTATCGACAATCAGTGCAGCCGCGGGTGATAGGTTTCGGTAATCGAAGTTGTTGTCACCTAGACCATATGTAGTAACCATCTCCCGGGCGATCTTATACACTTGTGCATAGTCAGACGAAGCACCCGTGGTGATATTATCGGGTCCAAAGATGAGCTCTTCGGCTGCACGCCCACCTAGAGCTACGATCATCTGATTCTTGAGATACCGCTTCGTGTAGAGAGCCGATTCTGCATCCTCTTCCGAAGGCTGGAAGAAGGTCACACCACCGGCTGCACCTCTAGGAATGATGGAAACTTTACGCACGCGATCGTAGCCAGGAATGACTGCACCCGTGATAGCGTGTCCCGCTTCATGGAAAGCGATAACATCCTTCTTGTGACCTGTAAACGTCGTGTCACCTTTTGCCCCTACGATCAGTCTCTGGTACACATCGTCCACGATAGCTTCCGTGATGGTACCATCTCCATCTCTCACGGCACGAATTGCACACTCATTCAATAGGTTGGCGAGTTCGGCGCCTGAAAACCCCGTGGTTTGTCTCGCGAGATTTCCAAGGCTCACATTCTTATCAAGCTTCTTACCTCGAGCGTGTACTCCGAGAATCTTTTTACGACCTTTAACACTTGGTAAAGTCACTTGAATTTTGCGATCGAACCTACCCGGGCGAAGAAGGGCCTCGTCTAGAATGTCGCTCCTGTTAGTAGCTGCGATGACGACAATTCCAGTGTTGTCATCAAATCCATCCATTTCGGTAAGAAGTTGATTAATCGTCTGCTCACGTTCGTCGTTACCAGGCATGGACCCACCTGCACGCTTTTTACCCACAGCATCAATTTCGTCGATGAACACGATACAGGGCTGATTAGTCCTTGCCTGTTCGAAGAGCTCCCGTACACGCTTAGCTCCTACACCTACGAACATTTCAACAAAGCTCGCTGCCGAACATTGAATGAAAGGAACACTCGATTCACCTGCAATCGCTCGAGCGAGAAGTGTTTTACCGGTTCCGGGTGAACCCGAAAGAAGGGCACCCCGAGGAATCTTCGCCCCGCTACCCGAATATCGCAAGGGATTCTTGAGAAAGTCGACGATTTCTTCCAGTTCATATTTAGCAGAGTCAATACCTTCAACGTCAGTGAATCGCGTCTCTACGTTCTCTTCCATAGCGAAGTCTGCTGATTTGAGAAAGGGGTTGGGCATCCCCATCCCACCTCCATCCGTACTTCCAAATATGGCGCGGAACATGGTGAAAGCGTACAAGATGAAAAATCCTACGATAACATTTTCAGCGAGATTCTGTGGTTGCGAGGTGTCTATGTTTACGTTTGCTTCACTTTCAATCAACTTCTCCCAAAACATGTCAGATTGAACGATTGCGACATCTCCGTAATCTCCATTCTCTTCAGCGAAGACGGCCTGATTCTTAGCGGGTCGCACGAGTACCTGTGGAAATTCTTTATTATCGAGCCCTTTCATAAACTGACTAAATGATCTGGGCTTGTATTCAGGTTGTTCCGAATTCTCCACCTTAATATTCGGTGCGCGGAAAATACGCGGTACAGATAAACTCATTACAGGACGCATCTATCTTATATGATGAAATAAGTTTTAAGCAGCTTAAATAAATCCAGACATTATAGATTACAATGACGAGTTCTATTGGCGTAATCGGATTGGGTTCTATCGGAAAAAATCTTGCTCTGAACATTCAAGAGAAGGAGAAGTTGCACGTGTTTAACAAGACACATTCTAAAGTTGTTACACTTGAAGAACAATCCGAAAATGTATATGGTCACGAATCCATCGGTGAGATGGTAGATGCTATGAAATGGCCGCGTGTCATTTTCACAGCTCTTCCCCATGGCCAGGCGACCGACGATACTGTTAGGGTTTTGCTTAAACACATGAAACCCAGTGATACGATCATAGACTGTTCAAATGAACATTACAGAGTATCGAGAACTCGGGGGTCTAGATGTAAGGCCCACAAGGTAAACTATCTAGGTACAGGTCTTTCGGGTGGAGCCGAAGGTGCTCGCCAGGGACCCGCTCTCATGCTAGGGGGTACCAAGCATGCTTACGAGATGAACAAGTCATTCTTGTCTAAAATTGCTAAGAGGCATACCTATATGGGCGAGGACTACGGAATTGGACATTTTACGAAGATGGTTCACAACGGGGTTGAATATGGTATGCTGCAAGCTGTGGCTGATCTATACGCTTATTGTGATCACGACGACGATCGCATGCAGAAGAGTTTGGAACAAGCTATCGGTACTGATATGGATGGATACATCGTGCGTTCCGCATTGAAGGTGCTTGAGAATTATGACATGAAGAAGATCTCTGACGTTGCTGAGATGAACAGCACGGGGCTCTGGTGTTCTCAAATTGGTTTGGAATATGAAATTCCTACACCCGTGATTAACTCTGCGGTGAACACTCGAATTACGAGTAAGTATGTCAAGTCCGTTCGTACAAAACAGAAGATTACTGCTTCATTTAAACCTTCTATCGCTATGAATACACTGCGATTTACGTTTGCCGCCTCACTTCTAGAGGGGTATAGCTTGATGGACACAAGGAACGCCTCTAGAATAGATGTGGTAAACGCATGGTCTAGGGGTACTATCATCGAGTGTCCGCTCATCGGGAGTGAACTTCACGGCATCATGGATAAACATATTCTAGACGCACGCATTTTTGCGTTACACTGCATGACCGCGGGTGTTCCGTGTCCGGCTGTTCATGCAGCTATTAACCAATATGATTTTATTCATCAACAAAAAACGTCTATGGCTTTTCTCATGGCGCAGCGCAATTATTTTGGACAACACACACTTATTGAAGTTTAAAAGAACAATACGTATATGATGTATGATTAAGAAAGTTATTGATTTGTTTTTTAAAGTAGAAAAACCTGTACTCGGTAGATGGTCACTTAAATCGTGTAGCGAGAACTCAGTTTCCATAAACTCTATTTACCAGAATAGGGATCACTGTGGTGATACCATATGCAAAACGCCTAAACGAGCGGATGAATATCCGACTCTACCTAAATCTCATTTTCCACACGCACACTTACCTTTTGGACATTTACACGCTCCACCGAACATCCCGCAACGAGAGCAATAGCCACTTCTACCCCTCTTCCGCGAACGCTTTGAGCTGAAGGGGTTGAACGGGAGCTTGGACCCCATACCTGACCCAACCAGTATCATCGCTACGATAGCGCCTACTATGAGAAGGAGCGGGAGGACCCAGACGGGGATGTTAGCGATATTGTTATTAGCCATTTTATATAATTACAAGAGTTTTTTTTCTGGGTTCATACAAATGAAGGTCACACTTAAAAAAAGTCCTAACCCTGAAAAGAAATATAGGGTGACCTTTGAAGATGGATCCCACGTAGATTTTGGTGGTGCTGGATATTCTGATTATACGATCCACAAAGATCCATCGCGTATGAAGAGATATCTCGCACGCCATGGACGTATGGGTGAAACGTGGTCTAAAGCTGGTTTAAAAACAGCTGGATTCTGGTCTAGGTGGCTATTGTGGTCTAAACCGAGTATGACTGGAGCTAAGCGATTGATGTCCTCGCGTTTCGGTTTGCGATTTGTCTAAGACCACGGCGATTTAAATTCTTTTGAAGCTGTGTAAGTAGATTTCTAGGCATCGTGGGACGTCTGATGGGAGCTGGACGGGCCATCGGCATACGCCGAGGTGGTGGAGGTGGTGGAGGGGGGCGCACTGGACTCGTTTTCTTCATGGCGCACGTGCACCGATTCTTAACGAGTTGACGACACGTACGCATAGTAGCGGCAGCTTGAGTTACGCGATTTTTCATAGCAGCTAAATCGCGTAAATTAATCTCCTTTCGTAAAGCTTCATTCGTCTTTTTTACGCGTTTACCTTTATTATCTCTCGTCAAACGAATACCCTTTCTCCGGGCCTTTGTTCGGATATCTACCATTTATATATACCGAGATTAAAAAAAGTGGTCGGTTCTGTAAAGTTTAGCCTGATACGGTGCAGCTTTACCTAATACACTAACAGTCTCGTTACCGTATATTTCCTTACATCCATAATCATCCATACAGTCTCTACCATTTACCGTGACCGGGATAGAGTATATTTGATCACCCGGAGTTGATGTGTAATAATGATATTGATCTCGGCGCCCTCTCACCTCTTTGCCATATAAGGGAAGCATCTCTTCATTTTCTCCTACGAGAATACCCATCTGTTGGACACGTTTAGGTTTATATGTTTTTATAGGGGGATCCCTGTACTCCGGCTGTCTAGGGCGTGTCTCGATCGGTGGGGCGACATGAACTGGATAGGGGACGCGAACAACTTTACTGTGTATAGGTCTGGACAAAAGGTAAGCAATAGTACCCAGTAATACCATGACCATGACAAAATTCATAACAGTTTTGTTCCTGTTTTTCATTTATATATCTTTGAGATTATTTTTGCAGCTGGGACTCTATCAAGTTTAAATTGAACTAACATCCATAGCGCAAATAAGATATACTTTGGTGCGTCATTTGATGTCTTGGTGTCGAGTTTTAATATGGGACTCACGAGTCTACCAAAAAACGTTTGTTCTTTGGGTTTACCGGTGATTGCTATCTCGAGTTCAGTAAGAGCGCATGTATCATCGTTCGTCGCCCAATGTAAAAATAGAAATGGTATTATCAACGAATACATGACTAACCATTTCTCCACTTTTGTAAATGGTATAATTAAAGCCAGGCAAAAAAGTAAGACGTGAATCAAAAAAATTATGTTCATATCTATTAGTATGGACAAAGAAAAGAAAAAAGTCCAACCAAAAGAAAAGGTAAAACGAGTTTGGCATCCTTCACAGGAAAAGATTTTGAAAACGTGGGGTGAAGCCTCGGCCTGTTACAGATACATGCATAACCATGCGTATCTCGTATTCAAGAAACAGAGTATGCGTTTTACTTTACCAGTCATCGTGTTATCGACGATCACGGGTACGGCTAACTTTGCGCAGCAGTCGTTTCCAGAAAGCATAAGAGGTTCTGCACCAGCCATGATTGGCGGTCTTAACCTGATCGCTGGGATTATTGCCACTATAATGCAGTTCCTAAAAATTAATGAATTAATGGAGGGTTGCAGGGTTGCGTCACTGCAGTACGGTAAGCTTTCGCGTACAATTCGGTTAGAGCTTTCTCTTCCTATCCAAGAACGTTCTTGTGACGGTTCTGTGATGATAGAGACGTGCAGAGCCGAGTACGACAGGCTTATCGAGCAGTCACCACCCCTTCCGTATTCCATTATTCAGGCGTTCGAGAGGCAGTTCCCAGATGATTCTGAATTCTTCAAACCAGAAATCATGCATATACAGCCTATCGATATGTTCATTTCGGAAGATGCGATGCGCGACGAACTACAGAAAGAGCTTGGGGCTATACGGACAGGTGAGTCCACTCCAAGGGAATTATCGGTGGTTATAGAATCTGAGAAAGACGTCTAGTCAGATACGCAATCATGACGAACAACATAATATTAAAGACTGCAATGCATACCAAATAAGGAAAAACCTTTCGTTTGATTGGTTCTAGTATCCTTGTCTGAAGTGTATCATTCTCTAAAATAATATCTAAAGCCTGATCAGTAAAGTCATCAGTGATGGACTCCTTCATTAAAATAATCCCACAAAAAAAAGAAAGACCACCGACGCTTCATCATCACGAAATAGAACTACTCGAGAAATATGTATCCCAAGGACATAACGTGTTCGTGTGTGGTCCTACTGGATGCGGTAAATCTTTTGTTGTCGATACGATACTTAATCACTCTAACACGATAGAACTACATTCTGAACTTTTTCAAAAAAAGAGTTCTTTCATGAACTTGATAGGAGATACTTCTTATCACGTTCTCATAGACGGGTATGATGCGTCTGTTCATGGTCATAAACAGATAATAGATAAGATATCAGAGCGAAATGAAAGGATTACACGGGGGTCTGTTGTAGTGACGTCGAACTCTATACATATGCTACCCAATTTTAAGCTTATCATAATTCCGAAGCGCACACCTGACGCTATATTTTCTCTTGCATGCGACAATCCTCGTGCCCGGTTAGCCGCCGAAAAGTGCAATGGAAATATCAGGAATTTTTACGACTACTTAAACTTTTCTGACGAGAAAGATGTATTTAAAACTTCAAAAGACATCGTGATAGATATATTGTGCCGTAAAGGTGGATCATTTGACGTTTCACAAACAGTACACGAACATGGTCATGTATGCGATGTTATACATGGAAACTATTTATCATGTGCAAACAGTAATGTATACCAAATCATCGAGTCTTTGTCTATCGCCGATATATACGATACCGTTATGTATAAGGGTGATTGGAATTACATGCCGTACTATATCACGGCGGGAATGGCTGTACCTAAATTTAATATAGGAGAACCCATGAAGCCGGAAAAGGTCCAACCTGGAAGTACGTGGACTAAATACGGAAACTTCAAAATGCGTCATAACAAGCTGAAAAGTATACAAGCTAGACACACAACCAAATTGGGTCCAGAAGAACTATCACTACTTAGAACATATGCTATTAGTGGTAATCTAGACCCTTTAATCGAATACAAACTCACACCTCTCGATTTTGATATCATGAACCATCTCGCCGTTGGCAACAAACTAAAAGCAACCGAAGTTGCAAAAGTTAAAAAGAAAATGCGAAACATACTCAATGAGTAGTTCTGATAGTGATAACGAAGAGTCTACCGCCGATATCATCCGCGTGATTGGATGTGATATTTATTACTATGGCGAGGTAGATCGTCCTAATAGTCTCGAGTTTATTCAGGAATTTCGAAAACTCGAGATTGATCTACTCAAAAAGTCCATAGATCTAGCGGGATACAACCCATTGATCAGAATTCACATTCATAGTGAAGGTGGTGATGTGTTTTCTGGCTTATCTATGATGGATACTCTAAAAAGTGCAAGGGTAAATGTAGAATGTATAGCTGAAGGTAATTGCTGTAGCGCCGCAACATTTATTCTAATGGGAGGTTCAAAAAGACTCATGTCTCCAAATGCATTTATTTTGATCCATCAACTTTCATCCGGATTTTTTGGTAAATATCAAGAACTCAAAGACGAATTGAAAACATGCAAAAAAATAATGAAAACTATTAAAAAATTATATAGATCAGCTACGGATATTCCTAAGGAAACCCTAGACGAATTCATGACCAAGGACGTATATTTGAACCTTGACGATTGTATCAAATACGGGATCGTTCACGGGCCCGCGTAACTTTAACATTTCGTCTATATAAGAAAATCACACCTAAGATGATGAACCCAATACTGATTGTATTCATATTCATTTGAACCGTCGTTATCGGAGGAGGCTTAAGTCGCTCCATCCTTTCATAATTTACTACTGGAATCATTCTACAATATGAATACAATTTTTACTACCGACAAAAACGGCAAGAAGCGCTACCTCGACATTCGCGTCGAGGAGATCAATAATGTCTGGTGCATCGTGAAGGCAACTGGACAGGTTGGAGGCAAGGAGGCTACATCCGTGACGGAAGTCCCTCTCGGTTTTGAGAGTGCGACGAAGCGCGCGAAGACCATGTGGAAGAATGCGAACACCAAGGCGACGGCCATTCTTCCCATGTTGGCGAACAAGTGGGAAGATCGTGAGAAGTACATCTCTGAACCTTTTTACGTTCAACCCAAACTCGACGGTGTTCGTCTCTTGGTGTCTAAGGACGGCGGCATCTCGAGGACCGGGAAGATTATTCCCGGGACCGAGGTTCTCGGTAAGGGTCTCAAGGCGGGTCAATACGTCGACGGTGAGGCGTTTGACCCCAACATGACGTTCGAAGAGCTCACGAGCACTTTCAAGACGGATCCCCTGAAACTCAAGTTTCACGTGTTCGACTTCTTTGATCTCAGAGCCGAAGCCCTCGCTCGAGACAAGATGACTTTCGAGCAACGCTGGGAATACGTCAACGACTCTATCTACAACCCCCATTACGAGTATGTCAAAACGACACTCGTAAAATCTAAGAAGGATCTTCCCAAGGTGCATAAGAAGCACGTCGAAGAGGGTCACGAGGGTACGATGATTCGCGACCGCTTCAGTGTATACGAAGTTGGTCAGCGAAGCAACTACCTTCTCAAGCACAAGGATTTTCAGACGGAGGAGTACGAGATCATCGGAGCCACGACTGGGCACGGTCGAGATGCAAAGTGCGTCGTTTGGATCTGCAAGACGGAAGAGGGTAACGTGTTCAATGCACGCCCGGAAGGTACCCTGGAGGATCGTGAGTATAAATACGCGAACAAGGAACGTTTCATTGGTAAGATGCTTACCGTGAGATTTCAGAACTTGACCGACAAGAATGTTCCCAGGTTCCCAGTGGGAGTTGCGATTAGAGACTATGAATAATTTGTTATGAATATGTAAATGAATCGAATTGCCGTTGACGTTGATGAAGTTCTCGTACCGTTTGTTAGACCCATGGCTAAGTATAAAAAGTTAAAAATGCCAACTGAAAAATGTAGATACGTGTACCGTGAAATGTTTAACATAACAGAACCCCAATCCCGGAAGATGGTGCGAGAATTTTATGATTCCGAGGCATTCGATGCACTCCAGCCTATCGAGTATTCCCAAGCAGTTCTCCGACTCATGCGCCCCTATATAGATAAGATGTACATCGTCACGGGGCGTCACGACTGCGTTAGAGAGAAGACCGAAGACTGGTTAAATGAATATTTCCCGGGTATTTTTGACGACGTTATTTTGACGAATAGTTTTACGAGTTACGAAATTCAGAAATACGATATATGTCACTCCCTTAATCTCGACACGATCATAGACGATAGCGACACGACTTGTGGCGTTTGTAAACACTGGGGCATGGACGCGTATCATTTCGCAGGGTATAATGGTAAAGAATACGAATGGTGCAAGAAGGACGATATAAGCGTTTTGAGCTGGGTGGAACTATACAAAAAACTACCTTTGAAGTTCATGGATTAAAATCTCAGAAGATATTAGATGTCTCGAACAGTAACTATTACTAAGACTGGTACCACACCCAAAATTACACAGAATGTAGCGAGTGGTAGAATGTTGAATAATAAGCTGGATATCAGGTCTAAGCGTCAACAGCTCGTGAATACGTACCTTACTTTCACGTATGAAATGAGAGATAATTTACCGCGGAGGATATTTTGGAGGTATGTTATTCTAATGCTTCTATCCATTGATAAGATTGCCGGTATATCATCAAACGATGAAAGGTATTCACAACTGTTCGAACAGACAAATACTCTTAACGGTACAGTTCCCTTAGATATCCAAAACACGTGGGCTCGTAAATTTGAAGGTATTGTTAAAAATGCGAAACGTATTTCTTCTTCCACCACGAAGAATTTAAACTCGATGCTTAAATTTTAATCTGAGACATTAATATATGTCGTGTTCCGATAAACCGATATTCGTCATTATAAAGGAAACCCCCACAGGATATTCCTTCGATAATGACGTCACATACAATAGTCCATTCGCTAAGCATGTATTATCACAGCCAGCGGATATGACTCACCCATCATTGGTGGTCACGAGCTCATGGGGCTTGAATAAGAGTATCACACAGATGGCGACCGGTAATGCCGGGTTTAGTATCTTGAAGAAGGCTAATAACAGGTCAAACTTTATACGAAATTACGATAATAGAAGAAAATTTGTTGGTTTGATTGATAACGGAACCCGTGGATACAAGTTAGCTAGAACAGCTCCTTTAAGTGGTAATGCTCCATCTGTTATGGAACTGACTAACTTACTTAAATCTATATCCAATTCCGGTAAGAACATAAAGGTCCGTGGAAGTCCTTTAGAATATAAAAGGTTACTCGACTATTTTCAGTTCCTGTTAGTGTCCAAAGTTCAAGCCGGGGATTTATTTCTAACTCGTCCTAATAATGTTCATATCATGGACGATATAAATGATCCATCCAAGGATGTTACGCTAGAGGAGGCATATCTCAGTATGTTCGATCAAGAATCATCCAATCGTACCATGTATAATGATGCATATTTCGTTACTATGGATAGAGTAGCCGCGTTAGCAGCCGTGGTGCGACAGATTCCTACCATATATCAAACGGTCAAACCACAAAATTATTATGATGTACCAACGGGTAATGTAAATAGAATAACCAAATTTTTACAGTCCAAATTAAAGACCGTCCGGAACGCTTTTGAAATTCCTAACCGAAATACACCGATGAAGAATCACCCTAATAGGATGCAAGAGTTGATAACACCGGGTGGTAGACCCATTATCACTAAAGGACCCCTGTTTAAATGGTTCTTAGATACTCGAAATATACAAGAAAAAGGTAATCGGGAGGTGGGTGCAAATTTTCATAAGTTTTCCGCGGATAAAAAGGCGCTCATTTTGTTTTATTGGGTTTTCGCATACCCATCCGGTACTCATACCACAAACTTACCTTTCATAGAAGCATTTCTCAGTATTTTAGATACGTTTCACGATTTTACTGGATCACGTGCGACTAATACCTTCAAAAATATCATAGGTACCGAAAACACGAGAAATAATTTAAAGAGAATAGATCCCGCTCAGCTCAACTTAAACGATTTTAATACCAAAAAGGCGCATAAAACGCTAGTTAAATTATTGGGTACGGATATTTATCGTAAATCTAGGAAAGCTTATAATACACCTTTAAAAACCATCATATCGGATGCAAATAAACGGGGATTAAACGCGGACGATAAAGTTGGTCGAATGTTATATTTCATCACGAGTATGCTAGGAAGTGACTCGGGTTCACTCGTACAGGCGTGTGAAAAATTATCACAAGAAATATTACTCCATCTCGCGGATAATGAACCCATTTACGAAAGACCCAAAACGTTTGTGTTTGGCGAAGGGCGTAATAAATTGTGTGACCTTCTCGATAAGAAAGGCGCTTGTTTAGTCGTCGATGCTATAAGTGGTAGTTTACCACAGTGTTTAGCTAAACATTCTGTCTACCATAATGTGGGTGTACTTGATCCCGCTACGAGATCTATACTTTCATGGAGTGAAGTTGATGGTAATGAAGGTTGTGTAGATGGCGCAAAAGAGAAGGAGCGTCAAAGAAAATTGCGATATAAACGTAGACAAGAACAAAAGCGGTTATTAAAAGAAAGGGCTGCGAAAGAACGTATTAAGAAAGCACGGGAGACGAGAGAACGAACGAAGCGAGAAGAGGCTGCTAACGCGGCTGCTAAGGCGGCTGCTAACGCGGCTAAAACCAAGACTCAGACACTTGGTAGAGCGGCTCGAGCGGCGGCGAGAGAGGCGGTTGAAAAGCGTAAGAGGAATAATAACGCGTCGCCCAATAAAAATACAAAAGCCCAAACTCCGGTTGTAAAACGTGAGAGAAATAACAATGCACTACCTAATAAACGACCCACTAAGATGACTAAGCTTACGTCATTTAAACCACCGCGGGGCAATATGGAGATAAACAGTAATAAAAAATCTCCTCCTCCGAGACCTCCTAGATCTATGAGACAACAGGGGTTAAATAGTATACCAGAGTCGAGACAAATCACAGGGACGACGCCGTCTAGACGAGAGACGAGATCTGCAAGGGCGGCTCGCTTGCGACGCAACGCACCTCCTTCGGCCGGTACCCGCTACAGTGCTCGTACCCCTGGTAGTGCCCCTGGTCGTACCCCTGGTCGTACCCCTGGTAAAACGCCTAGGACTAATCGATAATTATCTTGGACTATGGTAGATGAACAACGCTGAGTATAGGCAATTTAGGAAAGAAATAATGAAATATAAGAATCTTGTTAAACGGAATAGAATTAATCGCATTTCTAAAGAGGTACAAGAGGGAAACAAAACACGTAATCAGGGGTTAGTTGAAGCTTATAACGAAGCTAACATAGAATATAGAGCACAAATGACGGGCTACTATCCTAAAATATTAATGAAGGTTTTAAAAATGTTATTCCAACAAAAAGTCATTTCAGGGAAGCAGATGAAAGCACTTACAAGTGATAGAGCTATGAGAGCATTTGTGCGAGAAGTGGCTGGGGAAGGTCCGCGTCGCCCCCCATGTGTTAAAATACAAAATGTTAGAGGTTGCTCTAATGCTCGTAAAGCTGTTCAGGGCTTCGGAAGATCTACCCGGCGTGCCGTGACCAGTGCCGTTACTACTCCTTTTAGAGCGGTGACTGGATCATTGCGTGGGGGTACCTAAGTAAACCCCTAATATATCAAAAAATATACAAACATGAACACCCTAAATGAGACTTTCAAAAACGGAGCGGCCATCATGAGTCTCATTTGGAGCGTAGGAAAAATGCAAGAGTGGGTGCAGCGTAATCAGTATTAAAGCGTAGAGCCGTTGAATATATAAAATGTTTACTATCACCTGCTCTCAGATGCCTGCCCGTGTCCCCGTTTCCGATGAAACTAGGAAGAGGCGCGTGCGACACTGGCGTCAGCATATGTACGCACATCCGTCACAGGAAGAAATCGCAAACAGGGCTCTCAGTAAGGGAGCTGAGAGAATTCGTGAAATGGAAATTGAGATCGAGAGATATAAGCGCGTGAACGCCAAGCTCGAGAGAATGGCTAAGTGGAATTTGCGTTCATCTCAGTCAACGCTTAGAACTTCCGAAGAAATGCTGCAACTGCTTCAAGATACGTTCGGCGACGAGGCCTTTGAAAAGAATGATTAGAGGTATAATGAACGCGCCTCGTCGTACGTTATATATTGACGATTAAGATGGTCGCATACATGACCCGTACCTAACCCGGCGTTTGGATTTAAAAACCCCCCATAGTTAACAGATTTAAATACTTTATCTACATCATCCACGTTTAAAATCTCTACGTCTCTTTCGTGAAGTAAGTCTGTTCTCACGAAAAATGCGTTCACTCCACATCTTTCGCAATATACTAGGGTGTAGTTATGGTTATTACACAATTTAGTAAGAGATAATAGGGAAGTTCCGAAATAGTTTGTCCCATCCCACGTTTTACTAGGATCATATGGAACAACTTTATCTTCGTGTGGAGGAATGGATGCATTATATTCGCATACGATGATATCGCACGTGTAATGTTCCAACACTTTTCCCAGACAATAAAAGTCGTTATAGTCTATATCAACTGATAAACAATTAATATGATTGGGAACGTTATATTTGCGAAACAAATCTACGACATTTTCACGCGTGACCTTCTCTCGTCTTAAATTTATACGTAATTGTTCATTACCTCCGTCCATTTGTAGACCAGTCCATCCACACAATTCTCTCAATAGTCTCGTGTTACATTCAGAACCATTTTCGACACCGAATTCAACGTAATATTTACGCGTATAATCTTGATAAAGAAGACGAATTAGTTTTTGTAAAATACCATCTTCCCCATTTTGAGAATATAGACGTCTCTCGTATGGTTCGAGATTCATGAATATATAGTTGATATTTCTTTTAAGCACCTAAGTCGCACATAAAATATATGTGTACATCTTAAAATGTTTGCACTCAGACAACCCGCCTTTCAACCTAGACCCATTCGCTTCAAGCCCAGAGCGAAAAAGGTGGTCACTAAAAGTTATTACGCACTCGATTACGATAACAGCAAGGCGCTCGAAAAGGTTTCTGGTCACGATCTTTTTCATGTCCTCGCGTTTCACAAGGTGGGACATGAAGAAGGAATTTATTCCGTTACGGATAGAGATGAAAACGACATCCCTCAACATTTTATTGTCGCTTTCCTGACATTCGATGATGCGTTTAGATATAAAACGCTTCTAGAAGCTGAGATGGATTCTTATTCACCGTATATCCAATTTGCGTCGAGATACGAACTCGATCATGCATGTAGGGTTGGAGGATACCACTGTAGAGTGGTAAATGAGGGGGCACTCGTTACTCCCCCTATGAGAACCGTGAAGCTCACAGACTGGGAAATTCGTGAATCTCTCATGAATGGCAATTGGACGGTCAAACCTAAACCGGAGAATCTTCATGAATAAGCACCGATTCAAGACTATCTGCACTACCAACGGGAGTAAGATTTTGTATAACACCGTGGGGGTCAAACTGTGCGCACGTATGCTCACTCATATCCTTGACGGTTCGAAACGAGCACCAACACTTATGACATCTGACGATACCATAATTAGCCCTTAAGACTTTATTAATTTCTGTAGTCGTATGACCACCTAGATGTGTAATGAGATCTTTCATATTATTAAATTGACTCCCACATAGATCACACGAACACACAAAACGTCGTGTATATGAGTTATGTAAGGGGTTATACTTTTTTCTAAATAAAAAGTCAAAACACATATAGTGATATGTTACATTCTTTTTAAGTGTGAAGCTCCTGAATAATATAGTTAGGGTATAACGTTCGTAGTCTCGTTTTGTTTTTTATGTAAATAGTCAGTCTTTCAAAATCGGACATAGATTGTGTCTTCAAGTGAATAAATTGTTCATCGTGATTTACGTTTACAGACATTGAAAAACTATTAGGATATAGGGGTGCTTCGTATAGATCTAGTTCGCGCGGGTCATCCATTAGGGGTGCTGCCGACTTTTCACTCTCTGGAAACAATATTCGTTCATTGACTGCTATAGCGGCCGCGTGTGGTCGTATCTGGTTATGCAAAGAAGCAATACGTCTTAAAGCGTTCATAAATTATTATATCGTCATATTTTTAAACAGCTTTTACATTCTTAAGGTTGGCGTTGTTTTTCTTACTGGAAAGTAAAAGAAATGCACCCGCTAAACCTTCCATGATAAGGAACGCCTGTTGAGTCATGACAACTAATTTGGCGGCGTTTGTCTTAGGGGCCATGTCACCGTACCCAACCGTCGACATTGTTGTAAATGCAAAATACCATGGATCTAAACCACTGTCCGTGAATCCGAAGTCTTCCTTTTTAAACATTAGTTTATAGACGAAACCATAAAATATGGTCGTCATAAGCATAAGAAATGGGATGAACATTTATTATATAGATATATATTAAATGTGGTTGACTTATTTTTTGTTGATCACTGTCCTGATACTTCTGTACATGGTGATGATAAGAAGAAAAAAGGTTGATTATAAGTGCTTCCTTCTCACATTACCAACGTCTCACAGGAGACAGAAGAAGTTTTTTAGACAGTACGATAAAACCATACCCATAGAAACGGTATATGGAACGGACACGAAGATAGTAGAAAATGCTGAAAAGTTCAAACACTTAGTGAAGAGTGAGTATTATAACGAGGCGCTCAAGTTACATTATAGAACGACCGAAATTCGACCTGATATCACATATTTCGATATGGGAGCTATAGGATGTTACATGGGGCATATGCAGTGTTACAAACGAGCATTTTCGCAGAGTCTAAAATATGCTCTTATATTTGAGGATAATGTTATTATCAAGAGTCCAGAATTGTTTGATCAGATTCAGAGCGTGATAGACGTTATGGGTGATGATTTTGAAATTTGCTTCTTCCATTGTCTTTCTAGATACCCGGAGGGAAGTGATAAGGGTTTAGAGCGTGTAAAATGGATAACAAGCATGAAGTGTTACTTAATTCATGTGGACAATATGCGTAAGTATTACAAACACTTCTTTCCTATAGATAATCACGTGGATTTAAAGCATGAAGACATAATAGCCCAAGGAGCCCGTGTGTACTACAAAGATTTGCGTAAGTACATGAAAATAGATAGATCGGGACCTAGCACGATCGGACATAGTGATTGGGGTGCTAAGATGTATTTCTCTAGACAATATCCCGGAGTAACTACAAGAGTTCTTAGATATGGATATTAAAGTTATGGAGCGTACGTAGTATAAATGCAAAAGAAAGAGGATGCAACGTTTACGTCTGTACCATACGGTGAACGACTCAAAATGTACAACGAACAAAAAAAGCGGGCACTTGAAAAGGCTATGAACAGTGAAAAACTTCGATATAAGTCTTCTAGCGATCCCGAAAAGTTCAAAGCGTTTCTCGAAAACCGCCTCGAACTATGGGACTCTCTTAAATCGAACGTGGTCGAGAACGGACGATTGAAGAAAGGGTTTACGAACAGATACCATGAGAAGATGTACGAGAAGACGAGGGAGATCATACAGAATCTACCCTGTTAAGTTCGTCATCTTGATAAGACATGTCCTTACTTTTCCTTCTCTGTGTTATATTTGAAAAAGCGCCTAACCATCTATTAACAGCTCGTTTTGAAGCGATAACAGAATTTGTTTCATCATTCACAACGATACTGAGTCCATTGCACACATCCGGTTTGTTGGGTTTATCGGGAAACTGAACTTGAAATGCCTGTATAGAAACAGATGGAATATCCGGTGCCTCGTCCAACAGTCGATCATACTCTTCCCTACATTTCATCATGAACTCCACAACAGGGACCCGGTGTTTCACGTCCAATGATAACTCCATATCTATATTCCTATAGAACTTCGACCATTGTACACACATAGCAGAATGTGCTTCCGATAAGCTTAAAGCCTGACTAAATTTGGATATACTCGTCAAAATTCCCGCCAAAACATTAAGGAAGGCAAAGAAATATTGGATGATCATAATACGAGTTTTCGTCTCACTACTTACTCCATCATTACCACTCGGATTTAATACCGCAAAACCACCCACACCCGTAATAGAAGCTATTACGATAGACGGATACGCGAGCCAGTCATTCTGCTTTTTATAAAAAAGACGAGAGTGATTGTGAAGCCAGCGATAGCCAGCACCTTTCTCAGCCCATCGAACTAATAGTTTTTCTTGTTTCTCGCACCACAAACAACTTACCTGTTCATCTAATGAAGTTTTTTCAGACATGGCCTGTGCTTATGTTATGCTCAGATTATTCTGAAATTCTTGGGCAGTTGAACGCGCTAATTTATCGACAAGTTCATTCTGATAATTTCCGTTATGTGCTTTTACCCAACGCCATTCTACAATTTTTATAGACTGAACCACGGTATCCAAAGTTTTCCACAATTCCTTATTTTTTACTTGGGTCCCAGACGCTGTGATCCATCCATTACGTTTCCAGTTCTTGATCCATGAAGTGATTCCGTTCTTCGCATAATTACTATCTGTAAAAATACGCACTTCATCGATACCACGTTTCTTACACTCTTGGAGTCCCTTAATGAGTGCAGTCATCTCCATAATATTATTTGTCGTCTCACGTGATCCTCCAGTTAATTTGAAATCAGATGAGATCACACCCCACCCCCCGGGTCCAGGATTTCCCAAGCAACTTCCATCTGTATATATCTCAATCATACTCTTATATACCACTTAGTTTTTAATATGAATAAAAATATACATAAACTATATATGAAGTTTTTTAAGAAACCAACCATTGCCAGGACGATTGTAATTTCATTTTTAGTTGCTTGGGTTGTCGTTATATTTCATGCATTATTCCTCGCGAAGGATTCCAAATATGATTTCCCAGGTGAACAGCAGCTCAGGGATCTTTTGTCTAGCGCGTTTGAGAAGGATCAGAAGGAAGAGAAAAAGAAACAGGAGATAAAGAAAAAACCAACGTTAGCGGAGCAAGCTGAAGCGTACATCGAACTCGATTATGGGTTTTAAATCTGTATAAATGTTAAGATGCAAGCGTTAGTAGCAATTGGTTGTGCTCTAATAATTTCAGTCGTTATGCCTATAACACAATCTTTAGTTCCACCCAAAACGGACGTATCACCGCCCCCAACGACACCTCTCATACCAGGTGCGGTAAGCTGGAAAGATTTATCGTCAAAACATCTTATTGCAGCTGCTTTGAAAGATAGAATAGACAATCCAACGTATGTACCTGGACCATCCGAATTTTTTCCAAAAGATACACAGAAAAGAAATAGATTAAAGTTTATCAATCTCACGGATGAACGAGCAAAATTTATAATAAAAACTGTTCCATCTTCGTGTTTCTTGAAATTTTTTAGGTTTGAATGTTGTATTCCTAGTCCAGGTGGATCGGGTAATGTCGCGTTTGAAGCTGATATAGAAGAAAAGACATCTGATCCAAATATCGCAAGACTCGCACCCCTGATCCCGGGTAAGTTACCGGATATTATAGAATTTCCGATACCCAAAAAAACTGTTTACGTAACACTCACGTTAAATAATGTTCCCATTTTCGAAGATAGAAAGATGACTCATTATGATACGTTTATATGTAGAGATCATCTATCGAGACGCGGAAAAGATGTAAATGGAGTAAGATTAACATGTACGAACCTAGTAAGTACTTAAAGACGAAGAAACTAATGGAAATATGATGGATTCACTTGACCAAATCATAGAAGATTTGTCGTATTTCAAAGATCTCATGATAAATAGGGACCACAAAACACGACTTCAGTTTGAAGAATATAGGTTTAAACTGAAGCAGTATTATGGCTTGAAGCTTGCATTTGGATTGTCGTTTATAGCTAACATCATATTAGCCACTCATTTCGCATTGAGGGATGAGAGTGTGATAGAACCTTATGTATTCGGAAATTTTACCGATACAACTTTTTAACAGAAACATATGCATTACCAAATGCTTGTTTCAAATATTCACAAGCTCTTGTACACTGCTTCTCATTCGTACACGAAAAGAAATCCATGCGTATTTTTTTATGCTCGGGCCATGTATGCATGGAAAAGTGACTCTCTGCGAGTAAATATATAATCGTCATTCCTTGGGGTTTAAATTCGTGCATCATCTTATTTAACACGGTCGACTTGGAATATTGCAAAGTGCCTTCACAAATACGTAAAAGTGCCTGATGATCATGTACCAATTCACCTGGTACATTATTAACATCCACTATATAATGAACCCCAACATGGGTTGGTTTGTACATTAAGTGAAGTTTGATGATTACAACAAGAGCTATAGCCAGTACAACTACTGTAGGTCCCCTGATATACATCCTATAATGAGCCTATATATTTATTTTGTTTAGTGTGATTGTAATATCTTAGTCGGTGTTTAAAGGATGGTAGTTCATCGTTGCGCATACGACTGTGATTATAGTCGGAACACATAAAGAATCCGTATTTATTATCTCCGTAAATATACATTTTTCCGTAATACGGTATGACATGTTGGAATGTCTTTTGTAAATTTGTGCGTATTTGTTTGACCTTTTCGAGGTCACCTACCCAAGCATTTTTGTCTACGTATCCGTTTTTTATTAATATCCCACGCGGAGTTAATTTTCTTTTGCACGTTTCAAAAAAATTACCGGTTTCTATTGGAGAATTAATTTCACCGTCTTCGGTTGAATCTACGATAATTAAGTCATATTTTCCATTAGACAGTTCGTGAATAGTTTTAGATGCATCTCCTATTTTAATAGAAACCCTGGGGTCGTTCTCATATGACTTCACTTTAAAGTATTTCTTACTTGTGGTAACGACGTCATTATCCAATTCGAGCACAGTAACACTTTGTATGCTCTTATACCTCATAATCTCCCTTAACGCCATGAGATCACCCCCACCTACTATGATAACGTGACGCAGATTTTTCACATAATAGGCTGGAAAGTGTGTTATCATTTCGTGATAAACCTTTTCTTCTCCTTCACATAATTGGATTTCGTCATCTAACAACATACATTTAGTAAGACCATACTCATTAGGTTTATAATCTAAAACACGGATTCTTTGATGTTTACTACGTTTATCGACTAATTTCTTAGCTCCTACGGTTCTATCTAAGAAGTCAACATCTGATTCAAACCATAATACCTGAAAAAGTATGACCAACAGAATCAGTAGAATGATACCAATTATACGTTCATCCATATATATTAGCATACATAAAGATTTTGAACACATATATATTAGATGAAGCTCCTTATCAAGAAGCTATCAGACGATGCTATTATTCCTACACGCGCTTCTCCTGGATCCGTAGGTTATGATCTATACAGTACTATCGACATGTTCATTCCCCCACTGGAAAGGGGTATCGTAAGTACTGGTATTGCAGCTACTATCCCAATGGGATGTTATGGTAGAATTGCCCCCCGTTCTGGCCTAGCCGTAAAATTCGGTATCCAAACTGGAGCGGGTGTGATTGATCCTGATTACACCGGTGAACTCAAGGTGATCCTGTTTAATCAGGGTGGTCAACAATTTGAAATTAAAAAGGGCGATAAGATTGCCCAACTCATTATGGAAAAGTGTGAACTTCCTCCTATCGAAGAAGTACTGGAAATCGATGATACCGAGCGCGGAAACCGTGGTTTTGGATCATCTGGTTAATTATAATTAAAAAAACAATGTATGAGTATTTAGTTACCAAAAGCAACTCCGCCCATACCGTCTTTTATCTTGAGCACATTGTAATTGACTGTATAGGCACGTACAAGAGTACCAGACCTGGTACCACCATTGAGCATCAATTTAGCGCTATCAATGCGAGAGAAGTTAAGGGAACCGTTGGGCTGCGAACGGTTGAGAGTTAAACAGAACGGCCACGTGAAAGTAGCAACAGTGCTTAGAGCGGCCGGAGGAAGCGCTGTGCAATGCATCTCGGGAACAACGTTGTGATGATAAATCGCGCTCATCTCTTCGAAAAGGGGAGTACCGTTGATATATAAAGTGGAAGTGTCGAACGTGAAGTTGGTATCCCATTGGCTGTTATCAGCCGCGGAAGAGACAACGTGAATAGCCTTACAAGGATGGTTGAAATAAGTAAGGTCAATGTCGGTATCGTTAGAAGTCATGGGTTGGAATTGAGTCTGGGTAATGAGGATTTCGTGATCCTGCTTGACGACAAGCTCTCGTTCATCTGTATCTAAGTACACGTATGTACCGTAAACCTTGGGGGCGGCAAGACCCGCGCGAGTCATACCAGACCTGCAACGAATGCGTAATTCAACCTGATGGAATTGAAGCGCGGTGAGAGGAAGAGACTTGGTCCAATCCTCGGAGAAGAAGAACGGTATGACGTAATGATCACATCCGCCAGTAGTGGTTCCAAACGCATTTTCTGGAATCTCATCTAGAGTTACCGCGCAAGACGCCTTAGCCTGATCTTGCTTATACAGTAAGTTGTGCACACCCTGGATGAATAACGAATCGAGGCGAGTAACCTCTTGACCACCGATCCATAAAGAAAATTCGGTCGTACTGGAATCATCCCTGCTAAAGAATCCACTGGTGTTAGCGTCGGTGGCGGCAATCTCGGGGCCTTCAACCCAGATATAACTTAAAAGATCACCCTTGGTTCGGAGAGGAATAACTATCTCGTTACCGGCCCCAAATGTACCCACAAAATCAAGACGTTCAGGCTTGATCGAAAAATTCGTGTGACGTTTATAGTTTTGGTGGAAAAATGAAACTTGAGGCGAGCCAGTAATGTATACATCCTGGGCTCCCTTTGACACGAGGTCAATCAAAGCAGCTGACATTTATTAGTATATGATATTAAAAATTTACCGCTATAACGAAGTATGGTAAAGTTCCATGTTTTAACATGGGATGCACGTGACGAAGATGACCAGCATATTATCAGGATGTTCGGAAAAACTATGGAGGGAAAATCCGTGTGTGTGACCACACCCTTTAAACCATACTTCTTCCTGAAAGTTCCTGCTAATAGAAATGCAGCGGATACAATTGTACACGTGACGGATACATGTCCAGATATCGTTCGTTGTGACGTGGTTAGAGCGAAGGATATGGAAGGTTTCCAGAATGGTGAACACAGATCTTTCATTCAGGTTACATGTAACAACCTAATGTCCAGACGCTTTATTAGTAATAAACTGAGAAAGACAAACAAAGACGCTCTTAAAAAGGCTATAGCTCAAATGAAACAAAAGGAATGTGATGTTACATTGGCTGAGGATCATGCTAGAACTCTTTCTGAAGAACACGAAAGACTTGCTGCGAATAAGCGTGTCGAATACTTGCGTGGTGTTTTTGAACGGTCTAAAAAGGATGTAACTAAAACAGAAGCTGTAAGTTCCCTGCGACTGTACGAAGCTAACTTGGATCCCGTTTTGCGATTTATGCATAGGACGGGTATACAGTCTACTGGATGGGTAGACACCGAAGATTCCTGCATACGAGCTTCTCATGCATTGGTGGACATTGATCTATACTGTGCATCTTGGAAAAAACTGAAACCATACGAAACAACAGATGCAGCACCTTTTGTTACAGCTTCGTTGGATATCGAATGTCATAGTTCAACTGGTAAATTTCCAGATCCACAGATTCCTGGTGATGCATGTTTTCAGATTGCAATGTCCCTGATGAAGTTTGGTGATACCGAACCATTTGAGAAAATTTGTTTTTGTTATAAGCAAACTGATTCTAATCTGGAAGGTTCGATTATCAAATCGTACAAAACGGAAAAGGATATGTTGATGGCTTTTAGTGAATATTTGCGCGAAAAGGATGTTGATATTATAACGGGATGGAACATCTTTGGTTTTGATTTGGAATATATCATGGAACGTGGTATTTATAACGTTTGCCCTCTCGTGTTTTTTCAAATGAGCAAACTCAAGAATTATACGTGTGAGCTATCTAGGAAGAAACTCTCTTCGAGTGCATTGGGTGATAATGAGCTGAAGCTCGTCCCCATGCCCGGTAGATTTATTTTTGATCTATTCCATGAAGTGAAACGTGAGTATAAACTGGATTCATACAAACTTGATAATGTTTCGAAACTGTATCTTGGAGACAATAAGATAGATATGGCTCCTAAGGAAATGTTTCGCCGATTTGAAGAAGAAGACCCCGTAAAATTAAGGGAGGTCGCCGAATATTGTATTAAGGATACACTATTACCCCATAGACTCGTGGATAAACTGTGTACATTCGTCAACTTGTTGGAGATGGCGAAAGCTACTTGGGTACCCCTGTCGTATCTCGTAGAAAGAGGTCAGCAGATTAAGGTATTTAGTCAGTTGACCAAAAAGGCTCGCGAGATGGGGTTTAAAGTTCCTACATATGAATATGGTCATACAGATAACACTGGATACGTCGGAGCGACTGTACTCGAGGCACAGTCTGGAGCGTATTATACCCCTATTACAGCCCTAGACTTTGAAGGTCTATATCCTTCGATCATGATGGCGCATAATCTGTGTTATTCAACACTCGTTATGGATCCCAAATACAAAAATATACCCGGAGTTGAATATGAAACCTTCGGAGATCATACATTCGCACAAGACGTTCCAAGCATTTTGCCTAGTATTTTGATAGAACTCAAGGCATTTAGAAAGCAAGCGAAAAAGGATATGGCTAAAGCGACAGGTGCATTAAAGCAGATGTTTAATGGTAAACAACTTGCCTATAAAATCAGTATGAATTCTGTGTATGGATTCACTGGTGCTTCCAAGGGAATCCTTCCGTGTGTCGCTATCGCTTCCACGACTACGATGAAGGGTAGGAATATGATTGACGACACGAAGAACTATGTGGAGAAGAACTTTCCCGGATCCAAAGTAAGATACGGAGACACTGATTCCGTGATGGTAGAATTCGACGTACAAGGTAGAACTGGAAAGGAAGCTATCGAGTACAGTTGGGAGCTTGGGGAGCGTGCTGCATCCGAATGTACAAAGTTGTTTAAAGCTCCGAATAACCTAGAGCTTGAGAAGGTCTATTGCCCATACTTCCTCTATAGTAAGAAGCGTTATGCTGCGAAACTTTGGACTAAGGGTAAGGATGGGAATATGAATATGGACTACATTGACGTCAAGGGTTTACAGCTCGTTCGTCGGGATAACACTCCACACGTGAGAGAGGTATGCAAAGAACTACTGGATGTAGTGCTCGATAGTAGTGGTACGGATGCACCCAAGGCTCTCGCTCGGAAACGAGCCGTGGAACTACTCGAGGGAGATGTACCCAACGAAAAACTTATTCTGAGTCAATCTCTATCCGACTCGTATAAAGTGAAAGGGAAGAGTGTGTCGATCACTGGAGATGAAATCGTCGACATTAATCAAGCTCATGTGCAAGTTGTCCGAAAGATGAGGGAGCGTCAGCCCGGATCTGAACCACAGTCCGGAGACAGGGTTCCGTACATTCTCATTAACACCGGTGATCACAAAGCTCGTGCATTTGAAAAGTCAGAAGATCCGGTGTATGTTCGAGAGCATAATTTACCCATTGATTATGCCTATTATTTCTTGAACAAATTCTTAAATCCTGTATGTGATTTACTCGAGCCATTGTTCGAACATGTAAAAGATGAGATTTTTGGAGAACTTCTCATGCGAGCTAAACCCCCAAGGAAAACAAAGAAGAGTGCAGGAGAACCCAAGCAATTAATGTTGAGTGATATATTTAAAAAAGAAAGCCCTAAGTAATATATGTCTGCGCAGCAGAAAACCATACCTGAACAGATAGAAGGTATTATCAATAAGGAAGTTCAGAGGTTGGTGGCTATAGAAAAAAAAGAAGCTAGAGATGAGTTTAGACAGAAAGAGAAAGAGATAAGAGAAGCGTGCAAAGAGGAACTAAGAAAAAAGGAAGAGGAAGGATATGAGTATATGATATCGGTAATAGAAAAGGTGCACACATTATATGGGGTTTCTCGGCGGAAACTGCGTGTAGATCTAGCGCATGATAATGATACTAAGTGCAAGGGTATTAAGAAGAATGGAAAATATTGCACGAACAAAGCTACCAAAGACGGGTATTGCTGCTTTCATGTAAACGATCCACGTCCATCGACACCTATCTGTTTACCGGCGGGGGTATTACTTCACAATCACCCATTTCCTTCCCCATTGAGAGCGGACTGTGAAGCGTGTAATGCGATGAGAAATAACGAGGTTAGAGGTTTAGGGTCTATTATGTAATAATGAACAAATCGGATATTCTACTATCATCTATAAACACGTTTTATACTAACCCAGAGAATAAAGCTACGCTCATCGAATTACTTAATAAAAGTGGAGGGATTTCTCTTAGAAATTTGGAATGGTTTATCACGAACTATTCTAAGAAGAACAATTTAACCTATACTACAAGCGATGGGAAAATATTTAGTGTTCATTGTGCATACAAATCGAGTTTAGATGGATACAGTAAAAAACTATTTGATCCATTTTGCCGAACAGAAAAGATAACATACAAACTACCAGAATCATCAGAGGAAATTCATACGACTGTTGCACAGCTGAATTTCATCCGATGGTGTATAAAGAACAATATCGTTGATTATATTCGTAAGCATCATAACACCTTATTTAATAAGGGAGGGAATATCCCTCTACAGAAAATCTAGAATTACCCGCCCCTGTTGGCCTTGGTCTACTTCCTAGTGGCCCAGAAGGTGTACTCTCATCTTTCAGTTGCAGCAAATTTCCAACACCTGCACCTGAAGGTCTCGGTCTAGCTCCTAATGGTCCAGAAGGCGTAACACTGGGTTCGACTTCGGGTATATACCTAGTAACATTGGGAGCCGCAAATTTCATATACCCCTTTTCGAAGATAAGTGTCTGATATCCAACGTAATACATGTTAAGAGTATAGACATCCGTTAAACCTTGTTTTAGGGTAACGTCAAGAAGTGTACGATCTGAGTTTAATTTACTAAAGTCCAGACTTCCCGATGGTTCTACATTGATCGGATTCATCGCGAATGCATACGTGTATATATTTCTATCAGGTCTAGACAATCTATGATTGTATGGGATTAAGTATTTGTAATAACTATGATCCGGTTTTGGAACGTTCGGTAAGTCTTGGCCATTGATAAATATTTTTGCACTTTCCATGACGGCGTTGAAAAACGAATTGGATATAGAGTATGTAGATGCACTTGAAAAATTGAAACGGTTGGAAAAATTGCGTTCTTGAGAATTAGCATCTGGTAAGTTAGTGCTTCCACTCACATTTTCATCTTCGTACGCTTTTTTTCTTAAAAACCAGAATAAGCTTTTGACGGGTATATCCGGGACAAGCTGTAACTTTACATTCTCTTTACCTACTTCAGTCTCCGTGGATGGATGTTTCTTCACTATATCTGTAATGAACACTTGCTTGTTCAGCTTTAAATACAAACGTTCTTCATCTGTGACTGTTATCTCTTCCATAAAAATACTAAATTCAGGTAGAGTTAAAACGTTTTGTGCATTTCGGTTATTAGTGAAGAATGTAGGTGGTCTAAACTTAAAGTCAAAAATGATCTTTTGTTTGTAAGCAGCACACGTGGGAAAGTATGGTCTATTAGGAGAATTCGATTCGTATTCATCACCTTCATACTTTCTAGAAAAAAACAATGGGATAGGTATTAATAACTCGGATGGATATCTAGATAGAATGTGGTCGTTAAGATGTGATGTATTATCAGCTTGATTCCTATTTAACATGTAACGCTTCGTGCGTTTTTCGGAAGAGTCTAGGTATAGTTCATCGTATATGATTCCCCAGTCGTCGTGATACTTATCAACTTCTAACTCGTCTACATTCATAGTCACACTCTCGAGAACGTGTCTCCCAATCTGATCGGCTATATTCGAGTTTGATTCTACGGCGGGAAATTTTATCTTCACATACATGTTACAGAGTAAATCTCCCATGTTTTGAGGATTAAGTGTAACTTTAACAGACTCGCCGAATGGCCACGTAGGTTTAGCCGCAGGTGATTTATATACTGTGATTCCTCTATGATACTTCGTGAAGTTTGAATGTTGTTCGGTTTTATAATTAAAGAATGAATAATCGGGCTCGTCTCGTAAGAGGTCCTTGTCCTGCTGACCTATAGCATTTAAAGACAATGTAGCTCCCTCATGATGACCTTGTAATATCCCCTTTTCAGTCATACTTATCTAATGCTCACAATTTTTTAAGATCAGTTTCCCACATATCAAAATAACCTGTAGCCTCAAGTAGATACAAATCGTTTTTGAGTTTGGTCCATTCTTCGAATAGAGCCTTTACCCTTTCTTCTGTGTAATCGATAGTCTTCGTATGTAAGAGATAATCATATGATTCATTCACCTTGGGGAATATCGTAGACAATTGAGCCTCGAGTTCCTGTTTCTTGCGTCGGAACACCACAATATCACCGTCTATTACCATCTTAACGAACCGCGCTCTATGTGAACATAATTCAGCTTTTTCTTTGGTAACTTGGATAAGGTGCGTTTTGCGTTTTTTGTAAAATTCCATACGAAGTTGAATAAAATCGACCAAGATATGTCCCGGTGATTTATACTTGCAGATACCCTTAGTGGGATGGAACAAGTGCATATTCGAACACCTAATAGTCTTCTCCAATTTAAGATCCTTTACGACATCCTTACCACTGTAATCTTGGATCACAAAGTCAACATTTTCGGTTGTGCTATTGTTTGTAAAGCCACTGATAATCTTCTTTTCAACGAGTGAATCCAAATGTTCTTTGTAATCCTGGGTCCACCGACCCGGTGGAAGCTCGGATACTTTGACCGTCTTTCCAATGCATGTCCACACACCTTGAGCCACCCATGTTTCATCGTCCTGTTCCATAATTTTACCTTTGAATCCACGGAACCATGGCTTCATACTGACCATACTTTCCCCGCGTGTAAACCTGAGAATGTTCTGCTTGATATCATCCGGGTTGAATGGAGGTACATAACAAGAAAAACCCGTTCCAATACCTTCACTTCCATTCACGAGAATCATAGGGAGTGTAGGCATGTAATATTCTGGTTCAATAGACCGCCCATCGTCGTCAAGATAGGTGAGAACATCATCATCCTTGGGATCGAAAATAGTACGCGCTTCTTTGGAAAGCCTTGTGAAGATGTACCTCGTTTGAGATGCATCCTTACCACCCATGAGCCTCGTTCCGAACTGCCCACACGGTTCAAGAAGATTAATGTTATTCGAACCGGTATAATCGTTGGCCAGCTTCACGATCGTCTCTGCGAGGGATACTTCACCGTGGTGATAGGCACTCTTCTCGGCCACATAGGCCGCGAGCTGTGCTACCTTCATCTCATCCTTGAGATTCTTCTGGAAACAAGAATACATCACCTTTCTTTGAGAGGGTTTGAGACCGTCAGCCACATGAGCAATTGATCGCTTCAAATCAGCCAATGAGAAGTTCACGAGATCCTTGTGAACAAACTCTGAAATATCCAACTGCTTAATGTTACCGTAGGGTACTTCGAGTTGATTCGCCTCCTTGGCAGTACTCTCGAGGAGCCAGGTCTTTCGCGCGTCAGCCTTCTTTTTGTCAAAGGCGAGAACCACCGATTCATCCGTCATGACATCCACGTCGAACTTGACTGTGAGCGTCTCGATCATCTTGAAATATTCTCGAGCCTCGGCGCTCGTAGAAGTACCGAGACCCTTATAGTACTTGATTCGCCATCCAGCTTTTCCATCCCCATACCACGCGCGGAAGGCAGAATCCGTGTAGAAGGATTTAGACTGAGATCCCTTCGTGGCTTTAATGATAGGAGTCACCATAGAAACGACGAATCCAAGATCAAGAAGAGATGGCCAAAATGCGTGGATCATATTGATAATCAACCCCTTGATATGGGAACCGTCATTATCTGCATCAGTCATGATCATCAAACGTCCGTATCGAAGCTCGGAAACATCCGTGTACTCTTTACCCTGTTGAAGACCGAGGATCTTCTTGAGATCAGAAAACTCTTGGTTCGAACTCAATTGTGCGACAGAAGCATCGCGCACGTTTTTGCATTTTCCTCTAAGGGGAAAGACTCCGAAGTGGTCCCTGCCGACCACGGAAAGTCCGGCAACGGCGAGAGTCTTCGCCGAGTCACCCTCCGTGACGATGAGAGTACACTTTTTCGATTGGGCTGTACCCGCCTTGTTTGCATCATCGAGCTTCGGGATTCCGGTGATTTTACTCTTACGAGCTCCACCGTCAGTTTTAGCCAGCTCTTTCATCTCTTTGAATTTCGAGAGCGCTGTGAGCTCATCGGAAATGCCAGTCTTCAAAACGTTTTTCACAAAGGTTTTTGGCATCTCGAACCTCGAACCGAAATCGGGAACCTTGAGCGTGCACTCAGACTTCACCTGACTCGAGAAGGTAGGATTTTCCAAGGTCGCCTTGACGAAGATGCGAAAGGTTGCTTTGACTTGCTGGGGCTTCAACTTGATCTTCTTAGCCATATCGTCGATGATCCCTGAAGCAACCAGTGAAGCCACATGATCAACGTGTGTACCACCCTTAGTAGTACAGAGTCCGTTGACGAAGGAAACCTGTTCCATACCATCTTCCGAAGGTCCGATGCAAACAGACCAACGGTCAGTCGTGGCGGAGTAAACGTTCTCAACTCCTTCGTGCATCTTCGCGTAGGCTTCGAAGTTTTGCTTGGGAAGAGCTTCACCATTAAACTTCACCTTGCAGTTTGCAGAGGTGCAGATGTTCGCATCCCAAACACGCTTCTCCATGATCTTATAGATCCCATTCTCCATATCTTTCATTCCAAACCTAGACCAGTCGGGTTTGAAAGAAACGGAGACGGATGCAGTAGCACCATTGAATTTTTTCATTTTTGGAGGGTAGCACGTGGACATGTTGTCGAACCATTCTTGGGAATATTCTTGTTTGGTTTCCGGGTCCTTGATGATGACTGAGAACCATTTACTATAGATATTCGCCAGCTTTGCTCCATATCCGTTCCTACCTCCCACAATACGCTTTTGTGTATCATCGTAGTTGGTACTCGTGAGCAGGTGACCAAACACGAGTTCGGGATTCCACACATCTTCTTTTTGGTTTTTTTGAATGACGAGTCCTCCGAGTGGGCCGTTGTTGTCGATGGTGACCATACCACTATTTTTATCGACGTTGATAGAAATCGACGTGACTTGTTTAGGGTACATGGAGTTCCGGTCGATGGCATTGACGAGTACTTCGTCAAAGATCTTGAGCAAAGCCGGGCTGTATTTGGTCGTGGTCTTTTTGAATTTTTTACCACTTAGCACCCAATAGGGTTCCCGAACAGCGTCCACTGGACCGACATAGGAGTCGGGTCGCTTTAAGACGTGCTCGATATGGCTAAGCTTTTGAACTGATTCCATATTTTCTTAATTTTATTACAATTCTAATCTCTAACTTAAGTTGAAATCACTCTTTCTCCGTCCCTATCTCGCACGACGACGCTCACCACTCTCTCAGAGGTGTCGATTGGTTCACGACGGTCTCCCCGCGGGGGTGAGGTTTCACGACGGGATCGACGCGCGTTTCCGTTCTGTTTTCTTGTGAGCTGGTGTCCAGTTTCGCGTTCGTATCGTGCTCGAACTTCGTGGAGCGTGACGTCATGCTCGTCGCGCACGCAAAGCCAGGCATTTGGCCCATAACCGAAGACTGTTTTCACAAACTCGTTCAGGGAGAAGGGTACCGTTCGTCCGCCGATCCCAAAAGTAATCTTACCGTTTGGTCGTAGCACTCCTCTACACACACCCCCGTTACGGGGAAGAGTACATGAGACATAGCTACCAGCGCGAAGCTCTCCCGCGCGGATCAACGTGATAAGGGTGTCGTTCACGTAAGACATTTTGGATAATTTTATTACAATTCTAATCTCTAACTTAAGTCCATTTTCGACATTCTTAACGAAACCAGAATCCGTTCGCTGGCGATGCTGAAGGTATGTTGGCGGCACTATTTGTTCTAGAGAGGGCTGGTCTAATTGTGTTGGGAATGATCGAATACAGTTTCTTTAATTCGGCGCAGAGAGTTAGGTAGACGTTTTCGGGAATTTTATCAGATATACTGTCTATAATTTGCATTACATTCTGAAGTACATTCATTACTATATTACACTGCTAAAAACTTTAAGGACCATTCACCAATCGTCCATTGACGTCATCCACCCAAAAATTATGGGCTTCCGCGTCCCATCTATCACGATCATAGACATGGGCACCAAGTTCCCACAACTTGTTTTCCTCTCCCCTCGCACACATCTCCCACCTTTGCATAGATTCTTCATACTCGCGAACTTTCGCATTCGCTTCGCGACGATTTTCAACAATCTCCTCGTTGTACTTACGCTTGTAGTCGTCATAAATCTTCTTCTCAAACGCAGGAAGTTTTTTGAGCGTTGCGAGAGAAAGGTCGTCGTAGTGCATGTTCTTTCTCTTCGCCTTTTCAATCTCTTCCTCCGTTCCAATTTCCATCACGATCGCATGAAGACCATTTTCCATCAGGTTTTTCCAGCTCCAGAAGATAGACCCAGTGACGATGGGACCACATCCAATAAGATCTCCAGCAGTACCACCGGGGCGCCAGCCGCGGCTCCTTTCACACCATCTCTGAATAGCCCGCTGCTTCCGCGCCGCAGTCATGCGTGTGATAAGTGGGATCACTTTCTTCACCTCATTTTCCCACTTCTGAACCTCCACCCACACCTGGTGCATGCTTCGCACATAATCCAGAAGATGATCCCGGATGATTTGAATGCTGACCTCCTGGCGTGCTGTCGCCGGGGAGCGGTTATCGGTCACCCGCTCACTGTCGGTCTCGTAATCATCGTCGCTGTCGAGTTCCGAATCGTCGTCACTGTAATAGAAGGAGTCTTCGTGGAACGGCTTATCGCCATTGAGCTTGTTGTGAATGCGCTTGAGCTTATCGGCCATGCTCAAGTACATCCCATCTCCAATCACGTTGGAGATTTCGTCGAGGCAAGACATGAGGCTTTGGAGATCTTCCATTTTTTAGTTGAAAAATTTCAAAAGCTCGATTGACTTAGGTCGCCTTTGTAGTAGTGGTATTTGAATACCGTGTAGGGTGTGATGAGTAAAATGTAGAAGCGGAGAACGCTTAACATGATTTTTTGTTTAATATGTCTTGACTTAAGTGTTTTTAAGAAGCGCTAATTGTTCGGTTACGTACGCGAGATATAAACCATTTGCCAAATGCCACATATCCGTTTTATTATATCGTTGATATTTGTAGTATCCACTAGATATGAAAAATGCAATCACGACAACAGGATCATATATACAACAGTAATATAGCAAAGTATATGAATATATTGTTCTAGTAAGAAAACTTATACATTCGTTTCGGGTAAGAACTTCTATCGAAGACAGGGCTCCAACAACTGCGCATGTATATGGATTATTACCCAGATATGTTAGACATGTAAAGTTTATATTGAAACTGTCGATTGCTAACGAAATTCGATTTCGCATCAAATGATGTATAAAACTGCCTATGAGTAGATTAAAAATAGCCACAAATTGTTGATTAGTTAGTTCATTTGGTAGTAGATAAATGGGAAGACCTAACCATATAGAAGTATATGATTCATAATTGGTAAGACCCAAAGATTCCACTGTCCACTTTACACTCAAGAGATACACGACCATGTATGATACGTATTCTAGAGAACTTATGTCGTATGTTTCAAATTTACCAGTTATTTTTAGATGTATCAAGAGATAGTACATCCAGATTACACGCGTAGTAACCCATGTACTCAAGAATAAGCCGTGCATAATCTGCTTCATAATACCAGTGGTATACCTCCGCAACATAAGAAACATTGTGGAAAATTCGATTATCATCACTTTCAATTTTGTATCTACGTCTATATGACTCATTAATAGTATAGCAGTGCTTAAATGATGAGGAATAAGTTCGTGTTTTGGAGTTCTCCCGTCTTCGCCGAAAAAAATCCACACCGTGTCTACTATAGAATACATAGTTGCAATGTTAAATAGATACGATGTAGATACATCAAACATAAAAGCAAGAGTTAGATGAATATTACCATAGATGAGAAATAAGAGACTACACAGTTCTCTCGTAGGTATAGTCTTCATTGTTAATTATTGCTCTTAAACTTTATATTATTTTGGTTTCATCATTTGATATGTATTTATATTTTTTTCGTCTATCTAAAAGTTTCTCAATTCGCCACACGTGCGAGCGTGGTAAGTCGCTTCGTCAACCCATTCGATGGGTGCGGGTTCCCCCTCCTCTTCCTCCTCTTCCTCTTCCTCCTCTTCCGCGAGAAGTCGATCCTGAAGCTCCGCGAGCGTCATGTTATCCTCAAGTTGTTCCTTGAGCTCGGCGAGGGTGATATCGTCCTCGTCGGGTTCAATCTTTGGAAGTGTGATAGTTTGAACGTTGATCTTGGCATTGGGGAGTAGAGTCGTAAGACGGTTCAAGGTGGTCATGGCGGATTTGGACGCGATGACCTTGCCGCCGAGAGCTTGAATTTCAAAGAGCATGTTGGATTTTGTTTGTTGAAAATTACAAAAAGTGATATTGACTTAGGTGCAATTTTTCACACGTAACTGAATAGCTGATTAAAAATCTCAGTATATAGTAAATAATGGTTTCGTATGTATTAAATGTGGACAAGGCGGGTGATCTTAAGTTTGGTCGTAAGAAGTGCCGTCTTCACAAGAAGAGTGAAGTGGTGCAGGTTGCCAGGGATTATGGTATACCTACTCCTAATAAGAAGACTATCAGCGATTTATGTGGACGTTTAAAGAACAAGATTCAACATGGCGAACGAGTTTCGCGAGAAGAGTGGAAGAAAATTCGCGCCAATCGGAATGTTCCTCCCAAACCCAAGCCTTCTAAAAAGGCGAAGCCCCTCACTAAGAAGGAAGCCCTCAAGCGTATCAGTGCTATGAAGGGTCTAAACAGGGAGGGTAAGTTTAAGTTGAAAATACGTGTCGAGGAAGGGGTTATGTCTCCTCGTCGTGTCGTCAAGGTTGCTCGCGAACTTTCCAGGTTAAAGGTTCCGGGTCACCGCGTTATGGCGTAAACATTACATTCCGATCCACTTTCTAGTACCCTTAGCCCATTTAGCGATGAGTTTAAGGGACTTTTTTCGAGCATCATCACTCCACGAGCCGAGAGTCATCTTCTTCAATTTATATTGAATCTTTCCTCTCGTGGGAGGAAGCTGAATGTACCCGCGGCGAATGGGTAGGCGCTTACCGTTAGAATCTGACGTTTCGAGGATGTATGGAAACGTCTCGAGGAAATATTTCCATTCGGGGCGAACAGTACCACGGATACGCTTTTCATTCTCGGGGACGTACTTCCAGATAACACCCCAGATGAAACGCTTGATATACTCGAGACGTTCACGGGGATCTTGGGGACCTGGATGGGCCAGGCCTAGATCAGCCATCATCGCGTGGAGAGATTCCATGTAACAGAAATGGTGTTGAGACATTTCATCGTATTGAGAAAGTACGAAGGCCTCCTCGAGGAATTTTTTTGGTACACCACCACGTCCACCGGCATAGTTGGTACTCTTGAATTCGTTAAAAGATTGTGATACGAATCCGCCGGTAGGTTGGGGGTTGAGATTATGACCCGTGGCGTTTTGAATACGTCCGGTGCATCCAAAGATGGATGCGGTCGTGGTAGTGTACGTTGATCCTAGAAAGTGTTCGAGTGGATCCTGAAAATCAGACTCGTTATCGGTCATGGAATCGAAAATCTTCGCCACCTTCCTATCGTGATCAATGCGAGCCATTCCATAATGCCCCGAACCATCTGGATATGAATGTTCTATGAGCATATAGTCAACACCCGAACGGGCTGAGATACATGATAGGCGCGTTTTTTCTAAGACACTCGTCTTTCGGAAGAAGAATTTGAAACTTTTACCAGATTCTTTTTGAATATCCTTGGCGATCGCTTCGAGACGACCTTTCTTGTGAAGAAAGAACTTAGCCATCTCAGATCCATCTTCTACTGCGAGAAGATCACGGGCTTTTGCATTCGTGTTAACGCGTGATTCTATGTAATCATTCTTATCTATCTCGGCATCTTCATCCTTAATTTTAAGAAGCCTCTTACGACTAGGGGTGTTGTTGAGTAACTTGATCGGAATCAAACCCATTATACTTTATGTGTATATAATTTTTAACTTAGGTGTATTAAAACAAGATCATTCTAGTTTCGCATCACCCATCTGAGATTATTTCAACTTCGGAGCTAGAAGAGATAAGTAACAGATGCATTCCCAGACAGAAGAAGTAGATCGCATCTATCCAATAATATAATATGCAGGTTATCATCACGAGAATACAACATACCACGCTATGTATAACAAGAAAAGCTCTTCCTTCAAGTCTATTCGACATTATGAAATATAACGTACACCACAAAAAGACTACATTTAAAATGTCGATTACTGAAAACCTGACGATGAATCCCACCATCCCTAGAGGTACGTATATGTAGTAATACACATGTGTAAGAACTCCAGCATAATTAACTTCAACTCGATATGTTATGTTTGGTGTATCAGTGGGTGAAGCGGGTTCCACTATGGGTGGGGCTTCTATATCATGATTCGTACCGACTGCAACACTACCATCGGGTTTTTCGATCACGACATGACGGACATGTTCATGTTCCATTAATTCATATGTTTATTATTTTGACACCTACTTAAGTTAAAAATTACTTACATAATAAAATAATGAAAATCGTTTGGAACTCCGAATGCTATGTATGCGAGGCTCCACTAAACCCGCGTATCAAAGCAAGAGACAGAGGAAATAAAGAGTTCATTCGAGAATATAGACACATAAGACCACTCTTTACATATAACAATGAATCCTACTATTCGTTCGTGGGTGGTCTGACTTTGAAAAGAGTGTGTTATTCATGTTTCAGAAATAAACCAAAACCGTGTATCTCATTACTTCGAGAGAGAGAACTTGGATTGAGACGTAGAGTATTACCTAAAAGTAAAGCAAAAACACGCGATGAAATTTTACTATGGTACGATGCATTGGTAAGACAGGCGGTGAAGAGGGGTCTGGATATAAAAAAGTGAACAATTAGTAATGGCTGTAGATCCGGATGTGAACAGTATAATGAAAGATGTGGATGAACACAAAGACAAGTTACCAGACGGTGTATACCTAAAGATTTGTAATTCATTGAAACGAATACATCATAAATTATGTAATCCAAAAAGGAAAAGGAATAGAAATATAGTCATTTTTGGATACATATCGTTATTTTCATTTTGTAAATGGATGAAGATGTTAAATAGAACTTAAGTCAGAATGAATTAGTTACAATCCAACTAACAAAAATGGAACAAGTTTATATCAACCGAGCGATGGAGATCTTGGGGAGCAAGACACCCGATGATAGGTGTATGCGCCTAGCGACCAGTTTGCAGAAAATGAAAAATGCATACAAACGCCACGAAAATCATAAAAACTCGCGTACCATTGTTGTACTTGAAGAGGCACCGAAAAAGGTTCAGCAGAATCGTCACGTTGTAAACATGTGTGGAGCTTTGACGATGAAAGGTACTAAGTGTACTTTCAAAGCGGTGAATGGGTGCTACTGTAAAAAGCATAGTATTTCGACAAAGAAATCGGTGTTGGGGAAGAAGGTAGCGATCTAGATTTTTATATCTTATAATATAAATGGATCAGGATACATTAAAACCGATCATCATCTCGATGATTGTTTACCTCGTTTTAGCAAAAATGATTCCGGAGACTATCAAAAAACCAACGGGTATTAGCTTCATAGATGATATTAACATGATGCTCATCGCCCAGAAAGGTTCCCTTACATCAGGGGCGTTATTCACTGGTATAGTCGTTTTCGTCGCCGGGTATATTCAAGAAGAATTCTCTTAAAATCGCATTTCTCCCCGTTAGATTTTTAGTATGTGTGTGATCCATGTATCTCACACGTTTTGTATATGCATCTTTCATGCACTTCAAGAGTTGACCGAAATCGGGTTTTCCCCAGAGCATCCCTTTTTTGAATAGGAAATCGTCTGCTTTTAATTCTTGAAGTCCGCATTTGATTGTATAAGGGGTTTTTATGTATTCCTGCGCACCTCCGTATTCGGTTATTATTACAGGTTTATTTCTTATAGCAGCTTCGACGGCACCCATACCAACACCTTCAGAACTTGAAAAACTCACATAACAATCTCCACGGAGATGGATTTTGTTCATTTCTTCATCTGAAATCAATCCATTGATAACTTCAACTCTCGGTATGTTAATAGTCACGTCCCTAGCACATGTAGCTTTTACTATCAAACGTGTATTGGGTTCATTTAACCTTACAAACGCCTCTATAATATGATTAAAATTTTTTCTCTGATCGAGAACGTTTCCTATATGATAGAACGTATATGGTCTATCCGGAGGAGGTGGTATGTGTGCATGAATGATATAAAAATCATTATCCGGAAACTGCCGTGATAGTACACGTTTGCAAAATTCACTAGGAACAGCTACACGCTTGAATTCTTTCATTATTAGTTGATAATCTGGATGCACCGTTTCCGTTTCACAAACGGTCATACACAACAAATTCTTAACACGTGTTTTTGCATACCTCACATAATCCATATGATCTTTCACAGGAATCAAAAAAATGAGTCCATGATCACATTCAGGAAGAGTTTTGCCTAATGTATAATATTTAGAATCCGGGAACAAATTGGTGTATTTCTGTGCATGTTGACCCATCCCAGATAAGAGAGTTGGGCCGATAAATATCATTAAACTTAAAGGAAATATCTTCTTTATATATATTACAACACCAATGTCTACTCTTCGTCAGGAAATTGAGGCAGAGCTTAAGCACACGCGAATTGATAAGACGAAGTTATACAACATTCTTCTCAGGATCATTGAACAAGGTGGCTCGGATGGTCCCGGATCTCAAGGACCCCCAGGTCCCCGTGGTTCTACAGGTCCTCAGGGCCCCGCTGGACCTCCCGGACCTCCCGGACCTCCCGGTACTACTGTCGAGGTGGCCAAAACTGATGCTACCACCGCTACAGAGGAGAAGCCTGCTCCCAAAAAGAGGGCTGCCCCCAAAAAGAAGTCTCTTCCAGGCGCGTAATCATTGTTTAAAGTCATAATACCCATTTAGTTAAGTATGAACATATAGTTAACGGAATGAATAAAAAAGTTAGTATATATAAATGATAAAAAAGTTATCAACGGTTCAGACCTCTATAGTATTGTGTATATTGTTATACGCCTACCTGGTACGAAATGAACGATACGGGGTCTTGATAGGTTCTACGCTCGTATTTGCATTTAGCCTTCTTCATTTATACGATCACCTGTTTCTAGTTAGACGCGGAAAGGAGCGTCCAACTCCTCAGATCGGATTTTTGGCTTAAAAGTCGCAAATAGTATCATCAGGTACTTCACCACAAAATTCATAAAGTTCCAGAACTGTGTCCAAGTTATCAAACATGTGTTCATCTTCAGAAGAGATGGTTTCATTAGGAATATCCTCTGATAGAATATCAATTACATCGTCCATGAGTTCCATGAACATGGTCAACTCTTCTAAAACGACGCGGCGGGTGTTATGATTAACCGTCGAAGAGTATCGTTTTTTACGCAAAGCCTTTTTCAGGCGTTTATTCTGTTTGATGAGACTATCGATGCGATGTCCACTTTCTGCCCGTGTGTACATACTAGAACGTTTGTATACACGAGTAGGAATCGAAGAAGATACCCGAAGAGACAACATCATTTGTTGTTAATTTATGGGTTCATATCTTTATGTTACATGATAAGTTTGGTTATAATATCCTGTTTTCGTAGTTCCTCCTCTGTTTTACCGACTTTAATAATATGGTCTAGTTGATCTTTCTCAACGCTTCCTCCAGCGGGGTTCACGAGATTTAACATGCGGTCAGACTTGGAAATGTCGAATTCTTTACAGTCTAGCTTTCTTGTATGTTCTTTGCTTAACTCAGTTTGAATCTCATTATTACGATCACGGTCAATTTTATCACGCGAACGTGCTAAACCCATCTCTCGTGTGCAACGTTTAACAGTTTTATCGCACTTCACGCACATAGTTTTATCTAAACCGTGAGGACACAGTTCCTTTTGTGTAGTGACGTCTCCGACATCAGTCATGTGGACAGATTCTGTTAGGCGTACGACATTTTTAGGTCCACCTGAGATGGGGATGCCTATGGAGGGGTTGTCTATATTTATAAGAACTTTTTGGTCACTGATATTTGATATACCAGCTTCTATCGCCATCTCTATCGCGTCACGCTCTATGTTATCGCTTATATTAAGAGACTTTTCCTTAGTATAGTGAATAGGTTCTTCCTCTAGTTCATTAGCAGGTTCGACAAGTTCTATAACTTTGGTAGTTATAACAGGTGTAGGAGAAGCCTTACGGACATCTATTTTTTTCTCCGTCGCTTCATTCTTTTTGATCATATTTTTGATATCAAGATCTATCATATAGAATGATATCATGAGACCAAGAATTACAATCGCAAGTAAAACGTATGCCGTGGTATTTGTGCCGGCCATGTTATTATAGAGCTACATTTTAAATCGGTGTGGGGATTATACTCGCCCTGATCTTATTTACATAATACACGTATCCCAATAAGAGTATACAAAATGTGATTAGTACATAGTTGAATGAAAATTTCTTTTTATTTGCAACTTCTATTACCTTTTCTGCTTCTTCTTTTGTTGGAAGTCTTTCTACACTTCGATGGAGTAAGTCTATCTTACCTATTAATGCATAAATAGCCTCTAAAATCTGAGCCTCTTTATTAACAGGTTTTTCCTCCACGTCTATGCATGTTACTTCAAGAACCATAAACCATTTTGCATCTGGTTGTAAAAGGTGATACCCTCCATCGTCCTGGTGTTCATATAAAGTAAAATCCAGTTTTTGGATCGATATAGGATTGAATAAGTTCCCCTGGCGGTACTGCCCTTTCCACTGTTTATCGCGTATGACGGTCTGTGTACCGTAATTGTAATGTCTCTCAAGTGGAATTCTTGCAAACACCTGACCATGACGTTCATCTAACATTTGGGCACGCTGTGGAATGTTCGGGCATACAATGTCTATGTATTTAGCGACGTTACTAGCTGTCGCATCATTGACTGGATTCGATTCACCCACCTGTGTAACGTAAAAATCAACGAGCTTTATTCCAACAACTTCAGAGATACTTTCTGCATGCGTGTTGGCGGATAATGAAAGGTTGAATGTGAATGTGTTATTTGTACCTTCGACGAAATCGGAGTCTATGACTATATATTGAGTCTTCTTTGGTAAATCTTTTAAAGTCAAGACCATCTTATATTCGTTCTATAAAAAAATTACACCTAAGTCACGAGCGTATATTTGATTTCCAAGTCAAAAAAAATGGAAATCGCGTATTGTATGCCGTGTCCTCCCGAGATCGACGCGAAAGCGGCCCTCTCGAAGCTTACTGTACTCGTAACCGAGCTTGCAAACCGCCGTGGTACTCCCTCTATCAGTCGCATCGATGTGTTCAAAGAGGATATGGAAACGCTGGACGAAATTACCCGTGTATTTCGTCAGGTCGTCCGTGAGAACAGGAAACTCCAAGACGAGGTTGACGAACTCAAAAAACAAGTAAAACCAAAAAAAGAAAAACCTGTGAAAGTTCGGTGCCCTTTCGTGACGGCGAAGGGTACACGGTGCAGTAAATTTTGTATGGAAGGTTCTGAAACGTGCAAAGTGCATTCTAAACCCCTGAAGCCTCCGAAGCCCGCTAAACCTGCTCGTGCAAAGAGACAGGCGTGCACAGGGATTAACATTAGGGGTAATCCGTGTAGAAACAAGTGCCTGGAAGGTAAAACATTTTGTGAGAGACACAACCCTGATGCACCAGTGCCGCAAAAAAGAACTAAACGATCTAAGAAACGTCAGATCGCGATGCACAATCATGGCCCCAATGAAGTTCCCAAAGAGAGATGCATTTTGTGTGAAACGCATGGAAACATGTTCGATCCAAATATCGTAAATCACAAAATTTTGGAAACACCTGGCCCATCTGGATACACGCTCCGTGATCGCATTTCTATTTTTAAATCCAAACAACGAGACTCAAATACTTCTCTTTACGAAACAACTGCGCGGGTCACGGATAAATAAAAATGTGTGCAATAGATAAATGTTGGGCGGTGTAGGATTTTTATCGTTCGTCATTGCATTAGGAGTGTACAACTTTACCAGACCAGCCAGAAAAGAGAAGAAAGAGGATACAGTAGAACCTCGTAATCAAATTATGAATAGACCGGATCATTTCATGATGGGGAATAAATATTCTCCAAAGTTTAATAAAAAATAAATGTTTATGTGATATATGGAGGAGGATACACTGGACTCATTCATGGATTTTGCATGTGAATGCATGATGTCCGATTTCTTTTTTTCTTCGGAAGATTCTCATCCTGATAACAAGGTGCGTTTTTCAAAAAGTATAAAAGTCGATTTAAAAAACGGAGATTGGATGAATTATGTAAGACGAGATTTATTTATGAACAAACCAGGACACTACGAGTGGGTATTCATATCTAAGCGACACCGTGCCCTCGTGTATAAGATCAGTGATTGGGGATTTACGGACATTAGTTCAAGATGGATAATGAGGAAAGATTTTCTTTTTCAGTTCGATGCAATTTTGGATGAAGAAAAATAGCTTAAGTTGCACAAGTAATAATACAAACCATCTTCAAAACAAACGACATGACTTACCAAAAAGACATTTTACGTGCAATGATCACAGATCTAGACGAGGCTTCAGACAAAATTCCTGAAGGCTTCTACCTCAAGTTCTGTGATCATCTTAGGGAACTTCACAAACACATTGAACCGGTCTTCTGTAGATCCGTAGTTCAAAATGTCCCGTTTTCTGTACAGAGTCCCAGCAACCCTCAAAATATTCATGAGGCTCTGGATGAATTGATTGAGGAGATGTCGGGTCCGCAACCACGCCGCCGTCGCCGTCCGCGATGTGGTATCTGTCGCAACTCGGGTCACAATAGACGCAACTGTCCGCGTATCGTCGGGCATGGCTGATTAAACCGGAAAGCATACACGAAACCTTACCAATTTTTAGAGTTATGTAACAAACCACAAGCATACACGAAACCTTACGTAAACTCATTTACTTCATAAGAGTGTGTCCTGGGGAAAGATGAAAAATTCCAGGACATGAAAAATTTGCCCAAATTATTTTCTTAGCTATATATTGAGAGAGAAGAAATACCCCCTAAAAGTACCCCCAGAAATAGCCCTAAGAAATAGCCCTAAGAATTAGCCCTAAAAATCAGCCCTGTTTCTCGCCCGCAAGCGGGCAGCGGCGTAGCCGCTGGGGTTTACCCCGAGAAACAG